AACGCAGAGTCCTATCGTGGTGGTTCGAAGGCTTTCAACAAGCTCGCAGCAGGTAAGATCCTGACGGTCAACGAAGTGAACGAAGATGTGAACGACTTCTCCTACGATGCAAACGGCCAGCGGAATCTGACCGAGGACGGCAAGCCGATGTACACCAAGACCAAGGCATTTGGTTACAAGGTGGAAGATGGCAAGGGCATCAACGATGCCGAGGCCGCAAAGGCAGTCGAGGAGTACCTCAAAGACACCTATGTCCAGATCGACCCGACCGACGAGCCGCAGGAGTAATCCGTGCTTCACCGTTCGAGCTTGACTCGACGAACAAAACTATTTGAGAGTTGGGGATACTAAATTCCCTCTCTCAAATAGTATTTGTAAACCTTTCAAAGAACCACGATTTTGTATTGTTATGCGTATGAATTTGTGGAATACTAAAGGAGAACGTAAATACCGATTAATTGATACGATATGTATTTCTTAAATTTTAATCCTCTTGGAAACGAGGGAAATGGAGGATATGTAGGAGTACTTATTTTCATAGTAGTATTCTGCATCATATGTGAAAAACTCTTTGGAAAGGATGATCATTAGACTTTGATCGGTCTCTTGGTCTCTAAGAACTTTTGATAGTCAATGTTTTAATTTATGTAAAGTGATTGTTTCACTCTTTATCTGTGACAGAAATGAGTGAATTTTTTCTTTTTAAGATTATGAAAGATATGGTGAAAGCAGCTATGAAAGCTGCGTTTGAGGATATGGGCATTACTTTAGAGAGGTATGCTAAATTAGAGCTCTTTGTAAAGCAAACCTCTGAAATCAAAGCAGATGATGTAGTTATCCGAAAAGAATCTGTTACGGAAATAAAAATTGAAGAATAGGAGAATAAATCTTCTATTCTTCAATTTTAAATTCAACTATTGTAGATTTTTCTTCTTTGAGTTTATTAATTTCTCTCATAGCTCATTGAAGTTGTTTTTTGAGTTGCTCAATGTCTTCAGTATTCTTTTCTACTTTCTCATTTACATAAAGAACAGCTTGGCAAACTTTAGCCATGTCTATGGCCAAAACAGGTTTGTTATATCCAGCTTCATCTCTTTTATAAGAAGTAAGTTCAGTTATAATGTTTAAATCTTTCATTTCTTTAGTTCTTCGTTTAATTGTACTTACAGATGTATTCATAGCTGTTGCAAGTTCTTCTTGTGATTTAGCAACATAAGCATATTCTGTTACGGGATCCTTATATGCTTGAGCCAAATATCCCATGATATATCCTTTTGTTTCAGGAGTTCATTCAGTTTTGGATAAGAACTTTAGAGTTATTCTTTCAAAATCTTCTGTAAGCTTAGTGAACTCGTAAATATTAGAATATTTCTTTCTTCTCTCAACTTTGACTGCACCTTCTCTTTCTAAGTTGGAAATGGCCTTCCTAATAGTTGGGAGTGAGCATCCCGAATCTATTTTAATAGTATCCATAGAAGGTCAACATTTGAAAGTTTCTTTATTCATATATTTTCTAATATGTGCGTAGATGTATCAATCTAATGCTTTTAAGTTCCATTTTGATGGATGCGGAACTTGTACGTGTTGTTTATTTGTATAGTCCATAGTATTTGTATTTTTCTTACAACAAATATAGAAAAATTTTCCTTAAAAATCAAAAACTTTCTGTAAAAATTTTCTGTCTGAGGGTCAAATCTTTCGGTCTGAGGGTCAAATTTTGGGGTCAAATTTTTCTGTCTGGAGGTCAAATTTTATACACTAACTATATAACCAACTAAACTCGCGTAACTATATAATAGCGACCACCTTGAGGTGGGTCGCCGAGATGCCCAACTCGGGTTTTCGACCTCAAATTTGAAATTATGCCAGAGTATTCTGCACTAAATATATCACAGTCAATACTTCCTAGTGACGATAAAAAGTATCCACTTAAAGAAAATTCGACTATAAACTGGAATAGGAAGATGTTAATGGAATATTTTGAGAGTGTAAGAAAGATGAAGGGTAGTGGGGACAGTCAAATTCTCCCTTCCTCTCCAGAAACTTTTTCCCTTCCTTAAATTCCAAATTCCTCATTAATACTCTTCTACATGACACTTATTCTCAACCCTAATACTAAAGACGCTACAACTATTAATCTTTCTAAATTCCATCTTCTTATTGGAAATCGTCATCTCTCTATAAAAGATCTCTCTGGAGATCTTGTTATAGAAAACCTTCCAATTAATGAAAATATAAAATCTAGAAAGCCTCTTCACGTTTCTACTCAAAGATACAAATTACAAATATTTAAATAATATGCCGATAGAAGTAATTATCATGATGATTGGAATGGGTCTGGGGGGCCATTTCAATAAGGCTTTGGAAGAGTCTGGCAAAGAGACTTTTACCAAGGAAGATCTCATTCCTATTCATGCAAAAGCAGTTATGGAGTTCTGTGAGAGTTTCGCAGCAAAGAAAAAGGAAGGGGAACAGAAAGCTAAGGAAGATGAGCTCAAAGATGCTGGGCTTTTCATTAAACCTCAGATTTCCTAAATAAAATAAACAGTTTAACAATATCTAAAATTGTACATTATGGAGTATACTGCAATTTCCAAGAAAACGATGCGATCGAAGGACTTTAAGTCTCTTAAAGCCAGAAAGTCTGGCTATCGTATGCACATCGCAACCACTGAAGACAACACGAAAGAAACACTCTTTCGAACTACGCGTGGATTCTTTCTTCAGAAAGGGTCTTCGCCCGCAATCGAAATCTCTGTAACTCAAGCTCAAGCCTTCTACGATGCCTACGGAATCAACATTAACACTGGTTGGTAGGGAAGAACTCAAAGAACGTATAGCTAAGGTTAAGCAAGTATTAGAGAATGTAGAAAACTCTCTTCAGTTTACAAATATTCCTGTTTACGTTCTTACCAACTATATCAAAGAAGAAACAAATATTGACATAACTAAAAGCTAAAAAGATCATGGCAAAGAAAGAAATCAAGACGCAGACCATCGAAGAAATCCTCGCAGATCACACCCCGACCTCTGAAGCTGTCAAGAGTGCCGTTCAGCGCTACAACGAAGAGCGGAAGAAAAAACAGGAACAGATCATCATCGATACCCTCGGAGCCGTCGACAGCATCGTAGCAGATCACGTGGAGCATCTGCGTTCGATCCGTGCCGAAGAGAAACGAGCTCAGCAGCGTATCCTCAACATCACAGCGGCCAAGGAGGCATATCTGGCCGACCCGAACCAGGAGACTCTGGCGGATAACCTCCGTAAGGCAGGAGTCATCCTGTCCCGTTATGTCGTTGTTGAGTAACGGGAACTCGTCTAAGCGAGTATAAACAGAATTTTAAGCTTAGAGCGTCTCTGGTCATAAAGACCAGAGGGTAATTTTAAGGGGAATTTAGAATCCTATCCTTAAATTCCTATCATATTGTATTAATTAGCCCGTTTTACATTAAACTTATATATAAATTAACGGGCACGGAGAATGTATTCAGTTCCTTCGAGACAGTAATACATTCAAATACGTTAATTGGTCAATGACGTATTTCAGAGAATAGTTTTATACGCTCTGTTCCATTTGTGCTATCAAGCCTTAACCCGACCTACAAAACTAGTCTATGAAACTTTGATCGGTTTCATAGGCTCTCAATGAAATTCGTTCCCTTTTTGTAAGATTGTTTCCGAATTTAATGTGTAAGTTTAAATTCTAAGGATTTGCTGTAATCCAAGAGTAAGAAGAAAGAAAACAGTTTGAGTAAACTAAGTATTTCAAACAGCAATTTTGCTCGGTTCGTCTAGTGATCTAGGACACCTCACTTTCTATGAGGAGATCATGGGTTTGAATCCCATACCGAGTACAATTTAAAACTAAGAGTATGCTAATTCCTATTTGTATTGCTTGCGGGTTTTTAATAATGATTTGTTCTTATGCTCTCGTAAGAGCTTGGGATGAAGTAACTGGAGATTTTCCTATTGTTGGAACCATTTTAGTTGTAATTGCAATGTCAATTTGGAGTTGTTTTCTCGGACTTGGCATTAAAGCAATTACCGAAGATTCAGCTCAACATGTTTTGGAAGATTATCACAGAGGTAAGATAAAAACTGTAATTACTACTATCCAATCTGATGGTAATCTCATTAAGCAAGATACTACTTACCATTACAAATGACACCCTTTCTCGTAACATATCACTTCTACAATGAAGAAGGGATTTCGATTCAAACCTCTCTCTGTTCTTGCCAAAGATGAAACTGAAGCAAGAAATACTATGAAGTTACTTGCTTCATCAAATTTCATTAATTCGAAGAAATGGATAACAAAACATTAGGAGGCTGTTTAGCTGCAATTATAGCAATTATTGTAAGTATTGCTGTTACGGCTTTCTTTATGAGTATTTTCATTTATTTGCTCTGGCCTGTAGTGATTCCTGCAGTATTTCCTAAACTTGTAGCAGAAGGGTATATTGTAGGTAAACTTTCTCTTGCCCTCTCTTTGGGAGTAGCTATACTCTTTACATGTCTTTTTAAGAGTGAATCTAAGAAGTAAATAATTTACTGGTGGTTTCATCTAGTTGCGTTAGGATACCAGAGTCTCATTCTGGAAACAGAGGTTGGAGTCCTCTAACCACTACAAATGTTTAACAATAACACAAATTGTATTATGATAAAAGAATTGTTTTCGAACCGCACTCCTTTTGAGAAGTGCTATCTCGTAGAAAACGTCAAACAGCTCTCGTTCATTCCTGGTAATCGAAACCTGAGAATGGCACATGTGAAGCGCATTTTCAAAGCTTTCCTTGATGGGGAATGGCTTCCTCCTATCTATGTTCTTCCTAACGGACAGGTGCTGGATGGTCAAAATCGTCTGGCGGCATTCCGTATGCTTAAGGAGAAATATCCAGAAAATAAAACAGCGATCCGTGTAATGGTCGTTGATTCTGATAAGAGTCCTCTGCAGCTGGCCATCATGTTCAATGCCAAACACTTGAACTGGTCGACCAACGACTACATGGAAGCTTATCTGGAGGGAGGAGTTCATGGTTACGAACAGCTTCGTGATTTCATGAAGGCTTACCCTGAGTTCGAACTTAAAGCTGCAATTCAGCTCATTAAGGGTAAGCATTCCACAAAGGATTTCAAAGAAGGAACTCTGGAAATCTCGGATAAAGAGTACATGGCTGCAGTTGAAAAAGCTGGTGCTTTGTACCTCATTTCAGAGAAGCTTAACACTAAAGTTGTATTTCGTCGGGATATTGTAGTCGCATTCTACCGTGTGTGGAACAAGATTCCGAATATTCAGACGTATATTAAGCGACTGAGTTTATTCAAGATGCCGCTCACTGAATCCCGCAAAGAGTGGGAGAGAGCGTATGAAGATTTGCTTCGGTAAGTCTTCATAAGTTAATAAAGTTTTTTAACTTTATGCCTGCTACGATTTTCGCACGTGTGATTAAGTAGAACTCTGAAAAGAGTCTACTATGAACGCAGGTCGGTGATGGTCACTATCTCAGCCTCGCCATAACGAAATACGCGCTGTCTGCTGTTGTTTTCTTTTTACATAACTTAAATCAATTGGATTAAACCTCGAAGACGGTTTATCCAGAGAGGGGATTAAAGGCATTCCAAGATTAAAAGCCTGTATTCTACTTCTATTGGTGGTGCAATAGATGAATAAGTGTTTGGTTGATTTAAGGTGAATCGTTTTCTTTGATTGTAGGTTCTTGTTCGTAAGAAGTAACCTACGGGTTGTAAAGTTTGGACTAACCAGTCCTTAAACCCATTTAAATAACTTTACAAGTTTATAAGATTTAGTCAGTCTTATAGATGTAGCTTGACTTACTAAGCGAGTTCCCTTATGGAGATCGGGAAAGAAGTAAGAGACTTGAGCCAAGGTCCAAAGAATGTCTACTTTGTCGACACAGCAAGAAAATCTTTACTTGAATGCTCCTACTTTCTTTGTTTGTCCAAAGAGTGTAAAGATTATAATTATTTAATAGCCATTAATTATGTGTTCGTATCTGTAGCCTGGCAAGCGTTGACAATGCAGATACTTTTTAAGTTGAATTTTATGATTGCAATATATATATTTTGGGCAATGCTGACAATACTCAGTTTTTCAATGTGGTTTATTGTAAGGTTAGCATGGATTCAAAATACTTCTGATAAAAATGAATGCTTCTGGGCTTGTTTGATAGGAACCTTTATTATTCAAGCCTTATTAGTAGTTACGGTAGGGGGTTTTGAAAAGCCTAAAACTACAGTTCCAACAGAAAAAGTAAAAATTACTATTTCTAGTAATATTCCAAAAGACTCTATAGAGTTAGTAATTCGTTCTATTAATGAGACACATAGTACTGATCTTCCATAACGGAGAAAAATCTTGGGAGGAATTCCCGAGCAAAAAAGAAGCTATAGAGTATATGAATTATCTCAAAGAACAGTTTGACGATATCTCTGTAAGTTACAGTTATACATCTTTTTTATATTAAAAACATGGCAATTATCGGACAGGTAAGACGAATGATTCGTCTTGAAGCACTCAAAAAAGCACAGCGAAAAGCATTTCTGGAACGTACTCGTGTCCAGAAAATTCCTGTAAAATGGGATGCAAAGGGAAGACCTATTGAATTCAAGGAAATCACACATTTCAAGCCCGAAGTGGCTTAAACCTGCAGGAGCTTATGATAATTAGAGGGTTCGAATCCCTCAGCTCCCCAAAATTTACTTTTAAAATTTATATAATGGAAGAAGTTAATGTACCTGATACAGGATGTACAGATCCCGATGAATTCGTGGATGATCCATGCATTGAAGCTCGAGAATCTGAACCAAATTTTCCAACACCATGTCAACAATATTAGTTATTCTCGTAACATTAGGTATTATAGTGCTCTGTGGTATGGCTATAAAGTATTCTGAGAGCGCTGTTTCCCTATTAATACTATTACCTGGAGTACTTCTAGGGATAGTAATGCTATTACTGACTGTAGAACATAGTAATGATCGTAAGGAAAATGTTCGTGACATAATTTCTAATTTCACCAAAACTTATTGTACTCCAGTAAAGATCGCAAGTATTTCTTTAATTCAATACTTGCCTGACGGATGTCCTGAATATATGGTAATAGCAGTTACTCAAGATTCTACTTATACATATTCCGCAGTTTTGGATCCTGAAAATACTGAAGTTATCAATTTCACTCTCGAGGAATCTATTCCTAGACTTGAAAACTATTAAAATAAATAAAACAATATCAGAAACATATGAGTAAAATTAATTTCAAGGCTTTTCCTATGTACTTTAAAGAGAAAGTATACGATGCAGAGGGTAATGTAAAGTGTAACAAGGATGGCGAAATCGTCTATCAGCGTGTTCAACGTATGGTACGCCACAACGCAGCTTACCTTCTTAAATGGAAGTAAAAAGGTTCTTTGAAATTTTAGTCAGGGATTAATTCCCTGACTTTTATGGTGGAGTCGTCTAGTGACTTAGGACGTCAGTTCTCAGCTGGAAACAGTAGTTTGAATCTACTCTCCACTACACTAAACTTGTTTTAGTTAGGGACGCTCCTATATAATGCGTAGGTTGCATTTACCTTGAAAATAGCCGAGCTCATGCTGGAAATCTCGTTAAACTTATTATGAAGGTTTTTTGGGTAGTTGATCCTCACAGTAAAAAATCCATCGGGTATTACCAACTAGGAGCTCAAGGGTATCCTCTTTGGTAATATTCAATTTGGTCTGTTCATCTAGTGATCCAGGATATAGGTTTCTCAGGCCTAAAACAGAGGTTTGAATCCTCTACAGACTACTAATATTTTTTGAAATTATGAAACTTAATAAATATAAACTTACAGAATATTCTACAGAAGCCTCAGAATTCCTTATATATGGAAAAGATAATTTTGAGATTCCTAAAGAAATAAAAGAAATTGAACTTGTACAGGAGAATCTTAATAAGGCGGAATTAGATGCTAATTTTGATCTCGTATTGTATGAGTATACGGATTTTATGATTCTTTTTCTTCCGTTTAAAGGAAAGCAAAAAAGAACAAGAGACAAGATTCTTTTTGATGCAGGAGTTGTTTCATGGGGAGATTTAGAAGTTGCATATTATAATATTAGAAAGCATCAAAGTAATTTTTCTAAAAAAGTAAGAGAACTAGTAGTTGAAAAATATTCGGAGATAATCAATGAAATATAAGCGCGTAAAACTTATTAAAACTGGAATTACAGGTCGAATTCCTGCTGGATTCCATCCCAATGGGATTGAACAAGGTTATACGGAAGAGGGTTATATGTTAGAGCCTCCTAAAGTAGGAGAGATGTTCTTCCTTTATCCCTATAACAGAATTTCTATTACCAATACACCTAATTTTCACACATCCTTGGTAACTGAAATTATTTCTGACACAGAATTTAGAACATTAAACAGTTTATATAAAATAGAAACATGGAAGAATTAGGTTGATGGATATTCTTATAGTGTGCTTTACAATCGTCTATGAAATCAGTGCCTTTGTAACGTATGTATACTTGCAGGAAACAGAGGACCTAGGAGCTGTGGTAAGATTTATATTGATAGCAGTCCCTATTGTTAATACAATAATGATGATTATAGCTTTTCTTAGTTTAGCATATAATTTCGAACGATAATTAGAAACAATTTTGTAAAGATAAATCTTATGGAAAATTTAGGTTGGTTAATGTACCTTTGTTCAATAGCTGATGGAGTAGGATCTGTTGCAACACTATTTTTAGTTATTAGTATAGTTGGGTTTATCGCCACCGCTATTACCTACGCTAACTTGGACTGTGAGTTAGCAACGGCTAAGAGGTGGTGGAAAAAATTTTTAATAATTGGAATCCCCTCTTTGTTCTTGACAGTACTTATCCCTTCAAAGGAAACCTCTTATCAGATTCTTGGAATCACCGTAGCAACAAAGATAATCAAGGATTCTAAAGCCTTGCAAGAGCTACCCGAAAAATCTTTTGAAGCTCTTAACCGATTTTTAGATTCTATCGTTCCTGAAGAAAAGCAAGAAGAATAAATTATGAAATTAAGAGGGGTTGAATTAGCTGCAGGGATGATAATAACTACTGTATGTAAAAAACATTATGTAGTGCTTGCTGAAGAAGATCAAAATAATTCATTTGTATTTGCTGATCTTGGTAGTGGTAAATACACTGGATATCTTGATGAAAATACCATTACTAATATCAAAGATGGTAATTCTAATAAAACTTTATGGCCAAAATATCGTGAGATTTCCAAGAAGGAAATTTCTGAGATATTTGGAATTCCTATAGAATATCTAAGGATTAAAGGATAAAAAGCTTAAATTTATGTATTCTATTTATTATAAACAAAAGGAGTACGAAGTACCACAAATATTATTTCTGCAGGTAGGAATTTGCTTAATAGAGTTTAAAAAGCAAAGATTATTGATAAACCCTTCTTTATTAATATGTTTCGAGAGAAATATATTCCTAAAATCTTAGCATCTCCAGATTTTGATTATTCGAAGTTAAAAGATGAAGAATTAAAAGGAGTGATAGATACAACACCTATTACAAACGCTTATTAATTTAACTGATAGGAGTAATTGTTTTTAGATCATGCGAGATTGTTGAGTGATCATTAAACAATCTTTACTTCTCCAGATGTTACACTGGACCGAAAGACTGGATATAACTCTAGAGCTGTCGATAATGCGCATTTTTAAGACAATAAGTGGAGACATAAACGTAAGGCTCGCTCTCCCAATAAGAAAGTAACATGATCTTTTTAATAGACTTTCAGGCTTAAGTAAAAGACTTAGTGAATCCAATAATAGGAATGTTTAACGAATTCTCTGTTGGTACTTGCATACTTGAAAGCCATTTTGTCCTATCAATGACTAAGTAAGAGATAGGATTTATGGACCCTTAGCTCAGTTGGTTAGAGCATCTGACTCATAATCAGGAGGTCACAGGTTCAAGCCCTGTAGGGTCCACTAATATGATTTAAATATGAAAATCGAAATAAAAAATATTATAGCAACATTCCAGAGGGTTATTAGAGCTTGTAACGGAACAACTGCACAAAATGTTCCTCAACAAATGCTTTACATTGTTGGAATTTGTGGTTCTATGGCATATGAAGTAAATAAACAATATAGAAAAGGTATGCCATATTGTAATCTTATGAATATTATTCAATTGGCTTCAGAAACCACAACTGGTAATTTTGCACACAAAGTGGCTACTATAAGAGGACTTTGTCGTAGAAATATTGATTTTCTTAAAGAATACGGAGTAGGATAATATGGGATTTTTGGTTTGGATAATTGTAATTTTAACAATCATTTACGTTGGAATGCTTAATGGTTGTGAAAATTTTTATGAAAAAGCTTTGGTATCCATAATATATTTTAGTATATTTGTGGCGATAGCTTTTTTTACTAAAAGTGATCTGGTATGTAATATGCATATGAAAGCATATGAAGAAGGAAAACTTGGAAAAGTATATACTATAAGAGATACTGATACAACGTATAAATGGGTTTACCGTGAGAAAAGTTAGTTTTGAAACGGCTAAATTGGCTGCTGAGAAAGGATATGATGAAGACTGTGATTCTGCTTATGATATTCATGGAAATATTATAGATATAGACAACTATGGTTTAGGTATTATTCCTGAATATTGTTGTCCAGCTCCATATCAGGCGGAATTACAAGAGTGGCTCAGAAATGAGCATGGAGTAAGCGTATTAGTCTATTTAGATGAAACATTATCATATATTTGGACTATTACTTGTTTGCATCCTAGAGCCTCAATCATGGAATATCATCAGTCTAATGAAGTATGGTGTGGACACTATGAGGATTGCTTAGAAGCAGGTTTACAAGCAGCTTTAAGATTAATGTAATATGGATGCCGAGATGGTGGAATAGGTAGACACGAGGGACTTTCGTAAATCATCTCTTAAATAATTTGGTAGAGTAAAATATTTTTATTATTTTTGTGTATTAAATTTTAATATACATAAATATGAAAGTAAATTACACTAAAGAATTGTTAGAAGAGAAGATTAAGGACTGTTATTCTTTTGCAGAATTATGTCGAAGACTTGGATTAAACCCAGAGGGTTCTAATCCTAAAACTCTTCGTAAGAAGTTAGATTTGTTTGGGATAGATTATTCTCATTTTACAGGACAAGGCTGAAATGTTGGATTACAATTTAAACCTAGGATTGCAAAATCTTTAGATTTAATATTGACTAAAGATTCTACATATCAGTCGTATAAGTTATTAAAAAGACTTATTACAGAAGGTAAGAAAGAGAGAAAATGTGAATGCTGTGATAATAGTGAATGAAATGGGAATAAAATCCCATTAGAGTTACATCATATTAATGGCATTAAAACTGATAATAGACTTGAGAATCTTCAAGTACTATGCCCTAACTGTCACGCTCTGACAGATAATTATCGAGGTAAGAAGAACCAGATAGTTAAATCTAACCCAAATCACAAAAGAGTAACAAGTACAAAAGAGAGTGCTCCTGAAGAAATTCAGGAAGTAGAAGTTGGCTAACTCCCGAAAATCCTAGTAATAGGACAACGAGGAACTAAATCAGATTTTATCTGTAAATGTAAAGAGACTATACACCAACCTCCTAAACAGAAATGCATGGAGAAGAAATAGTCCAGACTACAACACTTAAAAAGTGGCTATGGTAACATAGTGTGGTAAGAAAATCCCTTGGGCCGAAGGGCCTGTACGGGTTCGACTCCCGTTCTCGGTACAATCTATCTGATTGATGATTAAAGGCTTTATAAGGTGACATACAGCAAATTATTTTAATATTCTGTTTGGCTTGAATAATAAATGTCATCTACTATAAATATCTACATGGCGCAATTGGTTAGCGCACTTCCCTGATAAGGAAGAGGTTGAATGTTCGAGTCATTCTGTAGATACTAAAATTAACAAATTATGAATGCACTTGTAATAAATGCTGCTGGAATAGGGAGTAGATGTAACAGTAATATACCCAAACAATTTACAGAAATTTCATATCGCTCTATATATAGGGGAAATACTATTCTAGATTATACTTTAGATACGTTTCTCTTCACTAAACTTTTTTCTGTAATAGTTGTTGTTACTCTTCCTGAATATATTAATAGGCTACGTGAACTATATGACAGTAATGTCATTGTTGTAGAAGGAAGTACAACTTGTTTAAGATCAAGAATTGCTGGATTAAGTGCAATAAAACACATTAATCAGATCGATAAAGTAATGTTTCATGATTCGGTGCGTCCTTTTGTATCAGAAACTCTTATAACTAAGTGTATATCTACTTGCAAAAGTTACACCCCTTGTGTAGTACCATTTATCGAGACTGTAAGTGCACTAAAATACTCTAAAAATATTCATGCTCCAAAATTAATTCAAGATCGTATATCTATTCTTCAAACTCCAGAAACATTTATGTTCAGTGATATTTGTAGAGCTGTTGAAAGTATAGATAATATAGATGATTGTCAGACACTACCACATTTATTTGAACTTTCTGGAAATATAGTAACTTATATTAAAGGAGATTTACAGAATTTCAAAATAACAATGTCTGATGATTTAGACTTAGCTATGTCTATAATAAATGGTAAATTTAGAAATTAAACTTTCCCCTTCTTTTTTTAAAGAAGAATCTCAAAATGGATTTTTGATATCCGAAACCAGAAAAGAACTTTGAGCAATTGAGTTAGATCTATTATGGCAGTTTAGGAAGATTTGCGAGAAGTATAAATTGACTTATTGATTAGATGGAGGTACACTTTTAGGAGCTGTTAGACATGGAGGTTTTATTCCTTGGGATGATGATATTGATATAACGATGCCCAGAAAGGATTATGATAAATTCGTCCAATATGCTTCTAAGGAATTAAAATATCCATATTTTTTACAGAATGATTGAACAGACAGTACTTTTTATTGCTGTTCCAAACTTCGGCGAAGTGATACTACATGTATTCACAAAAAAGATTTAGAAGCAAAATTTCCATTTAATCAAGGTATATTTATTGATATTTGTCCATTTGATAATGTTCCTGATGATTTAAAGGAAAGGCAGAAACTTTTGCATCAACTTCATTTGATAAAGTTAGAAGCTATATGTATAAAAACACGATATCAATGTTATGATAAGTCTTCTAGTAATCTTTCTAGGCTAATTCAGTTAAGGGATCAATATCAAGAAATTCGGCAAAAATATAATCATGTACAAACAGAATACTTTGCTAATTTAACTTTCCCAGGTAAAATTCAAAGTCTTAGATATGCAGAACATTATAAGAATACTGTATATTTAAAATTTATGGATTGGATATTTCCAGCACCTGAAGTTTACATGGGAGCTTTAGTTAGTATATATGGTCCAGATTTTATGGTACCTATGCCTGGAAAAAGTATGCATGGAGAACTTCTTGTTAATACAAATATAAGTTATACTGACAATTATAGTCAATTTATGTCACTATAATAATATTCACGTGTCAATATTTATTTGACACACTGATCCGTAGTGTAATGGTTACCACACAAGATTTTGGTTCTTGGAATCCCTGTTCGAGTCAGGGCGGATCAACAAATTTTAAATTATAATGTATAGGGTATTATTATTAATATTTATCTCGAGTTTGGTTTCGTGTTCTAAGTATGAACTAAAATCCATAAGAGATATAAACAAAAGTACACAGGATACATTGTGTTATAATCATAACAATCGATATCCTCCGAAAATAGATTCTACGCAATATGATAATTGGATCAAAGGTAACTAATTCAATAGTCTATTTTAACTTGAATTAAGATAAGATATTAAAACATATATAAACAACAGTTATGATTTGGCAAATTATTTTAGTAATTTTTATCCTCTATCTTTTGGTAGTTTCAGGAATTATGTTTTTCTTTGCAACTAAGTTCGGATTAGTAAATACTATAGTTCAATGGGAAAAAGAAGATACATTTTATATTTTCTGTCCCATCATACATTTATTTACATTATATTATTTCTGGACTCTGAAATAGGACGCCTTGCCTGAATTGGTTAAAGGAGCTGCCTGCAAAGCAGTTTTGTGTGGGTTCGAATCCTACAGGCGTCTCTTATTAACTTATATAGCGGGATAGACTGGAGATGGTTCCCAGCTCGGTCTCATAAGCCGATCTACGTGAGTTCGAATCTCACTCCCGCTACAAAATATATATAGATTATGTTGAAGAAGTTTATAGCTTGGTTCTCTGAAGAATCAGCTTGGGAACAAAGAAGAATAATTGCCAAATTAGAAGAAATATTCCAAATTCAAAATAATTTTGGATATATTGACACTTTGAAATCTCAAATTAAGCAATTAAATAATAAAATAATTGAACTTAAAGAAGCCAACAATAATTTACTTAAAGATATTAAATCTGATGTAAAATATAAACAGGCTTTGCAAAGAATTGGAGAACTAGAATCTTACATTGCAGAGTTAGAGGATAGACCAGTTTCTGTTGATGCTCTATATTTGAATATTCCTAAAGAAGAAAGAAAAGAAATAAAAGTTAAAGTTTGTGAAGAATACACATACAAACTTTTAGTTCAACGTCAAAAAGATTTGGAACAACGACTTAAACAGAGCAGAGATTCATATGAGAACCTGTTACTGAGTTATATAAAATTAGTTAATCAGAAAGATAAAAATTAAAAATTCTTACTAATTTAGACTAAATGATAGGCGCTAATCCCTTATATAGGTGAACAGCTCTCAAGATATATCTAAATAATAGGAATGATTCGGAGGGTTGTCAGAGTTGGTTTATTGTGTCACTCTTGAAAAGTGATGTACGTGATGAGCGTACCAGGGGTTCGAATCCCTTACCCTCCGCGCGGTAGTAGTTCTTTGTGAAATTCTCTGCGGTATACAGTTAGTGGAAGCATAAAAGAATTTCACTTTAAGCACCTTTGGTGTAATTGGTAACACGATGGTCTCCAAAACCATAGTTTAGAGTTCAAGTCTTTAAGGGTGTGCATAGTTTTATTATTGTTTATTACAAAGTCTCTTCAGCAAAATTTATAGCATGGGGGCACTACGGTCACAGGTTCAATTCCTGTTTAATAGAAAAGTTCTATTAATAGCTCAGCTGGTAGAGCATAGTTAAAAATATAGAGACTTTATATCTGGGTATGGAGGAGTCAGGTCAACCTCGCTGGTTTTGGGAACCAGAGCAAGCTGTAATGGCGGGCGCAAGTTCGAATCTTGCTATCCAGACAACTTTCGAGGTGTTAAAAATACCTACGAACCTCGTCCTGACACTGTAGATCTTCCCAGTGAACGTAAACTCATTGCGGTTGTAACAACCGTAGATGAGAAATTCGACTATTTCACTAATATGGTAAAAAGCTATATCAGTGAGATGTTCAATTGTGAAGCAACTAATGCATCGGGAACTGCTCGTGCAGATCTGGTTGTAGATGGCAATGTAATTGCTAATCTGAGCAGTCTGGAGCTTCTTAAGCTCAAGTCATTTCTGGAAAATCCTCAGCTTCAGGAGATGTTCCAGAACATTCCCGTTCGTAAAGATTCTGAGATCTGGGAACCATGTACTGAAGAAATGTATGCAGGTCGAGCAATTATGCAGTCTCCCCTTCTGAAAGGTACTAAAAAGTCTATCACTAAGACTCAGTACATTTTGGAAGATCCGAATGTTCAGAAGCTCGGCAATGCAACTCACTATCAGCCTCAAATTGCAGTAAAAGATACTGTGATGGAGCTTGGTGATTACACCATGCAGCGTTTCTCTGGTGAGTGGACCCCTCGTCAGCGAGCATTAGCTCTTCAGCGTAGAAGTACTCTTCTGTCAGCAACTATTGCTGCACTGAAAGTAGCAAATGAGGTAGAAGCAGTAAAATCCAATCTGGATTCAGAATGGCTGCTGAACTATCTCCAAGGTAGGTAATAAAACAAACAAAATATTTGACGATAGACTTAGCTTCAGACTTAGACTAAGTAGCAAAGAGCTGTAATATCCTAGATAAATTACAAGGAGCTACATAAGATTTAGTGTCGCGTCAAAAGCTTTAGTCTCAAGTTAATAAGGATGTGCTAATTCACTAATAAAAAAAATCATAAGACTGGGGGTTCGAGTCCCCTATTCGCCGCTAATTAAATCACTATATGGCGAATTGGAGAAATGGTTAACTCGTATGAATACAATAAGTTAAAGTGAGTTAGATGCACATTATCGTACAATATTTAAGAATACTGTAATTCATCAATGAAGGGGAAGTAAGCGGGCCATGCTTGCTTCTCCATTTTATGGCCCTGTAAGCAAAGTGGTAAAGCTGCTTATATATTCTAGGTTCATAAGTGTGTGGAGGTTCGAGTCCTTCCATGGCCACAAATTCTTTACAGTTTTACAATGAATAGGTAACATACAGCAAAGTAAATGGTTTAAGCAAAATTTCTCTTTTAATTTAGCAAAAAGGTTCAAGTCCTTATTGTTACCTAGTTTTAGGAGCGGGTATGGCGCAATTGGTAGCGCAGATCACTTTTAATGATAAGGGAGCCGAAAGGCCGTTCAGGGTTCAAGTCCCTGTGCCCGCACAAGTAAAATATATGTTAAATGAGTAGAAAATACACTAAAGAAGAAATAATAAAATGCGTAGAAGGTTCTAAAACACCTTCTGAATGTTTATTGAAGCTAGGAGTTGCTCCTATTGGAGGAAATTATCCAATGTTGTATAATTTACTAAAATGATATAATATTTCAGTACCTTTTAGAATTGGAGCAACTAGGGTTAAAAGTAATTTAAAAAAGAAGTTGATTAATGATAGAGGACATAAATGTGAAATGTGTTTAAATACAGAATGATTAGAAGATCCTATTCCTTTAGAGCTACATCACATTGATGGAAATCCAGATAACAATGTGGATTCTAATTTAATGCTTCTTTGTCCTAATTGTCATGCTAAAACAGATAACTATAAAAGCAAAAATCGGCAAATCAATAAGAAAACCTATGCATGTTCAGAATGTGGTAAAGTTCTAAATTCCGCTTCCATGACTGGATTATGTATAACTTGTTTACGTAAATCTTTAAAGAATCCTGTACGACCTTCTAAAGAAGAATTAGAGGAACTTCTAAAGACTAATTCTAAAACAGCACTAGGTAAGAAGTTTGGAGTTAGTGGCAGAACTATTCTTAAATGATATCGGCAGGATCACGGCATGGATGATTAATCTTGCATATGTAAAATAAAGTTATTATCTTTGTGAACACAAGGTTACTTCAGCAAGCTTCTTCTACTGAATTGTATTTTGTTGAACAGCGATCTGGGTTCGAATCCCAGTCTATAAGAAATTTCAGGGCTGAAAAGTATTATAGGTCGTCTAATGGTAGGATGTAATAAAAGTAATCTAGCCCATTTGGGGAGTATGGCTGAGTGGTTTAAGCACGAAACTGTTAATTTCGGTAACAGGGGTTCAAATCCTCTTGCTCCCGCTTAATATTAATAACACAATTAAGATTTGTAGTGAAATGTAAAGCCGAGAGTGCGGTATGGACATTGCAGGCTCTGATATGAAGGCACTCTAATCTATCAGTATTAGTCCAGAGATCAGAAATGATTCAAAGCGAAAATTTCATAGTTGTGTTTTTACAAGGTCTCTTACAGCAACCTTTATTTAGCAATAGACTTTTAATCTACGGAGCTTTATAGAGACCTTTTATGAGGTATTGGTGTTAGTGATAGCATATGTGACTTCCAATCACAAGGGGAGAGTTTGAATCTCTTATACCTCTCAATTGTAACTAATAATTATTAATAAACTAAATTAATGAAACGTTTTAAAGAACTTTCAGATGATATAATCAGAACTGTGTGAAATAACAGTAAAAGTTTGTTTGAAATTTGTAAAAAGTTAGAAATTCATGATAATATTTCTAATAGAAATAAATTAAAAGAATGGGCAGTTAAAAATAAAGTGGAGATTCCTGTTACTAACATACTTACAAAAGATAGTTATGAAAAGAATCCTAAACTATGTAAACAATGCGGAAGTGCAATTTCATGAAGTAAGAGAGCCAATGACTTTTGTTCCCATTCATGCAGTGCTACATATATAAATTTAAAAAGAGGCGCTAAGTCAAGTGGTAAGTATGTTCGTGGTGCTACTTCTATCTGTGTAAATTGTGGAAATGTAGTACCTGTAAGAAATCAATATTGTAATCACAAATGCCAAGCTGAATATGCCTACAAGGAATTTATCAAACGCTGAAAAGAAGGTAAAGAATTAGGAATGGCAGGTGAAGATGGATTATCTGCACATATTCGACGATATTTATTAGAGAAGGCTAATTATACCTGTGAAATTCCAGGATGTGGATGTAATTTCATTAATCCTTATACTAATTTATCCATTCTTCAGATACATCATATTGATGGAGATGCAACTAACAATAAAGAAGAAAATCTCCAGGTTTTGTGTCCAAATCATCATGCAATGACTGAACATTTTGGATCAAGGAATAAAAATAGTACTAGACGATATCGATACTCTAAAAATAAATAATTTATAGGCTAGCTCAAAGCCTATTCGAACAAACTACCGAAGTACAAGGTAATGAGCACTCTCTAAATGTTAGAGTAAAGTCGAAACTGATAGACAATAAAGAAACTAAATAGTTTCACTCAGTAAACTTATTTAACGGCGTAATAACTCTTAACATATGAGTTGATCATTCATATGGAGTTTCTGTGGCAAAAAAAATCAGACGTGTAAACTACGATAGTGTTTATTAGGCTCCTTAGTTCATTTGGTAGAATATGGGCTTTGTAACCCCAAGAGAACGGATCGTAACCGTTAGGAGCCTCTATTTTTATGGGCCATGTAGTGTAATGGCGAGCACATTTCCTTTGCACGGAAATAGAGGGGTTCGAATCCCACATGTGTCCACAATCTTCTATAGACTAGGATTCTATATAGAAAGAGTACTGTAATCTGTTAAGAGCTTATAAATCAGACGTTAAAGAAAAAAGTTTTCGGGGCTGAAGAGCCCTGCTATGGATCTAATTCCAGTAGAAATACTGGAATTTTTATTTGGGACTGCGGTGTGCGTGGTGCGCGCGTTGGACTGAAAATCCAAAGGTGAACGTTCAACTCGTTCCAGTCCCGCTAATAGGCTACATACAGCAATGATTTTATTATATAATAATTTTGGATGATGAAGTAGCCTTTCTTTTTTTGAAATTGATTATTTAAAATATGACTTGGTATTTACTATTACTATTAATTTCTACCTGTGTTTTAATTGGACAAACAATTCTATCCTTTATAGGAGGAGAACTTGACATCGACACAGATACCGATCTTGATTCCAGTGACACGTTATCTTTTAAAGGTATTGTTCACTTTGTGTTTGGCTTTTCCCTAACATTAACTGTAATGGGAGGAGTATCACTATTATCTACCTTCGTAGCTGTTTTAGTTGGAGTATTGTTTACAGTAATGTTATTCTATCTTTATAAATATATATATAAACATCTACGTCAGGAAATTATTTATGAAACTGTAATTAAGGAAACGTCTGCACAGGTTTATTACTGGGATTCTGAATTAAATAAGGGAGAGGTAGTAGTAAAATTAGAAGGACGGCTTGTGTATATAGATGCTATATCTACAAAAAATGTAGATTATCAACCTGGCGACACAGTTGTAGTGGAAGGCACTAGAAATCAAGTAACAATCAAATAATTAAAAGATGACTTTATTTATTATCCTTGGAGCAGCTCTATTATTAGTATTGCTCTCAGTAGTGGGAATTCTCTCACGGTATCGAAAATGTCCCTCTGACAAAATTCTTGTAATTTATGGTAAAACAGGAGGTGGGAAATCTGCTAAATGTATTCATGGTGGAGCAGCTTTTGTGGTTCCCATTGTTCAGGGATACAGTTTTATGTCACTTAAACCTCTTCAGTTTGAGTGTAATTTGCAAAAAGCACTATCTTCACAAAACATTCGAGTAGATGTTCCAACTACTGTAACTGTGGGTATTTCTACAGAGCCAGAAGTAATGCAAATGGCTGCAGAGCGGCTTCTTGGGTTAACTAATGATCAAATTGAGGATCTCGTTAAGGATATTGTGTATGGTCAAATGCGTTTGATTGTCTCTAACATGACTATCGAGGAGCTTAACTCTGAACGTGATAAGTTCTTAGAGGAAGTAAAAAATGTTGTTGGAGGAGAACTTCGTAAGATTGGTCTTCATCTTATTAACGTTAATATTACCGATATTAGGGATGAAGCAGGGTATATCATTGCATTAGGTCAGAAGGATAAGGCAATTGCTCTTAATAAGGCAAATGTTGAAATAGCTAAAGCTGAGAAGGATGGTGCTACTCAAACTGCAGAACAGAATAAAATTAAAAATTCTGAAGTTGCTGCAACTCAACGTGAAGAAGCTATTGCAGTAGCCGAAGCTAATGCAGAAAGAGATTCAAAAGTTGCAGAAACTCAACGTACACGTGATATTAACGTGGCTGCAGCAAGGGCCGAAGGTGAAATTGGAAAAATTGAAGCAGAGAAGACTGTAACTGATAAGAATGCTGAACTGGAAGTTGTGCGCGCTGAAGCTGAAAAAACTGCAAATACTGCACGCGTGAGGGCAGCAGCAGAAGTTGCTAAAGAAGAAGAGCTCGCTCAGAAAATTGCGGAAGAAGCTCGTGCTCAGCGTCAAGAAGCTGCATTACGTGCTGATAAGATTGTACCTGCAGAAATTTCTAAGAAAGAGAGTCTGCTGCGTGCTGAAGCTTATCAGCTGGAACAGGAAAAAATCGCAGAAACCAATGCTAATAAGACTAAAATCGAAGCTGATGGTAAAGCGCAAGCTGAAGCTCTCAAGGGTGAAGGTGAGGCTAAAGCCATTACTGCTAAAGGTCTTGCTGAAGCAGAGGTTGTTCGTCAGAAAGGTTTGGCTCAGGCAGAAGCAGAGAAAGCTTCTCTTAAGGCTCAGGCAGATGGTTTCCGTGAGATGATCGAAGCTGCCAAAACTGATCCTGCGATTGCAATTCAGTTCAAGATGGTTCAAGAAGGAACCTACGAAAACATTGCTAAGCAACAGGTTGAGGCTTACAAGCACATGAACTTCGGTAATGTGACCATCATGGACACTACGAAGGGTAGAGGCCTCACAGATGTGATGCAGAGCCTTCTGTCTCAAGTATCCCCCATGCTGAATGTTATGAAAGAAATGAAAATTCCTGGAGTATCAAAGGCATTAGAAGAGAAAACTGAGGATGCTAAATTTCCTGAAGTTAAGTAATTAATTTCTTTATGAGCTGTATAGTTAATATGCAGCTCTTTTATCCCGACGCGGCTACGATGGTGGAGTGGCGCAGCACTGTAAATGCTGTACATCAGAAACTCATGAGGTTCGAATCCTCACGGCGGGACTAATTTATATTGACATGAAAATTGTAGATAATTTTATATTCTTCTGGGGAGGTTGGTTAAGTAACTTTCATCCTTGTAGAATAGTATTTGGCTCTAAAGTTTTTAAATCATCTGAACAGCTTTTTATGTATCTTAAAGCTTTGCATTTTGGTGATATAGAAACAGCAGAGAGGATTCTATTAGCAGAGACTCCAAAGGAAGCTAAAACCCTTGGTAGGGAGGTTAGAAACTTTGATGAAAAATCCTGGAATGAGGTTAAGATTCAGAAAATGTATCTTGCCTTGGAAGGTAAATTTAGCCAAAATAAAGATTTAATGGATAAACTTAAAGACCCAGCATTAAATGGGAAATTCTTTGTTGAAGCATCTCCCTTTGATAGAGTCTGGGGTATAGGCTATGATCAAGATCATGCACTTCAAAACCAATCAAATTGGGGAGAAAATCTACTTGGTAAGACTCTTACCTTTTACAGAGAATCTTTATAAACAATTTGCGGATATTGACATCGCTCAATATCCGCTTTATTTTTAAAACTTAATAAGATGTTTGAAGCAAAAAAGAAAACATTATTTGCTGTTGATAGCAGTAAATCGGCATCTAAATCAGCCTTTATTCAGGCAGGATTAAAAACTGCAGCAGAAACCACTACAGGTAACGGTGGTAAAGCCTATTCCAGTACAGGGGATCCCTTCGTTGACCAGTTTGGTAGTACATCTAAGTACAGAGAGATTCGCCCATTTGCAGAAATTGCAAAAGACTGTGAAATTCTCTGGGCAGAAAATAAAGAAGATACTGTTAAATTTATCTTTTTCTTGCGAATGATTTGTCGTAAGATTAATGATAAAGAGTATGGTACCAAAGAAGCACAAAAGGGTTCTGAGCTTCGTCATGAAGGTATTATGCGTCTCATCTGGCTACATACCAAAGATAAAGAAGTATTCTGGAAGAATGCTTGGCTGATTCCCTTGGTGGGTTCTTGGAAAGATCTCTTCGTTATGCTTCGTTATGACTTAGTTTATAACGGCTGGGAACACCGAGTTCTGGATTGGCGTCGTTTTGCAGATCTGATTACTGCAGGTCTTGGCTCTGATTCTCAAACGAATCTCATTCGTAAGTATCTTCCTCAGATCAAGGCACGTTCCAAGTGTACTACAGTAGAGGCACAAGCAAATTGTATGATTGCAAAATGGCTGTGTTCAGAACTTTATGGTGCATCAGGAGCAAAGACAGATGCTGAAAAGTATCAGGTATATCGTTCTTATGCCAGAATGAAAGCATCTGGAACTGCACACAGTTGGCAACAACTTATTTCAAAGCAAAAATATGCAGAAATTGACTTTGATAAGATTCATGGTCGTGCTTTAAATATTTTGGTTCATTCAAAATTTTTAGAGAATCATAATCTTAAAGAAAAGTATCAAGAGTGGGTTGGTAGTCCCGAGGTAAAAGAAGTAAAATATACAGGATTTGTACATGAACTTTTTCAACCTATCTGTAATAAAGCTTTGCATAACATAGAGAAGCATATTCAAGACACTATTAATAAACAATTTATGACACTTGTTAACAAGTGTCAAAATGAGGGAAATACTACAGATTTAATTGTAGTTCGTGATACTTCTGGTTCTATGAGTTCCGATGCAACGGGAGTATCTATGTCTTGTTATAATATAAGTAAAGCAATAGCTTTATACTTCTCATATTTCTTGAAAGGAAGATTCCAAAATGCGTGGATTGAGTTTAATTCAAACGCCCAGCTTCATGAATGGAGAGGAAATACACCTTTAGAGAAGTGGTATAATGACCATTCTGGATATTACGGCAGTACTAACTTTGAGAGCGTTATTGATCTCTTCGTTAGACTAAAATCGCAGGGTATTCCAGAAGAGGAATTTCCTAAAGGAATTCTATGTATTAGTGATTGTGAGTTTAATCCTTCATGCTTAAATAAGACCTCCGTAGAGAGGGTTCATTCTACACTAAGGAGAGGAGGATTTTCCGAGGAGTATATTAACAATTTTGTTGTTTGTCTCTGGAATCTAAGAAATCATTATTATCAGCTCGACCGAACACCTTTCCAAACATATGGGGATGTTAAGAATGTTTATTATATGTCTGGGTATTCTGCACAGATTGTGTCATTCTTAAATGGAAAAGTACAAACTACACGTGATCTGTTTGATGAAGCTATGAATCAAGAGATTCTATCTTTCATTAAGATGTAAACTGATAGGCTCCAGTATTTTACTGGAGCCTTTTATTAATAATCTAATTATGGGTAAGTACCTTAGAGATTATCAAATTCCTGATTATTGTGAAGAAGATAAACCTAGAATGCCGAAACGGCCTAAGAAATTTAAAGAACAAGAAGGAGGGAAGCCTCCAGTAAAGAAAAAATTTAGGCGATGAAGAGATGGCTCTTAAAAGTTTTTGAAAGATTTAATAAAGTAACTGAAAATACTGAAGAATCTTTTAAAAAAGTGGCAAATTTAGAACAATTTGATGATGTATTTATAATTACTAACAAAAGAGTATATAAAGCTTGGATTATGAAGAAAACAAGTAGACTTCTGCAAATTTTTATTTGGGATCTAAAAAAAGAAGTAATTATAAATATAATTGGACAAGCTAATTCTAGTGTTATTCCTTTTGGCAAGGATAGCTATTTAATTATAAATAAAAAAGATATATGCGATTACTTGTAGTAGTTGATATGCAAGAAGACTTCATCAGAGGTGCATTAACGGTTCCTGGTGCTGAAGAAATAATTTCTCCTATAGAGAGATTAGTTAAAGAGTATATAACAGCAGATGATGCTGTTCTTTTTACTCGGGATACTCATTATGAGCATAGTGATACTAGGGGATTTAGTTATGCTATGACTCGTGAAGGTAGAAATCTTCCAATTCTTCATTGCGTTTGTGGAACTGAAGGTCATAAGATTATTAAGGAATTTAAACCTTACCTTCGTTCCTGCTATGTAATGGATAAACTAAACAGGTTTGGATTTATTCAGGACGAGTTCAATGATGCCAAGGTAGATGAAGGAGAATATTTATTTGACCTTGCTGGTTACATTACAGAAATTACTCTGGTTGGTGTAGTAACTAACCTTTGTGTTATTTCATGTGCTGTAAGTTTTCAGCAAATATTCCCTAACGCAGATATCATCATAGATGCTTCCTGCTGTCGTTCTAATAACAATGAACTTCATAACAAAGCTTTAGATGTTATGGAGGGTTTACAAATGACTATAATTAATCGTTATTAATTTTTTGATTTTTATAAACTTAATGTTTAGAACAGTTTGTGAAATTAAATTTTATTGATATCTTTGTAGTATAAAACTAATAAAGTATGGATAAAATTTGTTCAAAATGTGGGGAAACTAAAGACATTTCACTCTTTGCTAAGGATCGGCACTCTTCTGATGGATATACTTATTGATGTAAAGATTGTAGAAATACAGCAAATAAGAAATATCGGAAAGAAAATCCTGATAAAGTTCAGGAACATAATGAAAAGTGAAAAGATAAAAGAAAAGAATATTATAGTCTTCCTAAAAATCAAGAAAAGCTTAGAAGACATCATCTCAAGAAAATGTATAATATTACTTTGGAAGACTATGATGCTTTGTTTCAACTTCAAGGTGGTGTTTGTGCTATATGTGGAAAACCTGAAACAAGCTCAAAGGCTAGTAACTTAGCAGTAGATCATAATCACACAAATGGTAGTATTAGAGGCCTATTATGTAATAAATGTAATAGAGGCTTAGGATATTTTGAAGATGATGCAACTATTTTGTCTAAAGCTATAGAATATTTAAAAAATAAAGATAATGTTTAGACCGTGTTCAGTCCTCCTTTCAGATTTTTATAAGCAGGATCACCAGCGTCAATATGACCCTAGCATTACTAAAGTAGTTTCATATTATGTTCCTCGTAAAACTAGAATCCCTGAATTTAATAAGGTTGTAGTTTTTGGCATTCAAGCATTTATTAAGGAATATCTGATTGAATATATGAACGAAACCTTCTTTAATCGCTCTTTAGATGAAGTTATTGCAGAATACGAATTTGTAATATCTTCTACTATGGGAGCTAATAGGGTTAATTCGGATAAAATAAAAAAGCTTCATCAACTTGGGTATCTTCCTGTTGAAATTTGGGCATTACCTGAAGGATATAAAATAGGAATGAATGTACCATGTATTGAAATTTCTAATACTTTGCCTGAATTTGCATGGTGTACTAATTTTATTGAAACTTTAATGCTTTCTGAACTTTGGTACCCAATGTGTGTAGCAACTGCTGTGACTAAATATCGCAATATAGTAAATGATTACTATACTAAAACTTCTGATATTTCTGGTCGTTCTGCTATTTCTGAATTCGGATTTAGAAGTTTAGTAGGACTTCATGGAGCAATAAAGGCGTCTTGTGGATTTTTACTTTCTTTCAATAAGACTGCTACTATTCCTGGCATCATGTATGCCTCTAAATATTACAATACTCCTATGTCTATAGTAGGAGGAGGAATGGCATCAACAGAGCATTCTGTGATGTGTAGCTCTGCTGCTATTGACGGAAATGAAATTAGCATGATTCGTCGTCTTCTTACCGAAGTATATCCTAATGGATCCTTTTCTATGGTAAGTGATTCTTATGATTATTGGAATGTTGTTGATACTATTCTTCCAAGTCTTAAACAAGAAATTTTAAGTAGAAATGGAACTTTATATGTTAGAGGGGATTCAGGAGATCCTGTAGAAATTGTAACTGAGACTGTTTTTAGCCTTTGGGATACATTTGGAGGCACAATTAATTCTAAAGGATATAAAGTTCTTGACTCTCATGTTAGAGCTCTATATGGAGACGGTATTACTCAATTACGAACAAAGCAAATTTATCAAATTCTTGATGAGCAAGGATTTTCTGTGGAAAATGTAGCTTTGGGAGCAGGAGGATTTTCTATGCTTTCTTATATGGATGAATCAGGACGAGTTGATATGTTTTCTCGTGATACATTTAATGTTGCAATTAAATGTAGTTATGTTGAACAAACTATTGATGGGGTAATTAAACCTATTATGGTTTACAAAGATCCTAAAACAGATTCAGGGATGAAAAAGTCACACAAAGGGTGTTGTGCTGTTTTCTATAATCATGTAACAAACGAATTTGACTGTGATGAGGGCATGACTCTGAAAGAGGCCCATGAGGAACCCTTTAATCTTCTTCGTCCTATTTTTGTTGATGGAAAAATGATTGAAGAAACCTCTCTTACTGAGATTCGTAAAATTCTCTGGAACGGAAGATTTTAATGGAAAAAGAATACAAAAAAATAATATCCTTCCTTAAGAATTACCAAACTCACACTAATGCTCGTGGTTATGTCCTGGGCATTAGTGGAGGGAAGGATTCTACTATAGTAGCTAAGCTTCTAGTGGATGCTATAGGAAAAGAAAATGTATTAGGTGTTTTAATGCCTAATGGAGAGCAAAAGGATATCAGTGATAGTTTAGAAGTATGCAAATATTTAGATATCAGACATATACTAATAAATATTTCACATCCTTTTACCTCACTGTTGAGTTCTATCGAAAGAACCACTTTAGAAAAATCCATAGATGTAGGAATTCCTAATCTTGTTTCAGATGGTTCCTCAATTATAATTTCTGATAAAGCTTTAACTAATATTGCACCTCGCATTCGCATGACAATTCTATATGCGATTGCTCAGTCTTTGGGTTACAGAGTAGCTGGAACAGGTAACAAATCCGAAGCATTTATTGGATGGTGTACAAAATGGGGAGATATGGCTTGTGATATTAATCCAATTGCACGTTTGACTTGTACAGAAGTTGTAAAACTAGGAGACTTCATGGAGTTGCCTTATAATTTAGTTCATAAAGTTCCTGCAGACGGATTAACAGGCAGATCTGATGAAGAAAATTTTGGATTTACTTATCAAGAGCTTGATGTTCTCATTGAAAAAATGGAGCGATTAGATCGTACAGGACATCTTAAGAGTCCATTTACTGAAATTGAATCACAAATCTTAAAATTACATGAAAATGCTTATCATAAAGATCATGTAATTAAAATATTTTAATAATATGGGAAGTGGATCATGGAGTACAAATACATATAGAGCAACAACTGCTGCTTACTCTACAAAATCCAGAGAAGAAATTTTTCATCAGCGATCTCTGCATGAAGAAATGGATTTAACGAAAAGTAAAACACATATCAGAGAATCAAGAGATTCTGAGGAACATCCTGAATCTTTTCCAGTTTTTATTGCTTTAGATGAAACTGGTTCAATGGGATCAGTTCCTGATAAAATGATTCGAGATTATCTCCCTAAATTAATGGATTCCATTATTGATTCTATTGGGATTAAACATCCTCAGATTCTTTTTATGGGAGTGGGAGATCATGAATGTGATTCTTGCCCATGTCAAGTAGGGCAATTCGAATCCTCAACTATCGCGATTAATCAATGTCTTTCTAGAATTTACTTAGAAGGACGTGGAGGTGGTAATAATGGAGAATCTTATTTATTGCCTTGGATTATTGCTGGAAATCATACTTCTATTGATAGTTATGAAAAGAGAAACCAAAAAGGATTTCTTTTTACTGTTGGAGATGAACCTACTTTGTCTAGGATTAGTAAGGAAACTTTAACTAATTTGACTGGTGTAAAATATGAACGTGATTATACTTGGCAAGAAGCTTACGAATTAGCTTGCGAGAAATATCATGTATTTCATATTCATGTTCACCACGGTGGTGGATATTATGATGAGGTAGTAAAAAAGCAAATGAAAGAATTTCTTCGAGATAATCTTATTGTATGTAAACCTGAAGAAGTTGTAGAATCTATTTGTGATGCTATGGGTAAAACTTTGAAAGGTTTTGCAACAGAGGAAATATCTACAAAAGTTTCTGAAGAAACTATTCCAACAAAATCTAATTTATTTACTTTAGGGAAACGGTAATGCATAATATTGTAGTAGGTTGTACATTTGGTGACGAAGGAAAAGGTCAAGTTACCCATGCTCTCTGCTGTGATGCCAAAAGAAATCATTTAAATCCTATAGTTGTTAGATTCTCAGGAGGGCAACAAGCGGGTCATACTGTTACTACTGAATCAGGGAAAACTCATATATTTTCTTGTTTTGGCTCTGGTACATTTGTAGATGCTCCTACATACTGGATGTCTAAGTGTGTTATGGATCCTTTACAATGGTTACAAGAATATAGACAATTAGGGACACTTGGGTGCGATGTTCCTCTTCAATATTTTGATCCTTATGTACAAATAACTACTCCATTTGATGTAATGCTTAATTCTGAAAGGAATCTAGGAGGTACTGTTGGGAAGGGTATATGGGAGACAATTTGTAGAGAACGAGAAGGAATGTCATTATATATAAAAGATTTATCTTTTCCTCAAGTTGTAAAAATGAAGCTTAAATTAATCAGAGAATGGGCAGAAGAAAAAATACAATTTGATGAAACTTATCATAGGTTTCGTCATGTGTTTGATAACTTGGATTCTCTTGTTGATACTTATTGTAAAACCTTTTATTCTAATGTACTTCTTGGTGAACCATATGGATTTAGGTCTTCAAATACTTCAATAATCTTTGAGGGTTCTCAAGGTGTTCTTTTAGATCCTGATGTGGGTCTATCTCATAAATATACAACACCAATTACATGTTGTCCATCTCCTGATATTTTACCTTCTTTTATAACTAAAGATCAAATAACTATTAATTTTGTTTATAGATCCTATTTAACGAGACATGGTAAAGGTCCAGTAGGAGACTCTGTATTCAAAGAAATTCAAAATCCGTATGAAACGAATAGAAATAATTTGTTTCAGGGAGAATTTTGGACTTATGAATTTAATGAAGAACTTGTCTTATATGGAATAAATCATGTTCAATCCAAATTTAAGGGTTGGTATCCAACAAGAGCGATAGAAACTTGTTGTGATATATGTGAAGGGCATACATTAGCAACTCTTTGTAGTTATTCAGTTAAAACTTACAAGCATAATTTCAGCTCTATATGCAAGTAATTGATTTTATATACCCAGAGAAGTCGGAAGTAAAATATCGAATTGATACCTATCCTGACTCTCAATCTCATCTTGTACTTGAAACTGAATTAGATAGGAAGAAAACCTTGACAATTTATACTCGACTGTCTAATTTAAATGATATTTGGATTTTGATGCAAATAGCAGATATTTGTCATCGTCAAGGTATCCAGATTTCTCATTTACAAATAGCATATTTGTTTGCAGCTCGAACTGATAGATTATTTTCTTTCAATGAAGCCTTGGATTTGGAACTTGTTGGAAAATGTCTTACCTTTGTACAAGCGCAAATTACATCAGTAATAGAGCCACATTCTAGCAGATTAATTTCTGATGGAATAATTTTACCCAATCTGACAGAATCTGCAAAAGTACTTCCAAATAATATTCATGGTGCAGTTTTATTTCCTGACAAAGGAGCACAGAAACGTTATGAGGATTATTTTATGTTCGAGTCAATATATTGTGCTGAAAAACATAGAGTTTCAAAGGATAAATTGGAGGTAATAATTACTTCAGAAATAGATTCAAGTAAATCTATCACTGTTGTTGATGACTTATGTGATGGAGGAGGAACTTTCTTTGCAATTCATAAGGCACTGCAAGATAAAGGAGCTAAAGATATATCTTTGTGTGTTGTACATGCGATTCAGAAAGAGCCTTTGATAAAGCTTGCTCAACTTTATAAAACAATAACAATCTCTAATTCTTATAAGGATTGGGATAAAGAAGAACTTCCAAATAATATAATAGTAAAAAAAGTTTATGAATAAATTTAATGAAATTCTGAGTGCTACTGGTACTGCAGTACTCAAGAAACGTGCAGAGATTATTAATGCTGATGCTCGTGAAGCAGCAAAGGATCAAGTTAATCTCATTGAAAAGGAAATTCGGCAGATTAAATCAAAGATTATGAATCTTGAGGATCTGTCAATTAAATCTACTGAATCACTGGTAGTAGGCACAGACTTTAAAGCAGATGAGTGGGTAAGTCAAATGTTTAAGCTGCGTGATGATCTTCGTAGTGCCGAAATTTGTCTGGAAATTGCTCAGAAAATTTACAATGAGTATTTTACAGAAATTTCAGAAGTAGGCTGTGAAAAGGTAGCAGAATAATTCTAAGGTGGAATATTCCACCTTTTGGTTCTATAGTTTAATTGGAAAAACTTCAGAATACGAATCTGAGAACGAGGGTTCGAATCCTTCTAGAACCTCTAAAATAAAGGTATGAAAACTGTCTTATATAGAATACAATCAATTGAAGCTCCTGAAGGAGAAGGATTTAGGTATAATTCATTAAGAACATTATCTGACACAAAAGTGAATGAAGAAATGTGCTTAAGAAATGAATTTGGGAATCATTATTTGATTAACGATCCTGAATATTGAATTTGCGAGATTTTAAAAGAAATAGAAGATGATGTATAGTTTAGATGAAATAGGTATTTTACCTAGTTCAAAAGCCACGGATATTACAAGTCGTAGTGAGTGTAGTCCTTTAGGAGACTTAGGAACATATCCTATTTTCGTTTCTCCTATGACATCCGTTATTGATGAATCAAATTATCAACTTTTTACAAAGGCTGATGTTCTTCCAATCATTCCAAGACGTATAGATAATTTACAGTTTAGACTTAATGCATGTAACTATGTTTGGTGTGCCTTTAGTTTAAAGGAATTTGAAATGTACTTTTGTGAAGGAGAAGTCTCTGATGAATGTCCTTTAGTACTTATTGATCTGGCTAATGGTCATATGAAGAAAATTTATGATTTAGTTAAAAAAGCTAAAGAAAGATGGGGAACTATTATTATAATGGTAGGAAATATCGCACATCCAGATCTTTATTGGGAATGCTATGATGCAGGAGTAGATTATGTTCGAGTAGGAATTGGAACTGGTAGTGTGTGTACTACTGGAGTAAAAACTGGGATACATGCTTCAATGGAATGGTTGTTACGACATCTATCTAATTGTAAATCCATGATTAAAGATTCTCCTAAACCTAAAAAAGCTCCAAAAATCATTGCAGATGGAGGAATTTCTACAATAGATAGAGCTATAAAATGTTTAGCTTTGGGTGCAGATTATGTAATGATGGGCAAAATGTTTGCTCAGTGTACAGAAGCCTGTGGAATATCTAGAATTAAAGGAATTGATAAGGATCCACAACTTGCTAAATATCTTACAGCCCTAACCTTAGCTGAAAGAGATAGGATTCTTAATACAGGAAAGTATCCCAAAGAACGACTCTATTATGGAATGGCAAGTGAACGTGGGCAGAAAGATATTTCTAATACTAAAAAGGCAGAAGAAGGAATTGAGATCTGGGTTCCTATTGAATATTCTCTTGAATCTTTACTTTCCCAATTTGATTCTGCATTAAGATCAGCTATGTCCTATACTGGGTGTAGAACTCTTGAGGAATTCAAAAATGTAAAATGGGAGTATATGTCCCCATCAGAAAGAAATGCTTATTATAAGTAAATGGTTTTAACATATTAAAGACAAACTAAAATAAACAGATACTGTTTATTTTTAAGCCCCTGTAGTTCAATGGAGAGAACCTCAGATTTCTAACCTGATAATCCAGATTCGAATTCTGGCGGGGGTACTAAATAACAGGTGCAGTGGTTACAGTAAATAGGTTTGAGTCCTATTGAAAGGTTCGTTCGACTCAGATAGCACCTCTAATAACTTATATATTATGGCATGGATATAGAGCTCAGAATGGAGATTTAATGTTCTCTAAAACAAAACCTGAAAAAGTCTATAGATTTAAATTTAGAAATGATCAGTTTCATAGTGCTGATGAAGATGTATATTGTAAACGACTATCTCCTGAATACATTATAAGTATACCAGTCTATGAAAGCCAGTTTGAATCTTCTGAGGAGCAAAGATTATATAGTCTTGAAGGTGGTGAACTTCTTACGAAGTTTTCTAAAAAAGATTGTGTTTTCGATTATGAATATAGTACAGGGTTTCCTGTTACATTTAAACCTGAAACTGTGGTTGCTTTGAAGTCAGTTATTGATTTAGATACTATTATAGTTGAAAACGGATTAATTGAAATATAACATGGAAACAATTAAAATTAACAATAACATCAAAGAAGATGAGGTTCCCTTATATAATCCTCAAGGCAAGCTTATAGGTATTATTAAAAATGAGCTTGCATTTAATGATGTTCGTATACAAATTTATAAAAATAAGTTAGAGGGTTATTATATTATTTGGAAAGATCGTGTATATAAGTTTAACAAATATGGGCGGCTTTTTGACTGGCCAGATGATTTATATCAAACATATATGAATCAATTAGATATGTTACTTTGAATTGAACAAAAGGATATTGAAAATAAAAAGAAATTAACTTCTTTATAGTATGAAATATATAAAAACATATTGTCCTTATTGTAATAAAGATACGGTTCATGTAATTTGGACTGAGGACGGATATGGAGCTTCTGGTATAGCTAGAATCTTTTCAACTATACTTTCTATGGGGATGTCAAATTTAGCCTGCACCAAATACAGTAAATGTGTTAGTTGTGGTGATATTAAAGAGTTGTAGATGATTAATCAGCATATTAAAGAGTTAGCTAATAAGAAAATTCCCTTATTTAATAATTCCTCTAGCTTATATGATATTCTAGACTGGTTGAGGGAAAGGAAATTTTTACACATAGAAGTCCTATGGTATCCTCATGAATGGTTATTTGTTATTTATAAAATAGATGACTCCGATCCAGAACCATACCACGTTGCATCTAAAGGTTGTAAAAGTTATTGGGATTGTTTGGAAGCTGGAATTATGAAAGCATTAGATTTTATATAACATATGAAAACATTACTTTGGGTAGATGATGCCCGTAATCCTTTTGAAGATGATTGGTTAAATTTTAGTCCAATTGGCCGAAATTGTCTTGTAATATGGGCACAATCTTATCAGGAAGCAATTGATTTTCTTGAGAAAGAATGGCCTGATGCAATTTGTCTAGACCATGATTTAGGAGAGGAAAAAAGTGGTTATGATATAGCTAAATATATTGTAAATCGTTGTATTGATGATGGGAGGAAACTTCCATTATTTGCAAGTCAATCTGCAAATCCTGTTGGTAGAGAAAATATTTTAGGATTGCTTAAAAATTATCAGAAACAAGAACTTTCTTAAATAAACTGAATCATGATCCCGTATATTTACGTTCAAGCAAAGAATAAATTTCATAAATGGATTATCTTAAGGTATCTTAGGAGAAAAGGATACACATTTAGAAATAATATGTCTCAAAAGCATATTTTTATTCATCCTTATGGTCGATATGCCTTTTGTATGTGTGAAGAAGTTATAGCTTATGAGCAAGTATGGACTTGGGTTGTACTTAATACTATTTTCAAATGAAGTGGCGTTTTAAAATTTGTTTTTATGTAATTCCTTCAGTGGTTGTTTTTCTTATATGTCTTGGGTTACACAATTCTGGATTTAGCAATTATCTAAAAACTCATACTTATCAGTGTAGAGTTATTGGAGGTGAAAAAACTGAAGGAGGTTATAAACGTTCTGGACATATGTATCTTATTTTACAGGATGTTAATAGTAATAGGATTTTTAGTATTAATGCTTCCCCAGAAGATTACCATATATATCATAACAAACCTGGAACAGTTCTAACTTATACTTTTAAAGAGTTTTTTATTGCTCCCAATAAGATATATGATTTATATAGAAGTATATTTTTAACTGGAATAAGTCTTTTAGCTGGATTGTTAGTAACATTTCCCCTCTTATTTGACATAATTGATATATCAGAAGAAATGGCATCTACTTTAATGATCGCTACTCTTATTCTATTAGGAACTTCAATTCTTTCTTATAATTTTGTTATATAATGTTGTATTGTAATATATGTGGAACTCCCCTTCGATATATAGGGGAGACTAAAGACTCTAATGGAAATACTATAAGTATTTATTCATGTCCGAAGTGTAATAAGTTGATTTATATTTAATATGTTTTTCGTTAATTTGGTTATATTAATTCTTTGTGGGTTTATTTTGGGATATGAAAGACAAAAAACAAATAAAGTAATTGGCATTCGTTCAGTTATTCTATTAATGTTGGGATCTTTTATATTTACTTATATTTCCACAAGGATAGGCGGAGACCCTTCCAGAGTTGCTGCCCAAATAGCTTCTGGTGTTGGCTTTATTGGTGCAGGAATTATCTGGAAAGATAAATCTACTAATATAGCTAATTTAACAACGGCAATTCTAATCTGGGTTATTGCAGCTTTAGGAAGTATGATTGCTATTGAATTATTTATGGAAGCAATTATAATAACAGGTATAATTTATATTGTACTTAAATTTAATTTCCTAAAAGATGTTTAAAGGTTTGGAGAGTAATCCTTGATGGCGATAGGGCTTGCCTGCTAAGCAATGCGTACCTTTTTGGTATGTGGTTCGATTCCACTGCTCTCCGCAAATAAATAAAATATATATATGGAACAATTAGTTGTTAAAGTAGTTCTGCAATCAGGAACTATATATGTACATAATTTCTCTCAGGTAGAGCGAGTTATGTTTGATTCAGAAAATTCTAAATGCACTGTTACTCTTATAAATGGAGGATTATATTCGTATGAAGATATAAAAGAGGCATTTCTACAATCTCCTTATGATTATAAATAATTAATTAAAGCCCCTGTGGTGGAATTTGGCAGACACGCTACGTTTAGGCCGTAGTCTGAAGTAATAGTAAGGTGCAGGTCCGAGTCCTGTCAGGGGTACAAATATTTTAAATATGTTAAAAAATGAATAATACAGATCTTAACTTAACAACACTAAAAGGATCAAACGGAAGGAATGATCTAGGTCTCAAAGATGATATAGTAATTTCTGGAGAGTCAATAACTTCATGTCAAAGTATAACTGGTCTATCTAGTATATACAGTATAACTAGTCATACTGACGATATATGTGTTTCTCCTCATATTTATAACAATTATAGTACAATTGGATCCTCTATGAGTGAAGAACTTTATTTATATATAACTGGAGGCAAGGCTTGTGTTTCTACAATGCCTCCTACTTGGAATGAACAAGAGAAATGTCTTTGGCATGCAAAAGGGTCCAGAGTACTTTCCATAGAAGGAGATTATGGACTATCTCGTCTTATAAAATCTTATATTGGTTCTGAACTAGATGTAATTTACACATATCTTACTATAAATGGATTTAATGTTTATGCTACTATTTTAGGACCTTCTGGAGAACTATTTGTAGAAAAGGCACCTATTAAAGGTAAAGAGGATCTAATTCATAGAAATCGAAAGAAATAATAGAAAGAATTGCGCCTGACCCGAGGCGGGGGGGAGGTCTTCAAAACCTCTATGCTGTTGGTCCATCTTCAGCCCTGTGGGATCGTTACCTACCAGGCGTGCAAATAAGAAGTAAATATGACTATTAAGGAACAATGTATACATTTACGGGAAGAAGGAAAAACTTATAACGAAATTTGTACTATTCTACACTGTTCTAAAAGTACAGTTGCATATCATTTGAATACGACTACTAAGATAGCAGCTACAAAATGACAAAGCGAAAACAAATGTAAGGATTGAAAGTACAAATTTATGCATAGTTGTTCTAACTTTCTAAATCGAAGAGATAGATCTAAACATATCAGAACAATGTGTTCAGATTGAAATAAAAAGTTTAGAACTCACGTATCAGAGTTCAATAATAGATATAAAAACAAAGGAAATTTGGCTAATAAATGTTATTATAAGGATGTGTTAACATATCTTAATGGAACTAATGTTAAATGTTATTTAACAGGTACACCTATTGATTTGACAAAAGATGATTATTGTTTTGATCATATAGTTCCTGTATCAAAAGGAGGAACTAATGAATTATCAAATCTAGGAGTAACTATTCCCTCAGCTAATTATTCTAAACATGATTTAACTATAGAGGAATATTTGTCTTTATGTAAACAGGTTTTAGAACACCATGGGTATACTGTAAGTAAAACTTAAAGATATGACTTATAAACGAATTTTTATTGGATGGATTACTATTCTGGGTATGTATATACTATTTGGTTTGATATTAAATCTCCCATGTAAATCAGAAGTGCCTCCAGTAAACTCTCCTGCAATTATTACAGAAACTCGTGATTCTCTTACAGAATGGCAAGTTTTTATCATGGCACTTGTTGAAGTAGAATGTGAGAGAAATCCAAAAGTAAAATCTAGTAAAAATGCAATAGGCCCATTCCAAATTACTAAAATTTATGTTGATGAAGTTAATAACTTATATAACACTAATTTTGTGTTAGAGGATGCTTGGGATCTTGATAAAGCTTTAACTATGTTTGAAATGATGAATGACCATTATAATCCAACTAGAGATATTGATAGAGCAATTAAACTATATAATCCTGGGGCTGGTAAATGGTATGGGAAAAGAATAAAAGATCGTATGGAACTAATTCGATTTAGTGAAGCACTAAGATTCAAAATTGTTGAACTTTACGATAATTAATATGTGGTGGTTGATTGGATTACTATTAGCTATTGCTATTATACTTAGTCCTATGTTATGGGCTATTTATAAACATATAACGTATGAGAAGTTGAATAACTAAAATTTTAAGTGGAGTTGCAATTATTTTAGGAATAACTGTTTACTTCATGAATGTAAGGATAAATGATTTAAATAAATCATTAGATACATCCGTTAATAATGAAAAAGCATACTCGGCTGAAAACTCGGCCCTGAAAGAAAGTAATATAGTTTTTAGATTTGAGTTAGCTCAAATGACCCACATGAATGATTCAATTCTTGTGAAAATGCGAGAAGTAGCTCAGGAACTCAAAATAAAGGATAAGAAATTAGAATCTTTACAATATCAGTTAGAACATATTTCTAAGTCAGATACTATTTTTATTAGAGATACTATATTTAAAGATCCTGGTTTTAAACTTGATACGTGTATTCAAGATAAATGGGCTAAAACTTGTCTGCATCTTGAATATCCAAATGAAGTAGGAGTGTCAAGCGAGTTTAACAATGAAAAGTATATTATTACTTCCTGGAAAAAAGAACCAATTAAGCAAAGGAAGTGGTTCCTTCCAAGATGGTTTACGAAAAAACAAAAAATTGTAACTGTTGACGTAGTAGATAAGAATCCTTATGTAACTACAGAAAGACAGAGATTTGTACAAATTGTAGATTAAATGATTACAACAATACCTACAAAATATGATATAGGGCAGAAAGTATATTTAAAGAAAACTGCTCTTGACTTTTTCGAGGATATTTCATTGATGTTGAAGTTCCAGATCCAACTCCTTACATAATTACATCTATTAGAATTCATGTATATCCTGATTATACAAGTATTTATTACCGTATCGATGGAAAACAGGAATCTATTAGGGAGGATAAAGTATTTAGTTCTTTAGAAGAGGTAGAAGCCCATTGTAAGCATGATTCAGAATAGCTTTTTGGAAAAAGGTAAAGAGAAAGAATTAGAATTTGCCTTAGCTCTTTGCAAAGCTAAAAGTCTTTCGTCCTCTATAATAGAAGAAGCTAGCAAGGAAGATGACATTTATCGTCATATTGATATCTGGGTGGGAGCAAATAGTTTCGATGTTAAAGCTGCAAAGAAAACCAACCGCTCTGATTTACTTCCTAACTATGATATTCATTGGATAGAACTCAGAAACGTTCATGGAGACAAAGGCTGGCTATTCGGGCAAGCTGATTATATAGCCTTTGAGTTGGAAACTACTTGGTGTATCTGTCCAAGAATTTCTTTAATACGGTCTCTAAAGGGTAAAATTGATTTTTCTAATTTTACTACTAATAGAGATGATATGTTTAGAGTATATAGACGTAAAGATAGATTAGATGCTATTGTTAAAGTCGATAGTGATTTTTTGACCAAGGTTACGTCTAGTTTTTTAATTCCTAAAGAATAAACTATGATTTTCTCTTTAGTGTATTACTTGATTTGTGTAGGTATTATTTTTGGATCTGATGACGGAAAACCTTGAAAGTTTTCAGATTATATTCTTTTATTATTTGCTGGTATTTATACTCCTTTAAGTGTAGGCATGTATATTGGTTGATTTTTAAAAGAAAATAAGGTATATGAGGAGGAGTAATCTTCCTATATGGTGCGTATAGCTCAGTTGGTTAAGAGCGCCAGATTGTGACTCTGGAGGTCACCGATTCGAATTCGGTTATGCACCCTTAAATTATTTTTATGAAGACATTTATTGAGTTTAAAAAACTTATTCCCAATAATAAATTGGGTGTTATTTCTCATTCTTGTAATAATTCAGTAATAGAGCCAAATATCTTAAAATGTTTGAATTACAAGATGCAATTTTCACTTCGAAAATGTAATCTTATCTATTGGAATATGCTGAAACAGCTTTATATATCATCTGATGATATGTTTAAATTTCTTAAAGGGGGAGTAAGTTATAGAGAAAGTATGGCTGCCTTAATGGTAAGAGTACTAAGAGAAAATGTAGCTAAAAACGTATGAAAAAACTAAATATAGCACTCGTTGCACATGATGCACGAAAACAAGAATTAATTGATTGGGTTAAATTTAATAAACACTTATTATATAACCATCATATTATTGCTACTGGCACTACAGGCAGATTACTTGGTAATATCATGGTTAAACAAGTTGCAGAAACAGACTGGAAAGGAAATGAATATTTTGTAAATAAATATTTAAATGTAACCTCTGTACTTTCTGGTCCTTTAGGAGGAGATCAGATGATAGGAGCTATGATTGCTCAAGGACAAATTGATGTATTAATTTTCTTTTGTGATAATCTTATTACTCAAGGACACCAAACTGATATATCTGCATTAACTCGTTTAGCATCGTTATATAATATTGCTTTTGCAACAAATAGAACTACTGCGGACATGATTCTTACTTCGTCATTATTTGCGAATGAAGAATATTGTCCTGTAAAAGCGGATTTTGGTAGTTATTTAAATCGCAAACTTTAGTTATGTCAAAGAGTCGCAAGCTTCCAATTTTTAAAGATAAAGGTCTTAAAGGAATTTATCACAGAATTATTAAAAGAAGAATAAAAAATTATCTAAAAAGTAATTTTTTAAGATTGCAAGATGAGGATTTTGATTGTAATATTCCCAATCCCAAGACAATAGTTAGCGACTACGATTATAGTGATTACACAATCGATCTACGTTATGAAAAAGGAAAAAGATGGGGAGATGAGTGGAAAGCTAAATTCTCTAGAAAATAGACGTATTTTGGATTACGTAAAAGCTGTAAGAAAAAAATCACGGGAAGAGGAAATCCAATTATATGGAAAACCTCTTCCCAAAACTAAAATTAAAGAGTCAAAAAAGATATATAAGAGAAATAAAAAATGGATGTATTAGATTTTTTTTACGAGGAGTTCGTTACATTCTGTAATGAACTCGGTTTAGTAGAACAATTTAATAAAGGATTGCATATAAAAGGCTATCGTTATGAGTTAAGCTGCAAACCATTTATTTTATCTCGTATAACTCCAGATATATTTAACTGTTCCTTACGCTGGATAGACACTCCTAGTCCAAAGGATTTATCATGGAAGGAGGTGCATGAACTTTGGAGTAATAGGGAGGAAAGTTTAAAAGAAAAACTTAAAAAGAAAGCTCATACTCTAGATCCCATTACATTGTATTATTCTGACAGTGAATATGATTATAAAGAGTATTTACATGGAAGTATACGAGAGTTACGATGGCAAGGACAGTTAGTTCCAATAAGAACTTTTGACACAATGGGGTTTAGGAAACCTCCCAAAAAAGGTGCGAGAGTTATTTCTTCTGTATCTAGTTGGATATTAACTTCTATAACTGAATGCGATGTTCCTATTAAATTTGAGGAATATGATTTGGATAGGAATATTATTAAAATGTCTGATAAGTTTACATCTGTAATGAAAGAGTTTCCCGCAGGATTAGATGCTATTTTAGAACTAAATCCTTCTCCGAAACTCAATTTTATTGATATAGACTTTAATACTGGTAAAGTTTCATATCTTCCGATAGAAAAGATTGAGCAATGTTCCAATCCTTGGGAGAGCTCTAATAGGAGAACAACTACTATTGGAAGACTACTTAATAAATTTAATTGGAAACCTTATTTAGACAGATGTGATATTGAAAGAATATCTAATTTTGTTTCTGGATGGGGAGAAGAGCTAAATGTAGAAATTTGGGATTCTGAAAGAATTCGAGAGGGTTATTTAGAAGACAATTATGCAGAAGAACTTGACTGTATTAGTTCTACATTACATCATTCCTGTATGAGATTTCCAGAATGTCAAGATTTTTTTGAATTTTATGAGCGAGCTCATACAAAAATTGTGGTAGCTCTTGATGAGAAAAAAAAGATTTGCGCAAGAGCGCTTCTCTGGAAAATTAATGATTCTTTATATTTCTTGGATAGAATCTATTCTATTAGTCCTTTTTATAATGTAAAATTTGCAAAAATCATTGCAAAACAATTTCCTATAGATTTTTATAAGGTGGGTAAAACTATATATGATATGAAAACTTACTCTGAATCACCTATTCCCAGTTATAGAATTTTCAGAGAAGGCCTAGTTAACTATACTGGTCCTGTTCCTTATGTGGATACATTTTGTATATTTGATTCTGTACGAGGAGAGTTATTAACTACTTCGGGACTTTATAGACTTCATAATACTGGAGGACAATTAATTAATTTATAATATGAAAAATGCACGTTTTTATTACAGTTTTCCATTAAGCACTGTAAAAGCCTTAGTCGTAGGTACTCAAGATTTTAATCTTGATGATGTTGTTGGGTTTTATAAACATTCAATCCAACCTATGCCGAGAATCACCATTTGCAGTCTACTGAGTGAGGATCGTACTAAACTATCCTTTGGAGTAGCAGTATGTTCAACTAAAGATCGTTTTATTAAAAAGGTTGGTCGTGAGTTAGCATACAAAAGAGCTCTTGAACATCCTTTTAAAGTAGCTGAGGTTACAAAAGATAATATTCGTGAAGTACGAATAGCTGTATCTCAAGCTATTGAAGAAGAAGTATGGTCAATGAATCCTAAAAAATTCTAATGGAATACGAAGTTTTAATTCATGGTAAAGTTTCTACTAAAAATGTAGACAAATTCAAAGAATGCTTCGAAAAAGCTTTAACAGATAGTGACTCCACCTTTATGGGAAAAACTTATATCTATGAATTTGCAGAGTATGAGGAGGTAAAGGATGATACAGAAAGCTAGAGAATTTGTTGTTCCTATTTTTGGCGTTAAAGTGTCAATTTTGATTGGAAGTCCGCAATCTGTTGAGAATTATCTTCAAGATGTTCATAATAGAGTATTTGGACATAGTGCTCCGAACGTAGTTGCAGAAACTTTTTATTCTGATGAATCAGACGTTGATGAGTATCTATACATTGCATTATATGATGATACAGATGTGAAAGATTCTGCTTATAACGTTATACATGAATGTCTTCATGCAGCTCATAAAATTTGTATATTTAGAGGGATAGGACTTGATGAAGAAGTTCTATGTTATTTGCAGGGATTTTTAATTAATAAAGTATTTGAATGTTTGAATGCTGAACTGACGGTAGTTACAAACCATCAATTAACTGTGGAGGATACTCTGCAATCATAACCCAAAATGGAAAAGTTGTAAAAAAACTTTATAGGGGTTATAAAAATACTACTAATAACCGTATGGAACTTTTAGGGGTTTTAGAATGTCTCAGATATTTTGTAAATCCTGAACAAATAACCATATATTCGGATTCTCAATATGTAGTATCGAGTATTAACAACAAGCATCTTACAAAGTGGGTTGAAGACAATGATCAATCCAAAAAGAATCTTGATTTGTGATATCCGATTTATGAATTATTAAAGTTTCATACGGTTACCTTTGTATGAGTAAAGGGACATAATAACAATAAATTTAATGAGTTAGCAGATTTGTTTGCTACTCATGCAAGTGATTGCTTAGATTTACCAGAAGATAATGGCTCATTTTAAAATTAAAAAAATAGGAAATCACTGGTATCCATGTATTAATCATGAGTACGGCAGTGATATATCGCTAGATCCAAAAATTGAGAAGTATCTCAATAGATATTCCACATTATCTGGATACATAGATGAAGTTACTATAGAATTGGAAGAAATTCCAATAATTATAGAGGATGTTAATTTAATCTTCTTTAACGAGGCTGATATCACAAAGTACTATACTACTGATGATGATTTCAATCTCAGATTTGAAGTTAATGACCATGAATTTGAGATTGATGCTTATTTATTTGGATGTTTTGAATTACAATTCAATTTAAATTTTCATGAAAATCTCTATAAATTACATATCTGGTAATGAAATATGAAATCCGCATAACGCAGATTACTCCTAATGGTTGTTATTTAGTGTATGCTAAAGATTACGAAACCGATGAGGAAATTGAAGAGATGACAGTGTATAATAAGAAGTTACGCTGTTTCATGACCAAGGAACGCAAAAACAATGAAAACAAAAACTGAGGCACAAGAATCAACAGAAAAACTAGACATTAAGAGAAGAAAGTGTACATTATCCGAAAATATTCAAAAGCTTTTATTAAGACAATTAAAGCACGAACTATATAATCATAATCTTTATATGAGCTTTTCTAATTTTTATGGAGTTCAAGGATTAGCTGTTTTGGAACAGTATTATAAAGAACGTGCAGATGAAGAATATCTGCATCATTCGTGGATTCGTACATATATGAATGAAAATGATGCAGCGTATATCTATCCTGATATTCCTGCAATTAGTGAAACTTTTGAGGATAACGTAACCCCATTTAAATTAACTGTAGATAAGGAAATTGAAACAACTCAACTTATCTATGAAATTGTAGATGCAGCTTTTGATGAAGGAGATTGGGCTACTTTTAATTGGTTAAATGGAGATAGTGATGAAACTGGTAGACTTGTTCAAGAACAAGTTGAAGAAGAATCTATTTCTCGTACAGCTCTAGATATTGCAATGGAGGAAGGTTCTTGGCTTCGTAAGGAGAAGTCCATTATGAATGCTTACAAAGGAGATGTTGATTAAATTACCCGAAGACATTAATGATCTATATTTCTGTGGTAAGAAATTGCCCGCTACTATAGTAATATAGTAGATGTATTGAGAAAAAACGGTAGAAAAATTTTGGCATCATTAATAAAATTATTACTTTTGTATACACAAAAATATAAAATTTATGGGAAAACAAAAGTATAATTTAATTGATGGATTTGAAGAGACTGCGGCAGAAATGTATAAATCTGGGAAAACTCTTCAAGAAATAGCAAATGTTATTGGTACGTATCCAGGAAAAGTAGGAAAAATTTTAAAAGAACTTGGACTAAAAAGAGGAAGACAGTATAAGTATATTAATGAACATTACTTTGATGTAATTGATTCTGAAGATAAAGCTTATATCTTAGGGTTTTTAATTGCTGATGGATGTATTAGGTTAGAGGAAAGAAAAAATGTAACTAGCTATAGAATTGCATTTTCTAATAATATTGATGATTCTGAAATAATTGAACTAATTCATTCTAAAATTTGTCCTAATCAAGTGCTGAGAGTATGACAAAACCCTATAGGACATAGAAAACCTCAGTATACTCTTCAGTGAACTTCTGAGTATATGGCTAAAATATTAGAAGATAAATATAATATAACTAATAGAAAAACCTATGATGTACACTTTAGATTTCCATTTGAAAATATCCCATCTCAATTTCACAGAGATATAATTAGGGGATTTTTGGATGGAGATGGGTGTGTACAGAAACATTGTATTAGTTTTGTATTTAACTCTATTAAGTTTCTTACTCAGGTCATTGATGTATTTAAAGATCTCTTTCAAAAAAATCCTTTAACACCTTCAATGTTGTATCATATTGAAGTTGTAGATGGAAAAACTACTAAATATTGAAGGTTACGTATTGCTACGGGACATGGAAGAAGAGCTCTAATTAAAAATTATTTATATAATGGGGCATCATACTTTCTAACTAGAAAATTTGCTAAGTTTTAATACCGTGCTAATCTTATAGATTGCGAAAGGCTATAAGACAGTGTAACGCATAGTGAGTGAATAAATATAATCTCACCACGAGTTCTCAATATCCTATTGTAGGATAAAAATATATGCTGACCTATAAGGAATGTCAAAATACTTATAGAACTATAGGATAAAAAGCTTATAGGATAACAACGTGGATATTCATGGTAATTTAGATTATTTAAAGTATTTTATAAATACAGGAGTTGGATTCCCACAAAAGATATTTAACTCCTGTATTGTTTTATGTGGAGATGTAGGATTAGGATTTTCTCCTGATCTTGAAAGTATGAAGATTTCTTTCTTAAATAAGCTCTGCGAAAAAACTAATAATTATATTATCGCTATAAGAGGGAATCATGATGATCCTCAACAGTTTAAAAACCTTTATAACAAGAGATTCAAAGCTGTTGAGGATTATTCTGTAGTTCAATTTAAGGATAAAAATATTTTATGTATCGGAGGAGGAACTTCTGTAGATAGAATTTATAGAAAGGATAATAAATGGGGATATTGGGAAGATGAAAAGATTATTGAGTTAACTAATTTTGAAGAAATCCCATATTGTCAAATTATTGCATCTCATTGTGCCCCGACCTGCGCATATCCTTATGGAATAGGAAAATTAGTAATGGAATTTTGTGATGGGGATGATACTTTACTAGAAGAACTACTTGAAGAAAGAAACTATCTCCAGACTTGCTATGAAGAAATGTCTAAAAAAGGATTGGTAGAAGATTGGTATTATGGGCATTACCATAGTACTATGGATACTACTGTAGATAATACCAGGTTTCATTTACTTGGTATTAATTACCTTTCTAGATATTGTTATAATGATTACAATTAAATGTTGTTTAGTTGCTATTCAAACTGGACAATATTCTAAATTAGTGTTTGAGGATCTTAATCGAGATCCTTGTGACGATTTAAAATATGTTACTGTTGTAATGCTTCCCAATTGAGATTATAAGGATACTCTTAAAATCGGGGATATTGGATATTTACAATTCGAAAGTGTGGAAGCAGGAAAAACTCAGTGATATGATAGAGAAATACAAGATTTTGCAGTTTATAAATTTAATGCTAATTATTTTATAAACTTCATTAAACATAAAGAGATGAATAGTATGAAAGAATTTAAGTTTGATTAAATATGGGTACAGAATTTGGAGCTAAGTTGAAAGAAGCTATAACTGCTAAAGACAATGATATCAATAGTTTAGTGTGAAAGGATAAATCTGGAATGAATATCCGCTTGATGGATATTTCTCAGAACGAACTAAAACGATATCATCGTCATTGCGAGCAAATGCTAACTAATAGGGATATTTATAAACCTGGAAAATTAGTAATTCGTGAAAACATCCAAAAGTGTTGAGATTCTTGCAATGCTGAATTGTTTGCAAGGTACCTAATGCATGATTGTGAGACTGACATTAAAACTAATAAAGATCTACTTGATTTTATTAATGTACAAAGAAAAGTTAATAATGTAGATGTGGAAGATAGTATTTCTGTTTTATTTACAGGACTTCCTCCTATCTATGAGAAAGTTACAGTAGGAAAATTAATGGATGTATGTTTTGATAAACTTGATGTTCTCAACAAAAAGATGATTACAGATAAGTTTATTATTGCACAAGGAATCTGGCTCACAGATGAAGAAAAACGCGAACTTACAGAATTAGAGGCTGGAGGTAAAATTAGAAATAGAATGGAAGTTATTAAGGAAAGGCTTTGTCTTAATCCTGATATTAGGCTGCGTGTAAGTCCTACAGGATTGTCTTTTGCAGAATTCCGAGCCTTAATCCAGCTTTCCGATCTCCCCAGAATATCCTCTTTATCTACAATTGCTCTTAAAACTCTCAGAGACAAAGTTCTGCTTCTTTTAGATAATGATCTTGATTATCATATCAATAAATGGATGAAAATTAAGAAAGATATTGAACGAGTAGCAGAATATAAAAATTGGAATTTAGATTAGGTTCTAAAAATTTATTTTAGTAATTTTGGAACAAGTAAATACAACACTATTAAAAGCTCTATGCGAAATAGTACATCCTTCTAGACAGGAACAAGCTATGATAACTTATATACTTAACTTTTGTTATACAATAGAAGGTATAAAGTTTGAAATGGATGATGAAAATAATCTTTTTATCACAAAAAACACTACAAACCCAACAGTGTATCCTTGTCTAGTGGCACATCTTGATGAAATTCTACACTATACAGGTGTAAAATGTGCAAAAATCAAAGGAAATAAAATTTATGGTTATTATAAAAAGACAGGAAAACAGTGTGGACTTGGATTAGATGACTGTTTTGGCATCTATATTTGTTTACACTGTTTATATTGTCTCCCAGACTTAAAAGTTTGTTTTACAACCCAAGAAGAGAGGGGTTGTATAGGAGCTGAAGTTGCAGGTTTAAACATTGATTTCTTTGATAATTGTAGATTTTTACTGCAAGCTGATAGAATGGGAGGTCAAGATTTAATTACACATACTAATGGTATAGATATTACTTCAGATGAATTTCTGGAAGATATAGATAGTCTTCTAGAAAAGTACAAGTACAAAGAGGCACGAGGTACAATGACAGATGTAGGAACTTTAAAAGAAAACATTAATTTGTCTGCGGTTAATATTTCGTGCGGATATTATTGCGCTCATACTCATAAAGAGTACGGCAACTTAACTGAGTTAAATAATTGTTTAAACTTTATTTTAGATATTATCAAACTTAATGATAAAGTTTATGAGCACACTGCTGATCTCTCTGGTTCATATCCTAGGTATTCTGATTTTAGTTGGCCTCCTGGAGAAACAGAACATGTTTATGCTTATCAAGACTCTGATGAAGCTTTTTATGAGAATTTAGCAGATAAATGTGCAAATTGCAAAACTTATAGATGTGATGAGTGCAATTACTATTGACGTGACTAATGGATAAAACTCAACGTCAAAGGTTAGGCGTTCAAAAATGAATTAATAATAAAGGGAACGGAATTTGGGTTTGAAGTACTGGTGTTGGAAAATCATTTGGGGCCTTAATGGCTTGTGTAAAGTTACTAAAAGTCAGACCAGATGCTAAAATCCTAATTTCTGTACCCACGACAATTCTTAAAGAACAATGGTTAAGAGATGTAGCTAAAACTAAATTCTTTGGGAATGTTACTGTTGAGGTTATTAATTCTATTTTAAAAAAATCCTGAAAAGTAGATTTTTTAATAATTGATGAACTTCATACTGCTGTGTCAGAGCAATCTATAAAAATATTTGATCAGGTCAAGTATGATTTCTTTTTAGGATTAACAGCTACTTTAGAAAGGCTTGATGGAAGAGAAGAGTTACTTTCCTTATATACTAAAGTAATTGATGTTATTACAACTGAAGAAGCAATAAAAAATGGATGGCTATCCCCATTCAGATATTATAAAGTTCTTGTGGATGTTGATGACATGGAGGATTACTATGTAATGAATCAAAAATTTAATTCTGTTTTTGCATTTTTTAATTTTGATTTCGATGCAGCAATGAAATGTGCAACAGATTGAAAGTTCCGTAATAATTATGCTTATAAGATGGGATATAACAAGAAGCAAGTTTTAAGTTCTGCTATGGCGTGAATGCAACTAATGCAAAAGCGTAAAAAATTTGTTATGTCGCACCCAAAAAAATTCGAAATTGCTAAAAAAATTATAGAAGCAAGAAAGGATAAGAAAATTATTACTTTTTCAGCAACAATTAAGGATGCAGAGTCTCTGAAAGTGGGATATACTCTTCATAGTAAAAAGAAAAAAAAGGAAAATTCCGAAACTATTGCTTTATTTAAAGCGCAGTCTTCTGGTGTACTTAATACTTCTAAAGCTGCAAACGCAGGGTTAGATTGCCCAGATATAAATTGCGAAATTAGAATTAGTGGAACTAGTTCTGGTATTGATGCAAAACAAATTCTTGGAAGAGGATTACGTTATGTTAGTAACAAGATTACTGAAGTCTTCACTTTAGTAATTAAAGGAACTAATGAAGAGGCATGATTTAATAAGGCACACCAGGGGATTTCTTATATTACTATTACTGAAAGCCAACTTGATTTAGTTTTAAAAGGAGAAGAAGTAATCACAAGAAAACGAGATGATATAATCACTAATTATAGATTTTAAATAACACTAAGTATCGTAATGACCGTAGGTACTTAGGTTTGAATTTAACTTCCAAAATCATATAAATGGAGTTAAATACAATACTTAATATAATGGCTGAATATCATATTAGTGCAGATGAATTATTACTAATATGATTAACTCTCTATGCTCGGGATGAGGAGGGTCATTCTGAGCTTTTCTTAAAATGGTGGACAGATTGTGAAGGAAAACAAAAGCTGAAAACCATGTTTGAAAGTTTAAAAGAAAAGTCCATAATCAAGAAAAATTATAATCCAGAGTCTTATATACCTAATGAGATTGAATTTAATAAGAATTTTCTAAAAAAGTATTATAAACAATCAGGAGTTCTTGGGAAGGAATTATTTGATAGCTATGAACCATTCATTCAGATTAATGGAAAAATGGCTAGTCTTAGAAATATTGCTAAGAAATTTTATACTTTAGAAGAGTTTTATTTTTATTATTCTTCTCAAATAGGACATAATCCAGAGAAGCATAAAGAAGTTATGGAAATTTTGCGATGGGCACGTGAGAATAAACTTTGTAAAGTTTCTATACTTGAATTTGTTGCTTCTCATAAGTGGAATGAATTTGCACAGATGAAGGCTGAAGGATTTAGTCCTGACATTGGTACTTCTTTTGATGTATATCAGGATTTTTAATGGAGGATCTAAATTTACTTTGGCATTTAATTGAGCAAGGTAGAAAAGGAGAAAATAAAGGTTTATCAGTAGGATTGCCAAAATTAGATAAAATTATTGGGGGAATACAACCCTCAAGATATTATTGTATATCTGGAGCTTCTTCTGCAGGAAAAACTGCTTTAGTTTTGTATTTTATTTACCGACTTTTTAAGGATTATCCAAAAGAGCCTATATATCTTGTATATTTTAGTTTGGAAATCGGTTCTGAGGTACTTTTGGCAAAACTTATGGCTTTGTATTGTGCTGAAGAATTTGGTGTATATCTTACTATAAATGATATTCTTTCTTTTGATTCTATTCTTAGCGATTCTGATTATCAGTATCTTAAAAAAGCAAGAGATTGGGTAGCAACTCTAGGTTCTAGATTAATTATTCTTGACAAGGGACTTAACGCTCGCATTCTTTATAAAGAAGTATGCGAATTAATGAAAAAATTAGGGACTGTAGAACAAGTTGGAACTAAAGAAGTTTATGTTCCAAAACATCCTAAACAGAAGGTAATTGGAGTTATTGATCACATGTCACTAATTAGGCCTGAAGAAGGTAGAACTCTAAAAGCAGAGATTGATCTTACTTCATCTTTTATGGTTACACTAAAACGCAAGTTTTATCTTTCTTGAATGGCTTTAATGCAACAGAATAGAGAGTCCTCCTCTATGGACAGAAGAAAAGCGGAACTTAATGAACCAGGTTTAAATGACGTAAAAGATTCAGGAGGACCTGTTCAAGATAGTGATGTAGTTCTTCAATTATATTATCCTGCTAGAGATAAAATTCCAACATATAGAGAATATAAAATTCTCGGACCTCATAGTTTAGCTGGAAGATTCAGAAGTATTATCGTATCTAAGAATAGATATGGTATTGCAGATAGAGTAATAGGATGTGGATTTTATGGAGAGGTCGGATGATTTAAAGAACTTCCTTTAGGAAGAGATATCACTGATTTCACAAAATATCTAGATATCAATGCTAATATTAGAGGTATAGATACAGCTGTAGTAGATACAGTAGAAAAAGATAGAAACAACATTGTATATAGTTTATCATAATATGTCTATTGTATTGCCAACAGCGAAGGTTCCCGCTGAAACTCAGGATCCTAAAAATTTAATTTTATTTGGGCTTCCTAAGGTAGAAACCTGCCCTTTATAATAGTAATATTATATCGAATTGGGGAAAATCGGTGGATGCTAAAATTTAGTTTTTGGTTTGGGAAATAACGGTAAAATAATTATATTTGTACTATTATAATTAATAGTATTAAAATATGAAAATAAATCAATTGAAATATACAGAAGAACAAATTAAACTATTTGGAGAGTATTATAAACAAGGATACTCTTTAAAAGAAACTTCTGAAAAGTTTAATGTAAATTACCATACATTGAAGCAAAACTTAATTCGATTTGGTTACCGCAATCCAAAAAAGAAACTAGATCATCAAAGAGTTGAAAAAATTTGTTATTTTGATAGTATTGACACTCCTGAAAAAGCTTATATTTTAGGATTTTTATTTTCAGATGGATATATTTCTAGAACTCCTTATGGTATTTCCATAGGGCTAGCTTTACAATCATCTGATAAATATATTCTTGAATACATAAAACAAGAATGAGGTATTAAAAATAAAATATCAGAATATAAAAATAGTGTTAAGTTACAAACAACAGATCGTTATTTGTATAGTAGATTATTAGAACTGGGAATTTATGAAGATAAATCTCATAAGGACTTTGTCATTCCTAATATAAAAGAATCTTTAATTAATTCCTTTATTCTTGGATACTTTGATGGAGATGGTTGTATTACCATTAAATCAACAGGATATGTAAGTATTAGTATTTGTTGTAATTCAAGAATGTTTTTAGAATCTGTTCAAAGCTATTTAATTCAACAAAATATCTTTTCTAGACCTATCACTACAGAACATAGGGCTAAACATCCGTTATATGTTCTATATATAACTAAAAGAAAAGATCAAAATGCGTTTAAGGATTTAATATACAGAAATAGCACTATTTTTCTAAAACGAAAATATAACAAATTTTTGCAAATACCGAGGTAAGTTAATTAATAATATAATTAACCACCGTAGAGCGTAGAAGGTGAAACTATTAATAGAATATAATCCTTCCAAGAGTCCCTGACATCCAAATAAATTTTGGATGAAAATGTACGCCGAACTTATAGGAAACTATAAGAAGTTAAGATAAAAAACTTAACGATAACAATTTGAGGAAAAACCACCATCCTTAGTACATTAGAAAATAATCTTATTTTAGATTTTGAAAATGGTTCTACATATGTAGATGCTCTTAAAGTTAAAATTAATAATCTTAAAGATTTAAAAGAAACTATTAAGGCTATTAAGGATGCAGGAAAACCATATACTTATATTACAATTGATACAATTACAGCCTTGGAAGAAATGACCAAAGACATGGCTCTTAAAATGTGGCAAAATTCGCCTCAATTTACTACAAAATATGAGGTGAAAGATGTTACTCAAGTTCCTAATGGTGCAGGATATTCTTTTTGGAGACAGGCTTTAGAAGCTGTAATTGACTTGATTGCATCTGCTGCTCCTAATCTGATTATTTGTGGTCACGTTAAGGACACTGCATTATCTGAAGGACTTGATGGGTCTGTAAAAGACTTAGATCTTGTAGGTAAAACCAAACGAGTTTTATCTGCTAAATCTGATGCAATTGGGTTTGTTCATCGTGATGAGGAATCAAATTTGTGTATCAATTTTGGTATGAATGGAGAAGTACTGTGTGGTGCTCGACCAGCTCATTTAGCAAATAAAGATGTTATTGTAGCTGAATATCAAGAAGATGGTACATTTGTATCTCATTGGGAAAGAATTTATCCATCCCTGGCTAAATAAGTTATATGCTTAAAATAACATTTAATTTCGACGAAATAACAAAGGCTATTACTAATCTTAAATGTGAAGAAATTAAATCTCCAAAGATTAATTCTAATGGCCAACCTATAGTTGAAGTAGGAGAAAATAAATTAATTATTTCTCCTGAAGCAGTTGCTTTGATTGAGGCATCTGCTGGAGATAGAATTTCAATTGCCTATTCTCAAAAATCTAATGAGGTAACTATTCCTCTTATTGGCAAATCAGAAATGTTTGCAGATAAGGATGCAGGGAATAAGCTAACTAAATCAAATACAGTCTCATTCAAAGGAAAGCAAAGAACCATGTTGTTACAATATGGTACTATATTCAAATTAGAACAAAGTAACAGAGAGCAAGTATTTAATCTAATTGCAGTTACTGAAGATTCTAGTCCTGAATTGGCTTCTGAAGAACTAAAAGAAGAAACTATTGATTTAGATATAACAAATTTTGAAGAATTAGATAATTTACCTTTTTAAATAAAAAAATAAATAATATGGGAATGTATGATGCTACCAGCGCGGCTCGTGCTGAGGTCGTGCCTGCGGCGAGCTATTTGCGTGCAGGTATTCACAATGTAAGATTTACTGGTGTTGAAAAAGGAACTAGTGAATATTCAACAATTGATTTCTCTTTCGAGGGAATTGATGAAGGGGAAGTAGGAGCTATTCATAATGAACGTATGTTTGAGCCTAAATCAGCAGAACGTATGCCTAATCGTTTTAATTCTGCAATTACTGATCCTTCTCAGTCAGAGCAGTTTATGTGTAAACTTATGCAAATTATTTCTGCTCTAAATCCTACAGTATATAAGAAAATTCAGGATGGAACAGCTAAGTTTGCACCAAGTGATTTTGACACTCTTATTAAGCTTGTCAAGAAGATTCTTGATCCAGCAGTTGGAACAGAAGTGCAAATTAAGCTTCTACCTAATGGACGTTTCTGTGGATTCCCTGGATTCCCTGCTGGTATTAATAAGAACGGAGATCTTTTCCTGCGTACTTCATTCATTGGACAGGATTTAACTCTGTCTGCTTATGAAAAAGCTCAAATTGATAAGGCAAGTGCTGCTCAACCTACTAATATGGCAAACACTACTTCTGAGCTTGATAGCATGCGTCGTGATATTGATGAATTGGAAGAAGAGAGTTCCAGTTCAATTGATGACGACGATTTGCCTTTCTAAATTTAGAAGTTTAAATGCAATTTACATTAGGACCGACCACTGTTACTAAAGAACTAATTCTGAACAGTGTAAGTGAAGAAACTTTAATGGAGCATTATTTAGGAGTCCCTGTGAAAAAGGGGCTCCTAAAATCTCCGTTAAGACAAGATAATAAACCCACTTGTGCTTTTTATAGAAACAAGAAAGGAGATCTTATATTTAAGGACTTCCGTGGTGATTTTTCAGGTAATTTCATTTCGGTTGTAATGTATAAATTTCAATGCTCTTACGGAAAAGCCTTAAATATTATTGCTAATGACTTTGGAATAGTCTCTCGACCTAAACTGCAAGTTAATCCCCCTCTTATTAAATACACAAATAAAAAGTTTGAGGAAACACAAGAAGCTATTATACAAATAGAAGTGAAGGATTTTGAGCAGTATGAGTTAGATTGATGGCTAAAATTTGGAGTTACTAGAAAGATATTAAGGAAATTTAGAATATTTTCCTGTAAGAACGTTTTTCTAAATGGAAACATATTTCATCTTCATAAAGATAAACAATTAGTTTTTGGATATTTTGGAGGTATTCGAGAAGATATTGAACGCTGGAGAATATATTTTCCTGGCAATACAAAGTATAAATTTATATCTAATTGAAAATCTTTTAGGTTGCAGGGAGCACATGCTCTTCCCAAAGAAGGAGGAGAATATCTTGCAATTACTAAATCTTTAAAAGATGTTGCATGTTTATATAGTTGTGGTATTACAGCTATAGCCCCAATTTCTGAGAACTGTTTTGTTACAGAGGCTCAATTTGAAAGGCTAAGTAAAAAATTTAAAAAAATTATTCTTTTTTACGATAATGACTCTGCTGGAATAACTCACATGAATAAGTTTAGAAAACAATTTCCAGATGTTTATGTGTTATGAATCCCTCGTCATTTTGGCGCGAAAGATATTTCTGACTATTATAAGAAGTATGGTAGGGAAAAAACACTGAACTTAATCGAACAAGCTAAACTTAAGGTTAATGCCGAAGAAGAAAGAAGAAGAAAGTCCAAAGAAGAAGAGGTCTAAATCATACTCTAGAACTAAAGGACATTCATATGAAACTAAAATAGCTAAGGAACTTAGGGAATTAGGATATGAAGGAATTGTTACCTCCAGATCTGAATCTAAATCTACTGATGATAAGAAAGTAGATTTGATTGATACTCAAAACCAATTTCCTTACTATGTTCAGTTAAAGTGTACCCAGACCACTCCAGCATATCATCAAATAAGTGCAGAGTGTCCATTAAAGGATAAACCATTTATTTTAATCTGAAATAAACAAGTTAAAAAGCAGACTAATATTTGCTCAGCTGGAGAAGTTGTTATTATTCCTAAAGAAGAATTTTATAAATTAATTAAATTGAAAGAGTAGAAGAGGGATCTTCTACTCTTCTTGTTATATGAAAACATTATTTGTATTTCAAATTCAATCATTTACTGATGTGGTTACAAATAGTTCTAGTGAGCTGTTTGTATTTACTGGAACCACTGGAGTTGTAAGTGATATATTAGATTCTAATGTTCCAGGATGGGAGCACGAATATGATGACCCACAGTCAGTACAGGATTTAAGTCCCAACTCTTTAGAAACTTATCTTTCTTATGCTTACGACAATTATGATTGGAACTGGGACAATAAACGAATAACTAGAGAAACAAGTAGACAAACTCGTTGGGCTAGCGAATTTAATATTGACCCAAATGATCTTTACAAAAATTATAAAGAGTGGGATCCAAATTCTGAAAAATGGGAAATTTCTCGATTACGACTCAAAGAAGGTTGGGATAAACTCATTAAACAAAAGCTTAATCCAAACTTAGTTTTTGTTTTCTCAAAAGGGGAAAATCCAGATTGGGAGCGACAAGAAAAGATGATGACCTTTGGTTCCCGCTATCATTTAGGATAATATGAAAATAAAAATAAATATACAATCTGAATCGGATTTAATTACAAATTCATCTAGTGAGATCTTTTGTGCTATATCTTCTTTATCTGAAGATTCAATAAAGATGGTCCAGGAATATCTTAATTCATTCCTTCCTGATGGTGTTGAGTATTCAAGTCCTTCTGATATCTTTACAATGGATGAATCTAGATATGTTATTACGTTTCAGATTAGTTACTCAGAAGACCATGAAAAGACTGGAAGACAGATGTACACTTTAATAAAACAATTATTAAAGGAGCATTTTCCAGGGGATAATTCATTTACTGTTGAAGATGGAGAGAATTATAATTAAAATACAATCTGTTTCTGATGTAATTACAAACAGCAGTACAGAGATTTATACGGTTTGTACAGAATATACTTTAGATAGATTAAAGGATATTGTTAATAGTATTTTGGAAATTTCTGGATCTTCTCTTAAAGCTGATGATTTATTTACTTTCGAGTTAGAGGAAGAAACAACTAATTACTATAGCGATTTTTGTGATAGAGGATATAAAGTTATCCCAAAAAAAGAAACTTATACTAAAGCTGCTAAATATTTATCTGATATAATGGATATTTTTGAGCAGGATGTTTGTTATAATAGTTAAAAATGAAAGATTGGAAAGCATGGGGAATTAAGAGAAGAGTATTTCCCGATAAAAATTATAATGCAATCTGGCATAATCTAAAAACTATTAGATTAGGTTCAGGACAAGCTAAGGAATTGGATTATCCAGAATTTTATGATGTAGGAATTAATACTCTTTGTAATTTAGGATGTCCATTTTGTTATGTTGGAGCAACAACTAAGGGAGTAAACCATAGCTATATTGCTGAAAAAGCCAAATTCTTTTTTGGAAGTATGTCAGAAAATGAAAAGCCTTTTCAGATTGCTATTGGTTCTACAGGAGAACCCACAATTCATCCTGAATTCTGCAAATTTCTGGAAACTATTTATAATTTAGGAATTGTTCCTAATTATACTACTAATGGAATCTCTTTAGCTAAGTATGATGGCAATGCTGAAGAAATTTTAATGGCTACTTCTAAGTATGTAGGAGGAGTTGCAGTTTCTGCAAATACCTGGAACCCAGAAATAAATTCGGCTTGGAGAAGTGCAGTAGTACTTTTACACAAATTCGGAAATACCAATATTAATATTCATTATATAATTAGTGATAGGAAATCTGTTGATGATTTTATTGCAATTTATAATCAATATAAAGATATTGTTCTTTACTTTGTGTTACTTCCTTTAATGCCTTCTGGTCGTTCAGTTGAAAAATATTCACAAGAAGCATTTGATTACCTTCTTGAACAAGATATAGACTTTAAACAAATTGCATTTGGAGCTCATTTCTATGATTCCTTATGTAACCAAGATAAGTTAGGATGCTATTTATATCCTCCTGAAAGTCTATCTAAGAACCTTATTCTTGGGGATAAGATTTTAGTAACACCAAGTTCTTTTAATCTTACTCCAATTAAGGAAATTGATTTTAATTATGAAAGCTTGTAAAGTAATTTTTAGAGACGAAACTTTAGCACAAGATAGTATTGTAGATTGTTGGTTAAATGAAACTGGTGATCTAGAATTTAAACTTTATTTTGATCCCCCAGTAACAGAAAACTCTAATTTGGGTTCATTGGCAGGACAACTGTGCTATAGTTTTTGTAAGGCTTTAAAAGATGGATAAAATTATATTATTAAATGCAATTGTCGGAAGTCAGGCGTATGGAACAAATACACCTGACTCCGATATTGACATGAAAGGAGTTTATCTCCAGAACCCTATGGAAATCTTAGGAATGGATTATAAAGAACAAATCAATATAGATAAGGATACTTGTCTATATGAGATTAGGCGATTTTTACAGTTACTTTGTAGTGGAAATCCTACTATGTTGGAGTTACTGTACATTCCTGAAGATTGTATTTTAGAAAAGCACCCTTTGTGGGATATTGTATCAAAACATAGAAGTGCATTTCTAACTAAACAGTGTTATTTTAGCTTTGCTAGATATGCATATCAGCAAGTAGAAAAAGCTAGAGGTTTAAATAAGAAAATGAATTGGGAAGCTGATAAAGTAACAAGAAAAAGACCAATTGATTTCTTAAAAGTAATCGATGGCTGCAAAACGTATCCTTTAGCTCAATGGCTAAAGAGTAAAAAGATGCATGAGGATTGTTGTGGACTTTCTAAGGTCAATGATTCAGAAAATCTATATGCTCTATGGTATGATGATATTAAAGAAATTGCTAAAACAAAGGATCTTTCTAATCCTAGATATAAAGATTGGAAAGATTTTGGGTATAAAGGAGTTTGTAATGATGTTGATATAGTTCTTTCAGAAATCCCTGAATGGCAAATCTCTATGTGTAGATGTAATCTTTATTATAATAGAAATGGTTGGAAAGAACATTGTAAAGATTATAATTCTTACCAAACATGACTGAAGGAAAGAAACACACAAAGATACATTGATGTTCAAAACCATGGACAAAAAATTGATGGTAAAAATATGCTACATTGTACAAGACTGTTACAATGTGCTAATGATATTTTAACTCTTAAAACTATTAATGTTAGAGTTAAAAATCCTGAATATTTATTGTCTATCAGACACGGAAAAGTGTCTTTAGAAGAATTGCTTGAATCTGCAAAAAGTCAAATTAAAGAACTAAAACAAAAGTTTGAAGATAGTGATTTACCAGATTCAGTAGATCAAGATTTGGTTCGATCAATATTAAATGAAATAAGAAAAGAATCTTTAAATTTATTTTAGATGAAATCAGAATTTATTACGTTGCAATTACTCTCAGAAAGCTTTAAAGGTAAGCTGGAATGACTGGTTAACAATAATAGTGACAAAATAGCTAAACATCTTTTAGAGGCTAATCAACTTATTAGACTTTATAACAATACAATTGAGGAAAACAATAAAAATCCATTATTTCCTGTTCCAGAATCCATTTTATCAGGTTATATAAAAGAGATTAGTACAAGATTGTCTGATTATGGAAGACAGTTAACTCTTAAAGCTGATGCTTTCGAGGTTTCATTTCTCCCTAAAGGTTGTACTCCAGAATATACTAAAGGTGGTAAATGGGCTAAAAAGAATAGACAATCAGGAAAACCTGGGAAAATTATTCAGAAAGTAATTGGAGCAGGAGTTTTTTCCAATTCTGACTATGAAAAATTTGTATATGCTCTTAAAGCACTATGGTCTTATGGAGGATATGATATCAAATTGGTAAGTGGGGAAGATATTCGATATTGGTATAATTCTGAACATTACTATGCTACTACAAATACACTCGGTAATTCATGCATGTCACATAAAGAATGTAGTGATTACTTTGACCTTTATTGTGAACAGCCTGAGTGTCAAATGTTAATTGCTTTAAAAGAAGATAAATTAGCAGCTCGAGCCTTAGTATGGACTATCGGTGAGAAGGTATTTATGGACCGAGTATATTATATAGAAGACTCTTTATATAATATCTTTGTAAATTATGCCAAGGAACAAAAATGGTATATCCGTGTAGATAATTGTTTACTTAGTGATGGTTGTGATCAAGCTTTTCTTTCTCCAAATGATGGATATACTGAAGCTGTAGAGGAGAAATTTGTTTTAAAATTGTGTAGAATTTATGATCAATGGCCTTATATTGATACTTTTCGATACTTAGACCTTGACAATGAAGTTCTGACGACTTATAGTAGGCGTGATACTTATGCATGTTCATTTACAGACGGAACTTATCAAGATTCAGAAGATTGGGAGGAATACGAATGTCCTAATTGTGGTTGCACCTATTCTGATGAAGATGATATGGTTTATTCAGAATATTATGATGAGCCTGGATGTCCTAATTGTATGGAATGGTCAGACCTCATAAATGATTGGGTTCCTGATTGTGAAGTTGAATATGTTATAACTAACAGTGGGTGCAGCCATGTTTGTGGTCATAGGTATTTGACAAACCATCCAGAATCATTTATCTTGATTGAAGGTTCTTGGTATTCAACTGACTTTGAAGGACTAATTAAGAATGATGATGGAGAATGGCAGCTTAAAGAATCAAAATAATTTAAACAATGAAAGAAAAAATCCGATATGATTTAGTTCCAGCTCATGGAATTAAAGAAATATCAAAGGTTCTAACTAGTAAGTTAGATACATATGAAGAAAATCAGTGGAAAAAAGGGATGAAATGGACAGAAGTCCTTTCATCTCTTAAAAAACATCTTAATGAATTTGAGATGGGAAATGATTACACTGAAGAGGGACTGCTCAATATAGCAGAGGTAGCTAATAATGCATTAATTTTATGTGAATTCTATCATATCTATCCTCAAGGAGATGATAGAATTATGGCTCCCACAACAAAACCTGTAGTTGCTTTAGATTTAGATAATGTGGTCTTTGATTTCAATGGTGCTTATGAAGCTAAATTTGGAACTAAAATGAATCCATATTGGAAGGCTAACTATGAAATGTCTGAACATTTAAAGCAATTGGAAAAGGATAAAGAATTTTGGATTAATATCCCAATCTTACATAAACCATCTTTTGAAGTAGATTACTATGTAACTGCTAGAAATATTCCTGTTGAGTGGATTGAGGAGAGTTTACAAAAAAATGGACTTCCATGTGCCCCTGTTCATGTTGTTCCATGGGATCAGAGTAAATTAGTACATTTACAAGACTTGAAAATCGACATATTTATTGATGATAAATATGAAAATTATAAGGAAGCAACTGATGCAGGTATTTTTTGCTATTTAATGGATGCTCCTCATAATCAGTATTATAATGTTGGTCATAGGAGAATTTATAATCTTGATATACCGATTAAATAATGGAAGAATTTTTATTAGATATCCTCGGATGGGAACGTTCTGAGGCAGATTGGTTATTTAAACTATTCCATAAATTTGGGGCGATTGGGGATAGTTTTTGTGTTATGTGTGACTCTGCTGGTATGGATGCTTATGAATGTGTTTATAGTGACAGAGTTGAACCCGAAGCTTTAGAGACTGTATTTTTGCAGAATTTGTTTGCAAGTAACCTAGATAACACTGATTTTATATTGCCAAACAATATAACATGTGTTAAAGATGTTATACTAAAAACAGATCATGGCAAACTTACAGAAGAAATATATGATGATGATTATTGTTCATTATCACATGAAGATCTTACTAAAGCCCATAAGCTTATTTTAGAACTTGAGGAGTTTTATAATTCTTATCATTGCTCTAAAGACTCTTTGAAGAATTCTTCAGAAAAGCAAAAAGAAATAGTTAATATTCCTGCAGGTTTTACTCTTGAGGAATTTGTATTTAAAAATGTATATGGACATAAAACTCGCCGACGTTAAATTAACCCCATTGCTACATACAGTTCAAAGGTTAAAAATCTCAGATGAAGAATACTTTTCAAGTAAATATAGTGAATATATTTCTAATTCTAGATTAAAGTATATTAACCCTGACCAAGATGGTAGCCCTTCAAAGTATAAAAATGGTATACAACAAGAAGCTACTAGGTCATTGCAATTGGGTTCGGCAATTCATGAGGTTTTCTTACAGCCAGAATCTTTTTCATTAGAGGAAGATCTGGGAAGACCTTCTGCTAAACTTGGCGATGTATGTGATTATGCGATGAAAAAGAGAATTGAGGGAGAGAGTATATATACCTCAATAGTCTCTGCTTGTAATGAAATCGGCTATTATGCAAATAGCCTAACAGCTAATAGAATTAGACAAATTATCTCTAAAGGATTTCCTTATTACATAAAAAGTAAAGTTATAGGAAACACTAATAAGATTATATTATCAAGTAAAGATAGAGAAATTTGTGTTAATTGTTTAAACTCTTTAAATTCTCACAATGGGGCAATGAAACTTATACGTCCCACTGATATGTTTGGTGATGCTATTGCTTCTTATAATGAGGACGCAATTTTTATGGATGTCAAATGTGAGTATAATGGAAAAAGTACTATTCTTAAGTTAAAGATGAAGGCAGACAATTGGACTATAGATCAGGATTCCAAAAAATTAGTTTTAAATGATCTTAAAACAACTGGAAAACCAATAGGATTTTTTATGCAAGACTATGGTTCATTTGTACATTATCACTACGCACGTCAGATGGGTATGTATTTATGGATGTTATTCCATTTATGTAAAAAAGAGTTTAGTGTGGACAAGTCATGGAATATTTCCTCTAACATTATTGTTGTAGAAACAATAGGTGAGAATAGAGCTGGAGTATTTAGAGTGTCCAAAAATCAGCTTACTGCTGGTAAAAAAGAATTCCAACGTCTATTGAAGATGGTTGGTGTCTGTCAGATTGAAGGATTCAATGATGATATAAAATTTATTTAATCTACAAATATTTTTAAGAGTAAATTTAGAATTTATTTTCTTAAAACTTTATAGGAAATTTGCAGATTCATAATTTTAGTATTATCTTTGTATCACAATCGGAAGAATAATATGAACTAATGTTTAATTTTAATGTTTTAAAGAATGAAAAAGTACGAAGTTTCGGCTTATAGCCTTGAGGAAGCAAAAGCAATTGCACTGAGTGAGCATGGTCTCAAAGTAACACAGAATGTATCGCAGTCATGGAAGAATGTAGGTTCGCCTATTTCGGGCAAAGAGTTTGAAGGATTCTGCATTGATATGCTGGATAAGAAGCGTCTAACTGGTGTAGAGGGAGTAGGTCTGGTAATTGCAGTTACTCCTGGTTCGAAGGATACTCGTGAGCGTCCTTACAAGTATAAGAATGTAACTAGTGAGGGTAAACGTCAGATGGAGCGTGTTGTTGAGATTCGTTTGAAGGCAACTGATGAGGTAGTTGGTACTGCTAAGAACAAGGGAGAAGCTGAGAAGCTTGCTAAGAAACTTATGCTTACCTATAAGCAGGATATGGCAGCAGTTATTGTTTACCACGTTAAGGACGGTAAGGAAACAGCTTTTGAGCTGGATTATGCACCTTCGCAGTCTGCACAGAAGGGCCGTTACATTGTCTTTGGTAACGAGAAGAGTGGTTTTTAATTAAACTATATGTAGAGAAAGCAGGATTGGATTAAATTCCAATCCTGCTTATTTTTTAAGATTGTATGACTACAAATATTTTTAAACATCCATTATTCACATCTTGTGGATTTCTAGGACTATGACCAGGAGATAATTCTCCTTTTATTAATCAATTTCATCAGGGTGGGGAATACTGTGTTTATATATTATTAGATTCTTGATGTGAATATGATACAACCCTTTGTGGATGATCCTTTCCTTGAATGCTTAAGTATATAGGAATGGGTCCTTATCCACAAGGATATAGGAAAACAGGTAAACGTCCTCTAAACCATAGAAATGATTTATTCAGTGACCATCTTAAATTGGATCCAGATCGTTATATATTGACCTTTCCATCAACATGCTTAGACAAACAGTCTGCCTTTGATTTAGAATCAATATTAATAGATGCTGCGCTGGAGGCATCTTATACCTTATCTCCAAGAGGTTTAAGAAATGTTAGAACTCCAGATTTTCAGTTAATAAACAAAATAAGAGGTCATAAGATTAATGGAAGTTACCTTAGACAAGTTGCTTAGTGGTAAAGCAACACGAATTAATTCAAAAGATTTTCTTTCAACAGAAGACTATGTGAAGCCTTTTATTGAGGAAATGAGTAAATTTACATCTACTTATAGGATAGAAGCTATTCCTCCCTTTCAAGTTACAACTGATAAGGAAGGAGAAGACATAACTTATAATAGAGTATTAGTACAGGCAATTATGCCTACTCAAATAGATGAGTATAATGAAATATATACTTTAGCATACTCCTTAGATATAAGGAAACCTATTTATAAAGTATATAGAGCAATGTTTAATAATACTACTAACTCAATAGTAGCATTTGATCCAAATTGATTAATAGTTAATGAAATTAAGCCAACAGAAACTTTTACTCTTCCAATCACAGGCTTAATGGAACTTACAAGTGACTTTGAAATCAAACTTAAAAAGTATAAAAATGATACATTATCTACTAAAGAAAATGATCGTTATATAAGATTAGGGGCTTGAATTGAAAAGTGTCAATTTGCAGTATGGCAAAATGATTTTGGAGGAAAAGTTAAATGGTCTCCAACAAATGTTGTTAAGGCATATAATAACATTTATATAAACACATCAAGTGATTATTATGTTGGAGATAAAGATTCATCTATTATTAATACATATAACTCATTTGCACAATTAATTGCAGATGATAAAAAAGATATTTGCAATAAGTTTGAAAAAACTATGCTAATTAATTTATTGTTAGAACTAAAATAATGACAGTTGAACAGTGGTTAAATAATGATGAATTAGCTATTACTATCTGGAAAAATAAATATAGATTCGAAGAGGAGTCTTTAGACGAATGGTTTAAAAGAGTTTCTGGTGGTAATAAGATTATAGAAGAATATATTAGAACAAAAAAATTTATTTTTGGAGGAAGAATTTTAGCAAATAGAGGACTTTCTAACAGAAATAGAAAGATAACTTATTCAAATTGTTACGTAATTGCCCCTCCAGAAGATAATCTGGAATCTATTTTTGAATGTGGGGCTAAATTAGCAAGGACATTTAGCTATGGTGGTGGCTGTGGAATTGATATTTCTAATCTGAGACCCTCTGGCGCAAAAGTTAATAATGCTGCAAAAACTACTTCTGGTGCTGTTAGTTTTATGGATTTTTACTCCTATATTACAGGATTAATTGGTCAAAGTGGTCGTCGTGGGGCATTAATGATCTCAATTTCTTGTGACCATCCAGATCTAGAAGAATTTATAGAACTTAAATCTGATTTAGACAAGGTTACAAAAGCTAATATTTCTGTTAGAGTTAGTGATAAATTTATGGAAGCTGTTATTCAAGGAAAGACTCTAATATTGAAATTTGTAACTGACGCTGGAGAAGTAATTACTAAAGAAGTTGAAGCATATCCGATATTTAGGAAACTTGCTCAAATGAATTGGGATTATGCAGAGCCTGGGATATTATTCTGGGATATGATAACCAATTGGAATTTGTTATCGAATAATAAGGAGTTTTCTTATGCGGGAGTAAATCCTTGCGCTGAGGAACCACTTCCTGCAGGAGGTAGTTGTTTATTAGGAAGTATAAATCTTGCAGAATTTGTCACTTCACAAGGACAACTTGATATTATATCATTGAGAGAAACTATTAAAGCCGCAGTTATTGCTTTAAATGAAGTTCTTGATGAAGGTTTACCACTGCACCCATTAAAAGAACAAAGAGAATCAGTTAGAGATTGGAGACAAATTGGACTTGGAGTTATGGGCTTAGCAGATATGTTTATTAAGTTAAAAGTTAAGTATGGAAGTGAGACCTCTCTTAGAATTCTAGATACCATTGGTCATGAATTAATTATGACTGCTTTGGAAACTTCAAGTGAATTAGCAGAAGAATATGGTGCATTTCCTAGATTTGATCGTGATGGTGTACTTAAAACAAAGTTCTTCAAAAGTTTAGATTCTGGAGATATGAATGATTTTCGTTTTCAGGATCTGCATGAGAGAATCCATAAATATGGCTTAAGAAATTCTCAATTACTCACCTGTGCTCCAACAGGAAGTATTGCAACGATGCTGGGAGTATCTACAGGTTGTGAGCCTATTTTTGCAACATCATATACTCGTAAGACTGAATCTTTAGTAAATGAAGAGAAGTATTATAAAGTTTATACTCCAATTATAAAAGAGTTAATTGATGAAGGCTTTCAGGAAGATTCTTTACCTGCTTATGTAGTTACATCTGAACAAATTCCATACACAGAAAGAATTTCAGTTCAGGCTACTCTACAAAATTACATTGATGCTTCTATTTCTTCAACTATAAATCTTCCAGAATCAGCTACTGTAGATGATGTAGAAACTATTTATAGATTAGCTTGGGAAAAGGGATTAAAAGGTGTAACTGTTTATCGTTCAGGATGCAAAAGAGGAGCAGTTTTATCAAAGAACCCAACTATTAAAGAATGTTTAAAACGACCAGAATCTGTTGAAGCTAAGCTAATCAGATTTAAAAATGGTTCAGAAAATTGGATTGCATTTGTTGGACTTATTGATGGAAGACCATATGAAATATTCACAGGTATTAATAATATTGAGGATTTTCCAATTCCTGCTTCAGTAACTGAGGGAGAGATAATCAAAGTAAAAGACTCATTAGGAAAACGCTATGACTTCCAATATACGGATAGATATGGTTACACAAACCGTTTAGGAGGACTGTCAAGAATTTTTAATCAAGAATACTGGAATTATGCTAAACTAATATCTGCATTATTAAGAGGAGGTATTGAATTAGATAAAGTGGTTAAAATTATTGATGGTATGCATTTTGAATCCGATACTCTAAATACATGGAAAAATGGTGTTAAACGAGCTATAAAAACATTTATAGTTGATGGAGTGACCTCTCATGAAGTTTGTCCAGATTGTGGTGAACATTTAATATACGAGGGAGGATGTACTATATGCAAAAACTGTGGATTTAGTAAATGTGGATAAAATGCCTAAATATACTCTCCATATTCCTGTTTATGGATCACTAGATCTAGTAATTACAGCAGAAAACGAACAAGAAGTATTAGAGAAATACTTAGAAGAAAGAGATAACTTATTAAAGTTCAATGATGGAAAACTATATGATGATTTAAGTACATCATATATAGTTCAAATAAATGATAAAATACAATGTTAAAAATTATCATTCTTATTTTCTTGGGAGTGGAAATTTTCTTGCGACTTATGGCATTGAAAAATGACACTCTTAGAAATAACATAGCTGCAGTGTGGGAGGAAAATGCACTAGACTTTAGATTAAATGGTTCAAAAAGTAAAATGAGCCTTGCATTATGGATAACGTTCTTTGTTTTAATTCTTATATGTTAGTAAAAGTAAAAAAGTTAGTTCCTGAAGCAATAATTCCCAGTTATGCTAAACCTGGGGATGCTGGTATGGATTTAGTTGCTACTTCAGTTGATTTTAATAATTCACAATATATTGAATATGGTACTGGATTAGCTATAGAAATTCCAAAAGGGTATGTTGGATATATTTTTCCTCGTTCAAGTAATTCTAAATATGATTTGCAATTATGTAATTGTGTTGGGGTAATAGACTCTAAAAATATCAAATAGCCTTGGATTATTCGATATATTTGATTAACTATATTATCGCTACCAATACATACGAAAGTTCACAATCAAATAAAAGAATTATCCACAGACTTTGCCTCTAAAATAATTGGAGTCTTTAAAAAGGGTGAATTGCTGGAAAACCCAGAAGTGGGCAATCAGCAGCCAAGCTTAAGTAGTAATACTTTTGAAGGTTCAGAGACTAACAACCGAATCCGAACAGGTAACGCTGAGGATAGTAATGTTGACACGAGTGCCCTTCTTAGTCAAATTCAGAAACTGACTAATGATTATATAGTCCAAACTAAGAAAATAACTGAAGATGGTTACCAAGAAACCATTAAACAAATCTTAGAGTCTGAGATAAAGAGCTCAGAGTAAATACAAATGGGTTATAGAGGCGAGATTAAATTAAGATATAGAAGAATTATTAATCCTTCTATAGGAAGAAATTTTGTAGCTGAAAATCGCTCATTTAATGACGATAAGACAAAATGTTCTATTATGCGTTATATAAAAGCTGATTTTAATTGTTACGAAGTAGGTGACAAGATAGGACAGCTTATAATTATGCCTATTCCTACTATCACACTTGAGGAAGTTGAGACATTATCAGATAGTGATAGAGGAACAGGAGGATTTGGTTCAACAGGAAAGTAATGAAACAGAAAAAATCTATGACTCCAAAAAAATACGGAATAGTCGAAAATAATATTGTGTATCCTTCTGATACTGCTAGTATATCTGTGGATTGGGATCCTAAATATAAAGGAGCACACCATTACACATTTAGGAATTGTACAGGGTTTGAAAATGGAAAAACACAATATGTTTCGTCAGAGCAATCAATTCAATTTGTAATGAAAAATGAGGATGGATCAGTTATTCCAGGATTACAAAATGAACAACTAATTCTTGCTATATTAGATAGAATTAAAAAACTTAATTCAGTATGTCCAAGTAAAACTAATGCTCTTCAAATTAAAGCTCTTGAAATTTTCCTAGATGCTTGCAAATTACGTATAGATGATAGAATTGCAAGAAATGTTATGGGTACATTAGAAAAGTAATGATTGCAGAGAAGATAACGCAAACTTTGCGAGATGATTTATTACAGACCATTTATAGTTTACAAGACAAATTTCTTAATTTTGAACTTGGAGAAGAGCAGGTGGATGTACTAATCTCTATCTTTACATTCTTACGTAAGAAAGGATTTGATGAATTGGTTCTTTCAGGTCCAGGAGGAAGTGGCAAGTCTGCTATAACCAAATTAATTGTACTATATTTAGAAAAACAATATATTCCTTATATTCTAGCTACCCCAACTAATAAGGCTTGCGGAGTACTTCATAATTATACAGAACGAGATGTAATAACACTTCATAAACTCTTAACTTTGAAACCTTCTATTGATATAATTAACTTAGATTTCAAAGATCTTCAATGGAATGCCGATACAATTTCTTCAGGCATTCCATTGAATGGGGTTTTAATTATTGATGAATGTTCTATGATAAATTCAGATTTATATGAGTTTATCAAAGAAAGGGCTAAAATTAGACAATGTAAAGTGATTTATACTGGAGATGATAAACAATTGTATCCAGTTAAAGAAAAAGAATTATCTAAACCTTTTCAATGTAGACACCAATGTTATTTAAATAAAATTTACAGGCAACAGGAAGATAATCCTCTATTAGATATTTTAAATACTCTTAGAGAACATTCTATTAGTCAATTTTATGAAGTTCGATCTTCTGAAGGAAATCTTGTAATATATCATCATTGAAGGAAATTCATTTCTTCAGCTTCACATTTATTTAAAAAGTCTGTAGATTTGGGGAATCCAGAGGTAGTTAAATTGCTTGCATATACAAATAAAAGAGTAGAAGCATTTAACCAGATTCTTAGAGAATCTATATTTCATAACGAGGCCGAATATAATATTGGAGAAATCTTAATGGGGTATGACACTTGTAGTTATAAAAATAAGCAGGTGTTTAAATCTATGGAATTTGAAATTATAAATTCTTCTGAATATATAGTAACAAATATAGTTCCCAGTCATTGCCAGTTAGGCTATATTACATATAAAGGCTATTATTTAACTCTTCAACCTGTTAATACAGAGTATTCAGAAGATGAGGTGTTTATCATTTCAAGGGATACTCCAGAAAAAGATTTTTCTGCTTTAGCTGCATATATTGAATTAATGCGTTTAGATGCAATTCAAGCACGCTCAAAAGCAACTTCATCAAAATTATGAAGAGAGTATTTTCGGGTAATGGAATCTTTTACTACTCCTGTTGATTTGATTTACGGGAATAGAACTGTGAGAAAGAAAACTCTTGATTATGGATATTGTTTATCTGTTCATAAATCTCAAGGTTCAAATTACGATAACATATTAATAGATATGGGTAATTTATTTACCTGTAAGAATAAAGAAGAGCTAAGACAATTACAATATGTAGCTTTGTCTAGAACTCGTAATAATATTAGTATGCTTATTTAAATGCATGATATATTAATTTCTAGAGATTCTAGAGGAAAAATTAGAGTTGTTGATATTTCATATGAATGAAATGATACAACTCATAGCTTTCTAATTATTAGAAAAACATCTCAATGAGGTGGTAAAGTAACTAATCAGCCTATTATTGAGGTTAAAAGAGGAAAAGCTCAACGTACAGCTGCTGAACAAGTTAAATTAGAATATAACAGTAATGTTAAAAAGTATCTTGATAAAGGATACAAAAATATCAATGATTTTAAAGTAAAATCATTAGATGATATAGATGACCCTGGGAAGTTATTAGGAGATATAACGACTGACCAGACAGGTGCCCCTAAGCCTATGTTAGCTAAAAGCTTTGACGGTGTAGCTACCTCAACTTTTGAGCATGAATTTTATGGCTCAACAAAAATTGATGGAACACGATGTCTTATGCACTGAAATGGTTCTGAAGTTACAACATCTTCCAGAGGAGGTAATAATTATGATATAGCAGCTAACTATATTAGAAAAGATCCAAAAGTAGCAAAATGACTTAAGGATCATCCTGATATGTGGTTAGACGGAGAATTATATGTACATGGATTACCTTTATCTTATATTTCTGGTATTGTTAGACTTCAGACTTTGGATGAGAAGCATAAGCAATTAAAATATTATGTTTATGATTTAGCCATCCCTGATGTAAAATTTAAGGATAGATTAAAAATTTTAGAAGATTTTGGACAAGCAGTTGCAGATTCTGATAAAATTGTAATGGTTAAACATGTAAAAATATCAGGTTGGCTAAATATGAAAGCTCTTCACGATCAATATGTTAATGATGGTTGGGAAGGTTTAGTGATCAGAAATCCAGATAAAGAATACAAGTTTGGCACACGAGATAATCGTATGATTAAACTTAAAATGTTTGAAGACCACGAATATAAAATTCTAGATTTAGTAGATGGCCTCAGAGATGAGGATTTATGTTTCTTAATGGAAACTAAAGAAGGATATCAATTCAAGGCTAAGCCTATGGGAGATAGAGTTTTAAAACAATGATATCGTGATCACATTGAAGAATTAAAAGGTCAAATGGGTACTGTAAAACATTTTGGAATGACTAAAACAAATACTCCAGTACCTAATCTCCCTGTATTTAAAGCAGTTCGAAATTATGAATAAAAATTTAGAAAACATTATTAATCAACTAATTGATTATTACAAGGAAGTAAATGATCTAAAAGAATCAGGAATAGATATATCTAAATTAGCTGCTCACAAAGTATTATATAATTTATATACTCAAATGCTAATTGATTCTGTTGGATTAAGTAGAGCTTTAGCAATTCAAAGATATGCAGAATATCCTACATGTTCTATAGAAGACTTTAATATTTATCTTAATGATCAATATCCAGAAAGGAAAATAGTAGATCGTCCTGATGTAAAAGAGTTTGAAGAGGATGCTAAAGAAAAGTTTGTCAGAGAACGAATTGAATCTGGAGATTATATACGTGAATCAGGCTCGGGACAGGTTGTTAATTCCGTTACAGGAAATATCATGGAATCTGATATACTGGAGAAACTATCTGAAGCAACAAAGGATGAGAAAGTTGTTAAAGATGTATGTCAAAAACTTCCTGAATATTATATAAATGGGAAGAAAGTAGCTAAAGAAGCATATGATGAAGCTATGCTTAAAGTAGATAAAATTATTGAAAAATTATTTAAAATAATCGATGAATAACATTTCTTTTATTGATTTTGTAAATTCAAATATTGAAAAGTATATGAAAGAACAAAATCACAAAATGCTTATTGCATTTAGAAACATCAAATCTGAGTATGTTTATATGAAGGAGAAATCTGGAGAAACTGATACTGAGATTATTAAAAAGATGTTTAATAAACGAAAGGAAACTTGTGAGATTTACAAGAATAAGAACCTGGAACTCTTTGAAGCTGAAAATCGAGAGATGGTTATTCTTCATCCCTTCCTTCCTGTAAGTGTTCCCAAGAATGTCATTCTACAATACCTTAATAGGCTTTCTATTACAAAAGACAAGAAAAACTTTAAAGCTTTTCAAGATGCTTGTATGGAAGAATTTGGGGAAAAAGTTGAGTCTTCGATTATCTTAGAACACATAAATTCGTAATTTTCATGCCTCAAATTTTGATTAAATTATTATTTTGAAGGGGTAGTTCCAATTAAAATTATAATCGAAATTTGAGGCTTATTTTTAATATTATGTCACTATACACAGATTTACAAAGTTGTAAGGTAGAATCAGATGTAGCTATCGTTTACAATAATTTATTCAAGTCACAGTTTGGAATTACTCCTGAACAGAAAAATAACTGTGATTCATACTTCTATTTGGGGGGGGGATCCCTGTTTTAGTGGAATTCAAATATAATGAAAACTTTAATAATAGAGTTAGCTTAGTTAAGGTTTTTATTCAAGTTTTATTTTACTTAAAATCTTTTAAGGAACCACCTTTGGTTACAATTATTGCTGATTTAAATGAATTTATTATAATTAATAATTCAGTATTGTTTGACTATCTAGAAGAAGATCTAGATTGGAGCGTAAATCCCTCTATTGCTCCTAAATGTAATCAGGGTTTAATAGATAAGATGCTATTAGATTCTAATCTAATGAAAACGATTGTATACCCAATTAAAGAGACTACTGCTGATGAAGAGCTTTCCTCTTTAATTTTGGCAAAAAGTAAAGAATCAATTATCTATTATATTTATGATTGTGTAAACAAATTTAAAAGTTCTAAAGCTAAAGGGCTCGATAAACAGATCTCAAAGCTATTTAAGAATCTAAGTATATATTGTAAGTAAATTATGTTAAAAATAATATTTAATAAGGAGGATTTAGGGTGTCGCAAGGTGTTTTTCACCAGCGACACTCATTAGCTACTTTCGTCATGGTAACATAATTAAGTATTGTGATCGTCCATTTAATAGTATTCAAGAAATGGATCATGCATTGATTCAAAACTGGAATAAAGTGGTTAGTGAGGATGATATAGTTTTTCATTTGGGTGATTTTGCTTTTGCAGATAAAAGTAAATGGCGCCAAATAGCTAATGCTCTTAAAGGTAAAAAATATCTTATTCAAGGCAATCATGATAGAAGTGATGATATTCCTACTGAGTGTTTTGAAGCTGTAGGAGACATGATGCAAGTATCTATTGAATATGAGGATTCTTGGCATAAATTTTTGTTATCACATCGTCCCTTTTTATGCTTTGAGGGAATGTTTAAAAATACAAAACAATTATTTGGACATTGCCACTCCAGGAGAAATAATACTGGTAAAGATGCTTATTTACTTAAATATTTAGTGAATTCATACGATGTTGGAGTTGATAATAATAATTTCTCTCCAATTTCCTTTGAGGATCTTTTAACCAAAATTTAAAAATATATGAATGAAGGAATTAATGCCTTAGATTTAAACATTTATGTAGAAAAGTTATATCAGATGTGGATTAAACATAAAAATATTAGAATTTTAGTAGACTACGATGATACAATTAAACCCTATAACACTGCATCTGAATACCTTTGTAAAGTAGTAATTAACACCTTAATTGAAGCTAAGAAATTGGGAGCTACAATAGTTTTATGGACTTGCAGGTCAGGAACTCGTTTAAATGAAGCTCTGAAATATTGTGAGTCAATAGGGTTAGAATTTACAGAAGTTAATCCTACTACACCGTTTTTGCCAGAACAGTCTACGAAAGCCTATGGCAACATTCTACTTGATGATAAAGCTGGTTTAGAACAAGCTTTAACTACATTACAATTTACAATAGATAAATATAAAAAATTTGTTTATGAAACTAACAAGAAGCAAAGATTATAATCCTAATTATTTAGCTAAGATTGTACAAATTGACTCCTTTAGACCTCACCCTAATGCTGAGCGTCTTAAATTAGCAACCGTTGACGGATATATAATTTCCACATCAATTGATTCTACAGAGGGAATTTATGTATATTTTCCTGTAGAATGTGTTATTAATTCTGACTTTCTAAAAACGAATAATCTTTATAGAAAAGCTGATCTTAACAGCGATTCTACTAAACAAGGATTTTTCGAAGAGTCTGGAAGAGTAAAATGTATTAAATTAAGAGGACTTGCGTCTGAAGGTTTAATAATGCCCATTTATGAATTGTGTAAATTCGTTGGGGAAGGGATTACAGAACCTGTAGATTCTGTAGAAATGACAAAATTAGTTGGAACAGAATTTGATACTGTAAATGATAAATTATTTGTTTGGAAGTATGTAATTCCAACTAAAACTTCAGGTGGCATTAATGGTTCATCTAAAGAAAAGAAAAAAATTCTTAATATCGTGGATGATCAATTTCACTTTCATATTGATACTGAACAGTTGCAGAAAAATATTCACAAAGTTCAACCAACTGATATTATTAATATTTCATGGAAAGAGCATGGAACAAGTCTAATTCTCTGTAATTTACTTACTAAGAAAGCTCTATCTCTGAAAGAGAAAATTGCTAAATTCTTCGGCATTCCTGTATCTGAAAGTGAATATAAAAAGTTCTGCTCATCCAGAAAAGTTATTAAAAATCCTGAATTAAATCCAGGAATGACTAAGGGATATTATGATTGTGATATTTGGAATCTTGCTTTTGAGGTTCTGAAAGAGTATTTGTCTAAAGGCCTCTCTATTTATGCAGAAATTGTAGGGTATATGCCCACTGGATCAATGATTCAGCCAGGATATGATTATCAGTGTGTATATGATCCTAAAACTTACGAGTATTCCAAAATGACTCCTAAGCAAATGTATGATGCAAAACTCTTTGATATCATCGTTTATAGAATTACTTATACTAATGTAGAAGGGCGTGTTTTTGAGTTTTCTACTCAACAAATGAAATCCTTCTGTGAAAAATATGGAATTCACTGTATTAAAGAGCTTTATTACGGTTTAGCATATCAACTATTCCCTGATTTAAATCCTAATGAGCATTGGCATGAAAATTTCTTGCAGGCATTAAGAGATAAGTATTTAGAGAGGGAGTCAGTTCTTTGCAATAATAAAGTTCCCGAAGAAGGAATTGTTCTTCGTAGGGAAGTTAGTGAAATTGACGTGTATAAACTTAAATCAATAGCTTTTCTTGAAAGAGAAACCAAAATGCTTGACAAAGGAGAAGCTGACATTGAATCAAATCAATAATAATATGATTAACGATAAACAAATTTTAGAAATTCTTAAGAATGATAAGCCTATAGATGCATGTATTAATGTCTATTCTCCTTATCATATTCATGTTACAATTAACATGGGTGTTAATTACAAAATTGAATTTTGGTTTATTAAATATAGGCATTCGAAAGATATTGATAGACATTTTCAAATAATTAAAAAATCTGAAAATGATTATAGTGTAATCTATGATGGAATAATTTCTGAAGAGAACTATACAGAATATGACTATTTAATTAAGATGCAGGCTGAAAAATTTGTCAGCAGTAAAATTAAAGAAATGCTATCTCCAGATGACATTATTTTCTAAAGAAGATCTTCAAATGCTTAAAGAGAACAAGGAAATCTTATATATTTATAGACTTCCTTGTTCTCTGTTTGATTGTAGATTTGAATATATTATTGTAGGGAATCTTTCATCAATAGAGCGTTATGATAACGTAAGATACTTTAAATTAGATGAATGATTTTCTAAAATGCAATCTGGAAGTTTATTACCAGTTGTGTGTGCTACTATAAACAAATCTGGAAAGATAAAAGAATATGTAAATATTTATGAAAAGCCAGATATAATTAAACTTAGAAAATATATTTTGGGTCTAGTTACTTATTTTCAAGCAATATATGAGGATCCAGGTTGTCCTCGTGTAGAATTAAAGCGGGAAATAGATCAGGAATGTTTATGGGGTATTCAAACTATTAAAGAATTCAAAGTAAATAGAATTGATGTATTTAAAGAAGAACATGAAAACCCTCTTAAAGAATTTATTACCGCAGTAGATCCTATATATAAAATGTATAGAGAAAGATATGAACAATAAAATTAAAATATTAGTTCTTCAAGGGCCTCCAGCATCTGGAAAATCTACTTTTGCAAAAGAATTTGTAAAAGATAAACCTGATTGGATAATTGTGTCCAGAGATGAAATTAGAGAAGGAACAGGCAAATACTGGGTTCCCTCTCGTGAAAATTATATTTCCGACGTTGAAGAACTATCTATTAGAGCAGCTATTAATCGTAATTTAAATGTTATAATAGATGCTACTAATTTAAATCAAAAAACTATAGATAAATTAACTAATCTTGCTGCGGAATTAGAAGTTGAGCTTGAGTTTAAAAAGTTTATTATTTCTTTTAATGAAGCATATTGGCGTGATACAAAAAGAACTCGTAAAGTAGGGCTTCAAGTATTACGTAGATTTTATAATACTTATTTTCCTGATATGTCTCAGGAAATTATAAATAAGGAAAAGGAATCCCCCGCTAAGGAAAGGTTTATCCTTAAACAGGATGAAACGCTCCCCCATGCAATTATTTGTGATATTGATGGTACGCTATCATTAATGAATGGCAGAGGTCCATTTGAATATCATCGAGTAAATGAGGATCTTCCAAATAATCCTGTGGTTGATTTAATTAATTCTCTGTCAAAAATATATCAAATTATTATTGTTACAGGACGAGAAGATACTGACGTATGTAGAAGAGAAACTCTTAAATGGCTGAATAGATATTTAACATGTGATGATTTTCTGTTCTATATGAGAAAGGAGAAGGATTATAGGAAAGATTCTATTGTTAAGACAGAGATTTATAATGAATATATAAAGGATAAGTATTGTGTGACAGCAGTTTTTGATGATAGAGATCAAGTGGTTAATGACTGTTGGCGTAAATTAGGTCTTCTGTGTAATCAAGTTTGGAAAGGAGATTTTTAAATGACTATTGATCAGTTTAATGATAAGTGGAAAAATCACTTAGAAGAAGGTTTTGAGGGTTTAGAATTTAGTGATAAGGAAGGTAAAGTAATAGATTGGTTGGATACTCATTTTTATCTATTTGAACTTTTAAACCCCAAATTCACATATGCTCAAATTAAACTCAAGTTTGGTATGGCTCGAGTTTATCTTAATGGATTACCTTATAAATGTAGTGAGATTGCTGAAGATGCTATAAATGAAATTATGAAATGCGAACTTTAATTAAATTATACCAGATGTTCTATGTGGGAATATGTAAGTTAAATTACTACATTACTCCTTTATATGAACCTATTCTATTATTTATTAGTCCTTATGTCTAAAAATATTCCTGATAGTTGCTGAGATGGTGACCCTTCAGCACCTTGGAATGATATACAAGTAACTTATAATTACAGAGTATATGTAAATCTTGGAGGTATTCTTTTTGCATCTGAAATTATACGAGATACAACTACATTTGGCCACTTTGAGATTAAATCTCCAGATGATTGATATTTTCTTGAGAATGATATTTATCAAGTTATAGAAGATAATTTGGAAGAAGAAATTAAAGATTGTAATTATAAAATTGATTTGTTAAATTGAAGTTACAATGATTGCTAAAGTGAAGAATTTTGAGGTTCATTGTGAGCCAATGACTAAATTTGAATACTATGACAAGATAAAGAAAATGCAAATTCAGCATTTTGAGAATAAGAGAATTAATGGATTCTATTGTAATTGGAACGGTTATAAGTTCTGAATTGATGAAATTAATTTTAATAAGCTATATACTATTGAGGAATAATGATATATTTAGTTACCAATGCCCCAGCTTTGATACAATCTACCAAGTATACATGTATTTCCGTTAGTGAGGCTTTAAATATGTTGGAGAGATTAAAAATTGTAGGTGTTGATACTGAAACTGAAGGTTTTGATGTCTATACTAAAAAGTTATTATCTCTTCAATTGGGCTGCTTTGATTTTCAAGTAGTTATTGACTGTACAACAGTTAATATTCTTCTATTTAAAAATTACCTTGAATCTGAAAGATTATTTCTTTTCTGAAATGCAAAGTTTGACTTAAAATTCCTATATTATTATGGAATTATTCCCAGATATGTATATGATGGATATCTTGCAGAAAAACTTATGTGGTTAGGATATCCTTCTGGTATGCATGGAATGGGTCTTAAAGATGCTGGTATAAATTATCTAGGTGTTGAATTAGATAAAACTGTTCGAGGTCAAATTATAAACAAAGGTTTAACAGAGGAGGTAATAGTTTATGCAGGGACCGATGTTAAATATCTGGAACCTATAATGGAGAAGCAAAAAGAAAAACTTAAAGAACAAGGACTTCTGGATGCAATCCGTGTTGAAAATGCATTTGTTAGATGTTTAGCTTATATTGAATTTTGTGGGGCAAAAATTGATCCTGAAAAATGGAAAAAGAAGCTAGAAAATGATTCTAATTTATGTGAAGATTTAATCTGTCAACTCAATAAATGAGTTGAAGATAATATGGGAGGCAAATACACAACTATAAATCGACAAGGAGATTTATTTAATGGATTTGATGCCCGTCCTAAATGTCATATTAACTGAAAGAGTGCACAACAAGTAATTCCTCTTTTTGAAGATCTTGGTCTGAACCTTTCAGTGATTGATCCTAAAACTAAACGTCCTAAAAAATCTACGGACATTAAAGTTATAGGACCTCAATCCGCCAAAAGTCCACTGATTCCTTTATTTATGGAATATAAAAAGGCTGCAATTTTGGTGGATACCTTTGGAGAAAAGTTTTTAGATCTTATGAATCCTAAAACAGGACGTATTCATGCTAACTTTAATCAATTAGGAACAGACACAGGTAGGTTAAGTTCAACTAATCCTAATCTACAAAACCTGCCTAGTGATGCATTAACACGCTCTTGTTTTATAGCAGAATCAGGAAATAAATGGATTTCTGCTGATTACTCTGGCCAAGAGAGCTTTTTAATGGCTTCTATTGCTAATGATAAAGCTATGCTTGATGAATTAGTAAATGGTTCAGGAGACCTACATAGTCTAACTGCTAAAATGGTATTTCTTGAAATCCCCAGAGATACTCCCCTTACGGCAATTAAGACTCAGTATCACCAACTAAGAAAAGAAGCTAAAGGGTATGAGTTTTGTTTTAATTACGGAGGTATGGATAATACCCTTGTTAGAAACTATGGTATTTCTGAGGAACGAGCTAAAGAAATTTATACTAATTACATGGAGGGTTTCTCTGGATTAAGAGATTATCAAAAGTTTAGAAGAAAGGATGTAATGGAGAAGGGATATATACTTTTAAGTCCAATTACTGGGCACAAAGCATATATTTATGATTTTCCTGAGTTAAAACGTCTTTGGAAAAAACAGTGTGAAAAAGGATTCTGAGACTATTACAGAGAAATGAAAAGAGATGCTCCAGACTGCGAAACGGTTCAAAACGTTAGAAAATTGGCAAAAAGACGTGCAGAATCTGAGAAACAGTCAATCAACTACCCTATTCAGGCCGCTGGCGCCCTTACATTCAAGTATGCGTCTATTTTTCTATTTAAATATTTACAGGAACATAATTTATTGTTTAAAGTAAAGTATTGTATACCTGTGCACGATAAACGTTGTTGTGCTTAAACTATGTTAATTGCTGGAAACCCCTAAAGACAGAAAAACTACAAAAGTAAAGAAATTCACTTTGAATGTTAAAAATTTTCTGTATATTTGTACATGATAATATATGTATAACTAAATAGTATTTATTATGGTACCTACAAATAATGGGCAATCAGCAGCTCTAAACCTAAGTAATGAACAAATTCAAGTATTACTTACTGGTAAATTCGGAGATGGATGTTTATCCACTCCTAAATCATGTGTTGATAATTCACTATATTCTTCAAATTCTATTCATGAAGAGTATGTTGATTTTAAAATGAAATTATTGGGAAATTTAGCCTCTAAAAAGAGTCGTATATCTTCTAATGGATATGCTAAAACTCCTATATGGCAGTTTCATACACATGTTAGTCCAGATATTACTAAAATAAAAAATATGGATATTGAAACAGCTCTAAATCTAATGGATGATTTAGGTGTTGCACTATGGTTTTATGATGATGGAAGTCTTCATAAAACAAAGTTATTTTATAACTTAAATACTCAGGCATTTTCTCAAGAAATTAATCAGGATTTGTTTGTTCCATTTTTATCCAAATTTGGCATTTTTGCCAAACCAACTATAGAGAGAAAGAGAGATGGCAGAGAATTTTGGTACCTTAGAATAAGCCGTTACGAGGGTGCTTATGAGATTACTCAGTTATTAAATAAATATCCAGTTCATTGTTATAATTATAAGGTTTGAAGTTCAGAGACTATCCAAAATTGGAGTAAGCTGCAAGAGCAGTTGAAAAGCATAGATGCTACTAATCTTTCTATACGTTCTATAGCAGCAATGTTAAGAAGGATTGAGCATAAGATATAGTCCCATCTTATATGAAAATATAAGAGATATATCGGAATCGGATATATCGTAAGAATAATGGAAATTAATCTTGAGGCTCCTGCGGAGATTGCAGAAGAGATAGGAAAAGTTCTTGTACAATGTATGGAGAAGGCTGGTGCAGTATTTTGTAAAAGAGCTAAGCTTAGTGCTGATTTGACTATTGGAGATTATTGGATACATGAATAATTATAAATATGATAAAATTAATTAAATTTGGAGCATCATGGTGCGGTCCTTGCCGTGCCATGATGCCTATTCTTGAAGAACTCAAAAATAAAATAGAAATAGAAGATATTGATGTGGATGAAGTGGATCCTATTGTGTTAACTAACTATAAAATTAGAAATATTCCTGTACTTATTTTACTACAGGATAATAAGGAAGTTTGGAGGCATGTAGGAAGTATTTCTAAAGTAGAATTAGAAGATAAAATTAAAGAATATGAGGCTAATTAAATCATCTTTTGAAATACTTGAACAGGAACCAGGTATTCAAGGAATATATAAACAAATTGAACGAGCAGGGAGAACGTGCTACAAATCAGAGGATCGTATTACAGAGGATTCTGCAGAGAAGTTTGTTAATATGATTAAGGATAGACAGCACACAGCTATGCTAGAACATGGTACTGTATATTTAGAAACAGAAAACCCCAGAGTGTATTATAAGTATGTTAATAAGCAGTACAGTAAAGTTAATATTATTAAATACACTAAAACTGGTTCTGATATAATTACTCCACAAAATCCTTTATATGAAAGAGGACATGTTACCACTAATTACCGAGTTTTATATGAAAATAACTGGCTTGATGATCTAAAATATCTCTGTGAACCTACTGAGCATCATGAAAAACGAATTACAGTAAAGTTCCTTCTTCCAATTTCTATAAGTCGTGAATTTTGTCGTCATCGCGTGTTCTCATTTGCGGAAATGAGCACTAGGTACTGTAATTATAACGCTGATAAATTTAATAATGAACTTACTTTTATTATCCCCTATTGATCCTCTTTAAAGGAAGCTAGATATGTTTATTGGGATGGAGATTATGTAGAAAATACTACTCCAGAATCTTTACCACATAAGATTTTAAAACATGTTGTTGGTGATGAAGATGATATGTTTTTATCTGTATGTGAACAATCTGAATTAACTTACAGATTTTTGACTAATAAAGGAATGAAAGCACAAGAAGCTAGAGAAGTTCTTCCTCTATGCACAAAAACAGAACTAATTATGACTGGAACTGTTGAACAATGGAAAGGGTTTTTCAAACTACGATGTGATAAAGCTGCACATCCCCAAGCTCGCGAACTAGCTGTTCCTTTAAAAGAGGAATTCATAAAAAGAAACTTAATAAATAGTTAATATATGGAAGAAATTTGTGGAGATAATAGGTTCGAAATAATTGCTAAAGCTAAAGAAGATATAATGTCAAGTACTAATATTAAATCATCTTCAGATGAGATGAAAGTACTTGATAATTTTCTATTTAGATGTTGGCAAATGGGATGGTTAAATAAATATGAATAATGACTAGATTAGAATTTTCAGAAATGTATCCATATGCCGTAGATGGCTCCAGAAGAAGTGCAATTTTTGGAGAAAAGAAAGCACTTCTTGTTAAAATTTTACAGCAGGGATCTCCAATATATCAAGATACTTTTTATTATGGTCATGCAGAAAAATCAGACCATTTTAAGGAAGTAACAGTTGATGATATTGACAATATAGCTGGATGGAGAGATTGCCATTATTATACTCTATATACAGATAGACAAGGTAATAGTGCTTGGATTTTATCAGGAGGAAGATACGATTAATATGCCTAGAAATGTAATAATGTTTGAAGTAGATGAATGGAATAATTTAGTATCATCTACTTATGGAAGAGTCTATAACTTTCAACAACAAAATGGTTGTAGAGACCGAGGAATTTACTATTTCACAGTACCTATTGAAGATTATTATATAGAGGATTATGAAAGAGAAGAAATTCCAGAAGAAGTTAATGGAGAAATAAAAGGAGTAAGTTTCAAAGCATGGTTAGAACGAGATCCTAATACTCCTAACTTTTTAGAAAAATATAGGCATGAATTGTTTTGGGATAGAAACTTTTATCCTCATGTTAGTATGATCATTAAAGATCTTGAGAACAAAGGAATTTTAAAAGAAGATGAGTATATAATTAATATTGATTGGTAATGTTTAAGTATCATATTTTTAGAGTATTTGATTACAAAGGAGGAGAATTATGTACCACTTTGAATCTTGATTATGAATCAGCTTTGGCTGAATATTGCTCCTTTATTGTAGATAAAATAATCGATTATATGGAGGACAATGATTGTAAAAACTTTAGAATAACTGAAAAGGAAGTTACAGATGTTATAGAAGATACTTTTTCTATTTACGCTGGAGGTGACCATGTGGTCTTAAAAGTATATCAATCATCTAACGATGGTAAGCTAAGGAGGTATGATTTTCCTATGAATGCTATTGTAGACTACGTTAACATGGAGATAAATAAATATGGATCTGATTAAAGCTTGTAAACAACTTGTAGTTAAAGATCCTTTTTATGGTTTATTTCTATTATCTTTAAATAAATATTATTCTAAAGATGATGCAACAGCATGAGTTGCAAGAAACGGGATTAACTATGAATTATGTGTTAATCCCGATTTTTGAAATACTTTAACTGATGATGAGCAATTAGGAGTATTAAAACATGAGCTATTGCATATTGCATTTAAACATTTGTTAATGCAAGAATCTTTTAATGATAAAGAAGTATTCAATATTGCCGCTGACGCAGAAGTAAATCAATATATTGATGTTCTTCCAAAAGATGCTATTGATATCAAAGATATTGATCCTATGCTTCCTCCGAAAGCAGGAACCAAATACTATTATGAATACCTTTATAAAGATAAGAAAGACTCTTCTGGGGGGCCGAAAAACCATAATCACTGAAAGGATTTTTCTGATTTATCAGACGCAGAAAAAACTTTAATTAACAATCAAACTGACCACATTGTAAAACAGGTTGCAACTCAAGTAATTAAATCTAGAGGAACTATTCCTTCCGAGCTAAAAGCATATGTGGATAAATTGTTTAAAATAAAACCTTCTATATTTAACTGGAAGGCCTATTTTAGACGACTTTTAGGATTTGCTATTGATGTCTTTGTAAAAAAGACACATCGCAAAGTATCTAAACGGTTTGAGGGAGCTGCGGGTATTAAACTAAAACATAAACATGATATTTTAGTTGCTATTGATACCTCTGGTTCTGTTAGTACTAAGGAGTTAAAAGATTTTATTAGTGAGATTTATCACATCTGGAAAGCTGGGGCAGGTGTTGATGTAATTGAGTGCGACGCTAGAATACATAGGATATATCCATTCAAAGGGACTTTTGATGGTACATTCACTGGTAGAGGAGGTACAGACTTCAAACCTGTTATTGATTACTACAATCAATGTAGAAAACAATATTCTACTTTAGTATTCTTTACAGATGGCTATGCACCTACAGATACTTTTAAAGTAATGAAGCAGATGATCTGGGTAATTACCTCTAATGGTAATAGAAATAATCATTATCCAGGTTACAGTATGTTTATCCCATCTGATAATGGAGCTGAATAAAGTTAATTTAGAAGAATTTAAAACTATATTTCAATATATTATTGAGAATAACAAACGTTTAGTGGAAGTTGGAAAAATTCCCACTGCAATCTCATTGGAAGCCGATTCAGGAATTGGAAAGACTTCTACAATTTTACAAATAGCTGAAGAACTGAATATGGGATTCATCAAATTGAATCTTTCTCAGTGTGAAGAATTGGGAGACTTAATTGGATTTCCTATAAAAGAGTATTATGTATGTTCTGATGAAGGTGAATGTCAATGAGTTTCAAGCGATTTGCTGGCATATTATCTTCAAAATGGGTACAAGGTTCAAAACTTAACTCGAATGTCTTATGCACCTCCTACGTGGATGCCAAAAGAAGATAATGAAAATGGATGTATATTGCTTTTAGATGATTACTCGCGTAAACTAAAGTAAATACAATTGTATTTGTATAATCGTCAAATAAGTATTATATTTGTATATAAATATTATATTAATATGATACATCTATTTTCAGAAAAATTTCCTTTAAAATATAATATACCTGGTATATATTATATTCAAATCAATTCTCATTCATATGTAGGAAGCTCAAATCAAATTACCAGAAGGCTTAGAGAGCATAAGAAAAAATTAACTCACAATTATCATGATAATAAGTTTATGCAAAGAGCTTATAATAAATATAAAGATGGAGGTAAAATTTATTATCAGATACTTGAAATTTGTAGCCAAGATGAATTAAAAAATAAAGAAAAATACTGAATTGATAAACTACGTCCTGACATTAATGTTGTTCAAGATCCTACTATGGAAAATACAACTTGTTTGTACAATAGCTCTGGAGCTAAACCTGTATATCAATATTCATTAACTGGGGAATATATAGGAGAATTTCCTTCGGTCAGTGAAGCAGGAAGACAACTAAATAAGAATTCTCGTATTATTAGCCAGGCTGCTTCAGATAATTCCGTTTTTAAATCTGCTCATGGTTATCAATGAAGTTATCATAAAGTTGATAGAATGCCTTATTATGTTAATAATAGTAGTAAGGCAACAAATAAAAAAGTGGAGATCTTAGACACTGTTTCTGGATTAAGTAAAATTTATAATAGTATTGCAGATGCAGCAAGAAGTATCTGTGAACCTCAAGATAATTTTAATTCTATTTGTGCTTCTATATCAGGAATTTGCCGCAATAAGGGTAAATTAGTAAAACATAGGTATAAATGTAAATATTTATAAGTGCGCGAGTAAAATTTCGTGAATCTGGGAAAACCCTATAGGACAACCCTAATCCAAGCTTTATAGAAATATAAAGAAGGATCAACGACTAGTAGATACTGTCTTAACAGGTGATGCTGAAGAGAATGAACTACCACGAGTGCGGAAGTATAACCTATATGTATCAACATTTAGTGGTTATATAAGATATAGTCTGAACTATATAGCAATATATAGAGGTAAAGGATAAAGAGCCTTTACGATAACAATAACGGCTTTACCTATGTTCTTGCAGGCGACTATGGAGCTTATTGATAGAGGTGAATATATTTCTTGGAAACTTCCAAAGAACTGTACTATAGTATTAACTTCTAATCCTGATAATGGAGACTATAATGTTAGTACTATGGATAATGCTCAGAAAACTCGATATATTAACTTTGAAATTGATTTTGATGTTAATGTGTGGGCACGTTGGGCTGAAACTGACAAATTAGATTCCCGAGCTATTAACTTTGCATTATTATATCCTGAAATATTTGAAAAAGAGGGAAATGTGCAGAAGATTAATCCAAGAAGTTATGTTACCTTCTGTAATGCTATTTCTGGTTTAAAGGATTGGAGCACCTCAGCAAATCTAGCAATGATTCTTAATATTGCTAAAGGGTGTTTTACATCTAAAGAAAATATTGTTGGTAATTTGTTTACCACATTTATTGCAAATAAGTTAGATAAACTAATTGCTCCTAAAGATATGTTGTTTGAGCCCTGGGATACTGTAAAAACTAAAATTAAGAATTGTGTATATGATAGTAATGGGTATCGTCCAGATATTGCATCTGTATTATCCACTCGTTTGCTTAATTATAGTCTTTTATATTTTGGAGAAAAGGGTGCTAAAACTGAAGTAGTTCAAGATCGTTTACTTGAATTTATCAATTCTCCTGAACCTTTATTAACTGAAGATTTATTATTTCATTTAGTTAAAACTATTACAACTAAATTTTCAGGAAGGGCAAACAAATTACTTATGAATCCTAAAATCAGAGCTAAAATTTTATAATATGAAACTAAATGGAATTGATATTTCCTTCCTTGTTCCTTATAGAAGAAATAATGGATCGGCAAATTTATGCAAATGGTCTAGCTATCATTCAGAAGGCATATATTTTTCATCTAGAACCTCAATGGTTTTACATTCTCCTAAAGAAGTGGAAGATGCTTTAGTTAATAAGCTTACAGACCTATCGGATGTAACAAAACTATATTTTGATTCTAGTTCAACATATCCTAGATTCAAGATTAGGGATACAGAATTTCAAAGGGTTATTAAGGTAGATAAGTGTGAAGCTGCTATAGTTCCAGATTCTCTTGAATATCGTTCTGGCACTGGAACATATTATCTATTTGAGTATACAGAACCTGATCAAACTAAGAAAATTTATAGTATTAATCCAGAGTTATTTAAAAATTTAGATCCTTATATTTATAATGATATTTGTTCTTATGGAAGTGATTTTATTGATGGAGTAAAAACTATTAATACTTTACCTAAAGGAGTAGTCCCTATTTATACAGGAAAACTAATTTTCTGTGGCGAAACTTTTGTAGAAACAATTAGTAATATAGTCTCAGTTTATCCTAAATATGCAAAAGAAAGTACTTTAGATAAACTTGTTAATGGAACTTTAGAAAAATTTACTGAAGAAAGCATCTTATCATTAAATGATATGTTGGCATCAACTGATGAAACTACAGTAGAGCTTGGGTTAAAAGTTTTGCAGGGAATGAATGTTACAGAAAGTCCTGCCACCGTAACATGTTTATTGTATGGAAACTATGGTAATATAGCAAAAAATAAGGCAATGGGAACAACTGGAGTATCTCAAGTTTTTAACTCTTTGAAGATTAACACAAGATACATCTCGTATGATTCCATTTCTGCTCTTGCTCAAGCTCTAGAATTAAATACATGGAAAACTGCAACTTCAGATGACAAGTCCTTAGCATGTATCCTTTGTAGAAGTATTATTACAAATTTTTACAAAGAAAAGGATAAAGAGGTTATGGACAAACTTTATCGATTACCTTTCAAAATTAAAACATATGTTGACTAGAAATATTTTATGTATAGCAGGTTTGAAAGGAAGTGGTAAAGATGAAAGTGCCAAAATGCTTCAATTTTGTTTAAATTCCCCAAAATGAATGCAAACATATTGAATGTATAAGCACTGTAATATTTTTACAGAAGGAAAATTTAAAATTTGCAGGTTTGCAGATACTTTAAAATGTCTCCTTTCCATTCTTCTTAATGTAAATGTTGAAAAATTTGAAGATAGACAGTTTAAAGAAGATTATTATGTAGATTTTAATACACTAACAATTCATCATAAGAATTTTGTAGAACGAGACAAAATTCTAGTTGATAATAAATTTTCAAAGTTAGCTAAAGATCTTAATCCCTCCTTAACGGAAGATTATTGGCTATCTATTAGACAAGTTCTGCAATATTTTGGAACTGAGATAATGCGATATTATTTTGGGGATAAGCTATGAATTTTAACTACCTATGAACAAAAGTATAAAAATATGATTATCTCTGATTTGCGATTCCAAATTGAATTTGAGGAATCTAAGAAAAGAGGAGGAAAAGTTATTTATATTCATAGACCTGAATGCAAAGCAGGTTCCCATGCTTCAGAAAGAGAACTCTTAACATTATATGGAAATGGAAACTATGATTATTTAGTTAATAATGATGGTTCACTATCTGATTTATTTTATAAAATAAAAAATATTAGTAAATTATGCCTACAGAAATAAAACGATGTGGATATTGCGAAAGCAATAAAATTGAACATGAATTTCAGGATAATAAATATGGAAAGTATGTTCGAGTTTTTAATCTTAAAGAATCTGTAAAAGGTTCTAGTTGTACAGTGTGCAATGGTGGATTAAAAGTCAAAAAATAAAACAGTTAGCCCCCTATGTTGGATTTAATCCAGCGTAGGGGGCTATTTTTTTTAACTTTCTTTTATAGTGTTGTTGATATCTTGTCTAAATGGACGGAACATTCCAAAAGTATTCACAGTACCAAGTAAAGCAGCTTCTGCAAAGTTAATATCTTCAAGTTTAAATGCGGAATAATAACTTTTAATACTATTTTGAAGAATACTTAAAAACGGAGGATTCCAATTTAATGCACCATTAGTAATTGCATTTATTACACCTAAGTCATCAATAGAACGATTCACTAAATCAATTCCATTACGGAATCACCAACTTCTATCAGCTATTTGATCTTTATATTTTATTCCTGTTTCTTCAGGATCATCTAATAATGCCATTTGAAGTAACTTAGCAAAGAATAAAAACATAGTTAAGTCATATAATGATGCTTTGAAATTAGCAGCTTCGATACCATTTGATCTAACATATTTTCTTCATAAATCAGTGGTATTCAACTCAGGGTCTTTATTAACTATTTGTTTGACATTTAAATAAACATCTTTAAATAATTGTTGATAAGTTTGAAATATTCCTTCCATTACTCTACCTTCTCATGAATATAAAGGAATACCTGTATTCTCATTAACAATTTCTGAGTTTACCCATGTACCATTAGCATCCGTAATAATTTTTATATATTTTTGATTTCCTTTTACATCAACTACAGGAGTAAAATGTCCTTGAGAAGCAACAGTAGTTCTTTTTAGCGTATATTGTGTCTTTTTAGCTGACAGATATGTCATAAACTGCTTAAACAGCATTCCCTGCCACAATTTATTTCATTCCGCCTTAGTCTCTAAATCATAGTAGCCAAAAGATTCATCTGCAAAAGACTTAATAGACTCCCTTTGAAGTACTGTATATGCCATTTCAAATTTATCTCCTACCTTGTATAAAGGCTCTCCAGTTCTTTCACGTTCTACATTAAACTGTCTTAGCATAGCTATATATAAACCATATTGCTTTTCATAAGTTGCTTTAACAGCATCAGGAACAGCATGATCTTTATATTTCAGATAAACATCGAACCTTCTATCCTTTTCCATATCATATTTGAGTCTCTCAATTCCATCGGAATCTTTATCAATATAATGAGCATCAAAGGTTCCATCATGAATCATTTGAGCTAAAAATATAGACATACGGTTCCAATAATCAGGGGCAGTTAAAGCTCAACCAGAATATCTAGAAAATCCACCTATAATACCATTTTTATAAGATATAGTATTTTCTACCATATTTCTAAGGTCCATATTAGCTAAAGCATATAGTTCATTTAGTAACTCAATCTTGGTAATCTCTGTCATGAATTTAGGAGAGTCATAAATAAGATATTTTAAGGCTTTTCCATAATCCTTTATTGTAAAAGCTTCTTTTCCATATCTCCTAAACATAGCATTAGAAAGATTAGTTCAAAATCCCATTAAAACTTCTCGTGGTAGGTTAGCGAAGTGCCAAGAAAGAGCCACACTTGATGCCACAGATCTTAATGCAGATAATGATTTAAACATACCTCTCATTTCTTCAGGAACTAATGATTCAAAGTATAAAGTAGATTTAGTTGTATCTGCAATAAATTCCATAATATTAGAGACATCAATTCCAGTTAAATTTCCTTTTAAGGCTAATGTTGCTTGCATAGCTCTAATTTGAGGAAGAACCTTATCAATATTTCTCTTTTTTACTTCAGCCATTTTATATGAAGCCAAAATAATTTCTAAATTAGTTTCAAAGGCTCCAATTCCATATTCTTGGATAAGTTTCACACGTTTATCCTCATTCTTTCTGTCTTCAAACTCAAAAGCTAATTGATCAAAAGCATCGGCAGCACTTTCCTGCTCTTTGGCTCTTTCAGAAAAAGTATCCTTAATAAAGGAATTAAATCCATATGCAAAATTATCACGAATAGTCTTTGCGCTTAAATTTCCATTTGTAACTAAACTAGCTAATCTAACTCTAACTAAAGGAACCAAAAAATCATTTGTATCTAATTCAGCTCTGGAAGATTTTCCTGTTATTGTTTTTAGAGCAAATTTAAGCATCTGCCTCTCGGCTTCACTTAAATCATTACTCATATCCCAGGGGTCTTTAAAAGTTAAATCGAAAGTATCAGTTCTATAAAGATTTCTATGAAGTCCTCCTTTTGCACCTATAAGGTTACTGGCTGCAATTCCGTGCCCAATAGAATCTTCATATTTTTGCTCTTCTTTACGAAGTTCGGCAAGTCAATTAGTATATTCATTTCTAATTTTTTGGAATGCTGTTGCAAGAATATTTCTAAAATATACAACATTATTAGAACGAATTGTGTCTAATGAGTTTATCATAAGACTATCAAACCAGTTTGGAAAACCTTGCCCAAAAAGTTTAGCTGGAGACTCTTCTTCAAATAAATCAATATTTTTATAGTAATTATAAATCTGAGAAACCCAAGCATAAACTCTAGCAGTTTGATTAGACATATCCAAATTATTAACATCTAATTGACCCATTTTTCTAATTGATTCAAGAAGAGTCTCTAATCTGTCAACTAAATCTTCGATATTATTAGTTTCAAAATTAGAAGAAATAAATAAGTCAGAGTTACTCTTAATTATTTTATGTATAGCATTCTCTTCACTTTGATCAATTCTAAAAATAGCCATTATTTGGTCAGATACTTTGTCTACAATTGAAGTAAATCTTGACTGTCCTTTATATGGTCCATCTTTTAGAATTGTTAAATTTGGAGACATTAAAGTTCCTTCTTCATCAGCAACTAATTGTGATAGAACATCTTCTATGAAAGCAATTTGTCGTTCATTAAACTCAAGAGATTGGGATCTAAATGGATTAACTGCACGAATAGTACCCAATTTTAAATTTTGAAAAGCTGGCCTTTCGTTTAATACTATTAAAGCCTTTAATAATGCAGCGTTTCCTCTTGTTGCTTCTAAAGGAAGAATTTGTTTTTGCAAATATTGTTGTTCCAACCATTGGGCATTTGTGGTTCCTGGTTTAGCAATTAATTCAAATAGGCCTGATAATTTTCCATTATTTGAATAATATAAAGTATCATCTAAATTTAATTCATCTAATATAAGAACATCAATGGCATTATTAACTGTATCAACAATGGGAATAAGACCTCTATCAAACAGATTTTGATTATCAACAATTATATATCGATCCTGCTGATTATAGTATTTATCAAGTAAAGCTTTATAAAATCCTCTGCGCCTACTATTTCCTTCATAAGGAATGGAATCAGGTAAAGTTCCTTTTAATATGCTTTTAAGGCTTCCTATAAAATTATTAATCATTGCAGGACGACTTTCTTTTAGTTCCTCAATATATCGATCAATTCTTTCTGGAATTACATCTTCTCCAGATAAAGGCTCCTTTTTTCCAGTGATGTCATTTACAAAATCAATTCTGCCATTTCTATATCGTATAATATTATTCTTCTCAATAATTTCTTTATTGAGCCTATAAGTTTTAGCTAAAATATATTCTTCAGGAAGAACTTTTGCAATTTTTTTATCTATATTTAACATTTCTTCTGGATCTTTATATTCAGAATAAAGTACTCTAGGAATATATTCATCCAAATTTCGTACTACATAAGGAGCAGTTACTTCTTCAGTAATATTTTTTAATCCATCAGAAATTAATTTGCCTTTAAATTTGTATATTGGCACTAAGTAATATTGAAGAGAGTTAGTGTTTATTCCTAATTGATTCAATACTCGTCCATAAAAAGCTTGTTGATAAATAGCTGTTAACCTTTTCTCCTTAGCCCATTTATCATATGGTTTCTTTGAAAACTTAATATCATAAATAGTGGCCACATCACCATCAATTACAAACAAGTCTAATTTACCTCTGATTTTAGATTTACCATCAATTTCATAGCCAAGATTCGCAGTTAAATCTATTTCAGAATAGATTTTAACACCGCCTCTGAGTTTTCCATCACTACCACTATGCTGCATCAATATTGTTTGATAAACAGCATTTACATCATCCACCATTTCATCAAAATCTACCTTAGATACAGTAAAAGCTTTAGCCTCTTCTTGTAATCAAGTTCTTTGATCTTGATACATAGTAGAAAATCGTTTTGCAATGTATGCCATTACAGAACCATATCTTTCCTTCAATGCGTATGGGCTTAACTTTCTTTCAATTAAGTTATAAAAAATATTATGCACAAATTCACCCATTAATTGAATTCTGAAGTTTTCTTTAACTGTATTTTGAACTCTTTCTATCAATGATTTTGCATCTCCTGAATTCAACTCAATTCTAAACTTATTTGCAGCAGAAGTTAAATAATGTTCTGCTGTTTTTTCTGTTATTAATGTATCGTGAAATAATTCTTCCTTAATTGCATCAAGACGTTGATCGGTTGTTAAACCACTTTGAAATATAAGAGTATTTATATTTAAACCTCTTCTCTGGAGTAATTCTAAAATATAATTTTTAAATAAATCACTCTCATAATTCTCTGCAATAACTTCTGGAGCTAATCGTTTACCCTCTTTATTTGGCTTTGTAATAACATCAGTTACCGCTATAGTATCAGAATCTCCCTCTTCTAAACTATCCTCATTTATAGCAAGGTTTCTATTTTTTAAAGGGGTTATTTTTGCAGTTTCTGAAAAAGTGTCTTTTTTTGCTTTGTTAATAATTCCATCTACATAAGTTTCAGTGGTAACTCTTAGCAATTCTGGATCAGTTTCTCAGTTATATCTATTCCGATTCGCAGCTATATAGGTTTTTACATCCTCCTCATTTGTAAACTCTATGACTTCTCCATCATTTACTTTTAATCTTCATTTACAATTTTCCATTATAATACACAATAAATAGTTAAGTTACCATCTTCCATTAGTTTCTTAATAATATCATCAGACACTTGTCCTGCAGTTTTTGGAGCCTTAGAATCTTCATTACCTAAAACCTTTATTTCTGAATTATCTAAAACATTGTTTATATTATTCATTATCCATTGAATATCTTCAACATTATCATATCCACTTAATGCAGTATCATCAGTATTAACATAAAAATCTAAAAGAGCGTTTAATAAAGTATTGATTGATTCTTTGTCGCCATTATTAGTTAACTCTAATAAATGCTTATCACTAACCAAAGAATTTAATATGATAGGGATTGCTACCTCTGCAAATGTAGTATTAGTCTGATATTCATTTTTCAAATATACTTTTCCGTCTTCTATATAAGGATTATTTGAATCTGTAAATAATAAATTATTCTCCGTTATAAACTCTGAAAGAGTATTGTCCAGTACAAATCTTAATCTACTATAACTTAATGGTTCTCTTTTTTGTAATTCTCTTTCCACAAGTCTTTGATCTCTAATTGTACTCATTCGCACAATTATAGTATCATCAGATACTATTTCTCCTAAAGAATTTTCAAAATCCGCCCCGTTATAAAGTAACTTTTGATTCGACTTTGTGTAAACTATATCCCCTTCATTTAAGTTAAATTCTTTTAAATCACTGATAGAAATGGGAGAAATTTCTTTAGAACCAGGCTTCATAAAATACGCATCCCAAAGCTTAGATGTATCTTTCACATCTTCTCCTTTCAAGGTTTTTCACACACCCTTGACTAACATATAATGGTCTTTTCCAACTGTCAATAGTTCTTCATTATATTTACTTGGCACTCTTTTAATTACCTCTTGAAGATTATCATAATCACTATTGATTATTTGAGAAAATTTATCAAATATGTCTAGAGAATCATCTTTAACCAATTCATCTACTAAAGTAATGAAAGCTAAATTATCACTTTTTAATTGGTTATATACAAACATTACCTTTTCTACTATATCAAGATTAGCTTCGGAAGCTATAGCTACTATTCTGTTAGGACTTACAAAGAAATTCTGAGTAATAAATGCATTGTCTTTTACTTTTAGAATATTATAATCTGAACCTTCTAATTCAGGATAAGTATCTGTAAGTTTGTAATTTCCTATTAATGTATCTGCTAGATTTCCTGAATTTAAAGTAATATTATCTCCTAAATTTTCTACAATAAACTCATATAAATTCCCAGCTACTCTTTCCCCATTCACTGTATACTCCAGCTCTGGGTTATTCTTCAAGTAATTAATAACTGAATTAGTAGATAACGAGATATCGGCATCAAATGATACCGATATCCCATTATTTAAATTTAATTCAATACATGCCATATTAGCAACTTTTTATAATTAATAATCCCCTATTTAACGCTACATTTAGTTTTCTTTCAGATGTTAATTGTTTAGCAGCACCCCTATTTAAAGCTTTAAAGCGTTCATTATTTAATGGAAATACATTTTGAGGTTTCGCTGAAGGCCCTTCATCAAAATCTTCCATATAAGAATCATCCATAAACTCATCATCATAGTTAGATTTTCTAATTTGATAAAGAGTTTCAAAATCTGCGGCGAGAGTTTTGTCTAAAACGAAGCTTTTATCATATACTCTACCTACGAAATCAAAATATGAATTAATTAAAGTATTATTCTTGATTACTTCTGTAAACAACTTACTAAAACTATCTCCTAGAATTTGATTCTTATTTACAATTAAATTATATAAGAAAATATAATCTGCTACTGTATTATTAGGTCAATTATCATCATTTATATTAATGAAACCCTCTCCCAAATCTTGTGAATATACTACATCATTTGCTATAAGATTAAAATCTATAAGCATCTTTTCGTAGTAATCTTGATTTGTTTTTTCAATTAAATTGAACATTGGCTTATAGTATCTTACAAACCCATCACCAGATGTACTATATTTTCTATCTGCAATAAGATTATTTAAGAAAAAGTTTGTTGGATACTTTAACCTTAAACTTGGAATTAAGGTTTCATTTACAAAGATAACAAAATTTTTTAATCCTACAGGGCTATTAATAGAACGTAAAATAACTTCATTTAAAGGATGCACTCCTCCCATTCTATCTACCTCTACATTTGAAGGATACTTAAAATCTAGAGATTTTATAGCTTGTACAATCATATCATCGGTTGCTAAACTTCTTAGTCTACTTGATAGCGTATTTTTTGGAATAACTAACTGTTTATCAGTCATTAATTTAGTTCTATTCATTTGTTCAACAATAGCCCTATATTTTCCTGACAGTTCTCCAATAGCTCTTTCTGCATTAATAGATAAAAAGTCCATCTCATAAAAGTGAGGAGATGTTTTTAATACATCAAGAACATTTATAGTAGTTGCACATTGTTGGAAGATTCTAATCATATCATTTGCATATCGTGAATCGTTGAAGAATCTAATCTTATCAAACGTAAATCGTCTTCCAGTTGTATATTTTTTAACAGTTGGAGATCCTCCAAATATAGAATCCGCTTTAATTTTAGCATTAACTATTCTTTCTATGCCCTGTTCAAAATTAATACGCTTTGCAACAATTGCCCCAAATTCTGTAGACAATCCTTGGTTTACAGAAAGTTCTCTAGCTAATAGTGTTAATTCTCCAGCACCTTTAAACACCTCTTGATAAAATAGTAGCTTCTGATAAGCTTCACTTTTCGTATCAGTAACTTTTAATAATTGGCTAATTGCTGTAGTTATACTTACAGAATCAATATCCTCAAACATATTACCTTTTACCATACTAATAATATTAGTCATTATATCATCGGTAAAAATGGTAACAATATCATTTAAATCTGCACCTGTCATAATCATCCAAATAATTCCAGGAGCAGTTTCTGAAGTACAGTTAATATTATTAAGAATAGGATTCTTAGCATTATCAGTTGCTTGAGATAGTAAACTTGATAAGGTAATTGCTACAGTTCCATAGTTTGCAAAAAACTCTGAGTGAGTTGTAGTAAATTCCTTGGCAATTCCAGGTCACGTAATAGTTTTCCCAATAAGTTTAGCATTACCACTACTTATCCAATATTCAATTGCATATTCTGCTTTAATTGCAGAAGCTACAATACCAATTACCTCTTTACCTACCTTGTTATTACTATTCATTTTTATCTGACTTGTAGAAACAAAAGGTGAAAAGTTATCACTAGATTTTGGAGAAACAGCAGCAGCCTTTTCAATTGGTTCTACTGTAGTAGGTAAAGTAGCATACCCAATAGTAGAAACATTATGATATGTATTAAACATATTATTCACTAAGTTATTCATAAAGACTTTATCTAAAGTTCTTTTAGGAATCTTATGTGTATTGTGTCTATTTATTTGGGTTGCTAATTGCCAACCTAGTTTCTGAAGCTCTGCTACAGTATAAGTATCCCATACGTATACATCATTAAAGAGTTCATTAGAAGACTTTGATTGCACTGGAAATTTTGAAATATCAATAACAATATCTCGATTTCTTACTTTAGAAATTAAATTTCTTAATCTAGGAGAATTTACTGTTAATTTATCACCAGCAGTATATGCTTCTAATAAATCTGCAGTTAAATCAATAAAGTCTGTTACTTTATTTGTTCATCCATTAGGGTTATCATCACCCTCAGTACCATAATAAGGCGTTGTCCCAGTATATTGAACTACGAAAACTCCCTTATTTTCACCATAAATTATTTCAGGATCTGGAAGAGGTAGTTTCTTTGAACTTTCTAAATCATTATAATCCCAAAATATCGACCAAGCAGGATATACTCCATCATCGGTTAATGCTACACCAAGATTATTATTTTTATCCACATCATAGTCTGAACCTTGTTCATACGTTTGATACTTATTAACAAGACTTACATTATAAGGACTTTGAAAGATATCTACAATTTCACAAGGCATTGCAAACTGTTCACTCTGAGCTGGAATACGCGCTACAATATACTTTAAAGTTTCCCAGAAAGAATTATATTGCCTATTAGCTAAATCATTAATAAAATCTTCATTTACTTTAAAGATTCTGTTTCTTTTCATCAGTTTATTAACTTCTGAATTTACATTACCATCATACCCAGAGTAGAGACCAGATTGCAGAATATTATCTAGAATTTGCATAGGATTATTTTGGTCCACAATAACAGCAACCTCAGTTCCATTTACTTTATAGAATTCTAAACCTTCTATCTTATAAAGATCTTCTCCTCTATCATTGATTCTATAGATTCCTGTATCATCTGTAGGTACAGTGATTTTATTATCGTCGGTTAAAAATTCAGAAACAAATTCTTTATTAAAATATATTGGTAAATGTGCTCCAGTATTTGACTTTAATACAAATTCTGAAGGGATCATTCCATCAGGGAATACAACCTTTCTATTAATAAGAATTCTCTCTTTGAATCATTCAGGACCACCTTGTCTAATTTCATCAATGCTTACACCAGCTGGAATATTTAATACTGAAGAATATTTATAAGAAGTACTAATTTCAGAATTTACATATTCAGTTCCTAAAATTTCCACTATAGGCAGCTGTTTTCAATCACCAGATGGATCATACGCAATGAATCCTCTATTTTTATTTAGAATATCAACCTTACCTTCACTAATGGCTTTGTATAAAACATTATTCATAAAGGTTCTTGTTGCTTCTGGGTCTTTAACAGTATCATATTCTAAAGCATAGCGTAGTCCTAAAGAAAAAATATTAATTTTTCTGTCAGATGTAGTTCCATCTTCATTTTGGATTCTAACATTTACAAATACATTTCTTCCTTTTAGGTTTCTTGGTTTTATATAGCACTTAGTAATATTATATAGACCTTCCTGAATTCTTAAATACTCTTCATAAGAATTTAATTCTACAGGAATAGGTAGAGAACTTGAAGTTCCTTCTAAATCATGGTATAATCCATCCGAGCCCCTTAAATAATATATATTTCCAAACTCTAAAGCAAGGGGATCTACAACTTCTTTGTTATCAATTTCTTGTAAATGAGTATAAATTTCTGGATTCTTAATTAAATCTAAACTATTATATTTTCTTCCTGTTTCATCTTCAAACAACATAAGAATATCATAGGAAGGAACCATGACATCAGCAGAACCTGCATATTTACGTTTAATGAATCCATTAGTATAAATAACAACATCGGATGCAATTTTTCCCATTAAATTTTCATCACTAAATGGAATTGCAATTCCTAAATCCTCTAAACTTACTCCAGGATTGGCTTGAATCTTTTCGTTAATTTGTTCCATTAGTGCTTGAGCTAATCCTAAAACATCCACGTTATCTTTCAAGAATGTTTTCACTAAACCTTTTCCGAAAATATCTACAAGTTTTGCACGATTATCTACACTATTTACAAATTGAGATGAAGTTGATTTAATTAAATTAGCTAAAGAAGTATAAATTTCTTTTGTAATACTTTGCACTAACCCCTTTTGAGCCATGAAGGAAATAAGCTGAGTAGGTTCACTTACCTCTGCATCATCAACAGCATGGTCAGCATCAAGCTGAACAGCAGTATTAGAAATATCTAACCCTATAACATGAAGGGGAAGGGATTTTCCTCTAAATACATCATTGCTTGTGATTGGTAATTGAGCAGATTTATTTGTAGATTCTGTAGGAAAGTAATGAATCATTTTCTTTTTCAAAAATTGATCCACGTCTGCTTGAGATAATACTGAACCATCTACACTAGTTTTAACCCCTATGGAATTTAATAAATTTAAGATTTGATGTTGAGAAGCTTCTGAATAAACAAAAGTATCTCCCCCATATTCATCTGTAATAATTTCTCCAGAAAATTCGGCACCTAATAACTTATATACATCCCATAGATTGCTTAAAGTAACAGGTATATCTATTTCAGTAGTGCCTTCTGCAAGATTTTCTAAATTATAAGTGTAATTATTTCCCCCTTTTCACTTTAAATTAGATACTTTAAATACTTGAAGTCCTTTGCCAGGCTCATTGATTTGATAGTATCCAGTGATACTTGTTCTCTTTCCATTAAAGTTTTTAGTAATATCAAATCAACGTCCTCCATAAAAGAAATCAGCAGGTGTATAAGACTGCCTCAGCATTTCCTTTAATTTAAATCTTCCATGAATATTTTTCAACATGAAAGCATTAGAAATACCAAAAGTTGCAGATTTATTCAGAGTAGCAACTCCCTTACCTTCAATCATGGCATGCCCTAATGTTTTTCTAACAATTCCTTCTACTTTATAATCAACTGTAGAATTATCAGACAACCACAAGGTTGTAATAGGAGCAAATACAGCACCATCCCATACATTCATTTCTTGACCTGCAGATTTATTTAAATCAGCTACAGGAGAGTTATAGTCACTAATTGTTGCATAATTAGCAGTATTTGGAAGTCCTGTTAAAATTCCTCTTTGATATGCATGTCCAGTTGCACTTAAAGCTACCATACGTTTAGTAGAAGTTACATATGATTGCTCTGTATTTTTAACAAAGTCATTAACTGTTAATTCCTTTAAGGGCTTACTATATACTGCAGGATTTTTATATTTATGTGCAATGGTACTTCCCACTGTTAATAAAATATAATTATATGACAATAGAGCATGTGTATAAAAATATTTTTTAACATCATCCTGAGTCATTCCAAATCTATTTTTAAATGCCTCCATAATGTCTCCTGTCCTAAAGATTTCTCGGCAGTCCTTTAAAAATAGATTATATTCATTATCAAAGAAAGTATCAGTATTTGCAAAAGCCAAATAATAACCATACAATAATCTATTAAATTTAATTCCAGAACCTTTAACTTTTTTGTAGTCAAATTCATTAGATATTACATAGTTAGTATAATTTTTAGCATTGTATTCATCAACTAAATTATTTAATTGATCAACAGTAATTCCTGTTAATGCAAAATCAATATTATTGATTCTGTCTATATAATTATCTGCTGGAGTTATATTTAGAACTCTTTCGAATAAATTTAAAGAGTTTTCTAAATATTTGGTTTGAATCTTTAGTCCACCCTCTCTGAAAAAATCAGCAATTTCTTTCCACGAAGCCTGAGCAATACTTTTATTTCGTCCCTCTCCCAATCCCTCAATAGCTTTAGTAGTATCAAATACTTGATACATAATAGATTTCTTATCTGATGGGGTAATACCTTCAATGAGAATTTCTCCGTTATCTTTCATTGACCTATTATAATCCCAACCAATTGCAACCTGTAATTGTTCTGCATCAGTAAAATCTTCTGCTAATCTAAATTTCTTCTTAATTTTTGAGAAGGCATCCAGATGTAATCTGCTTTCCTTATATAATGTTGGGTTATTATATAAAAAAGATAGCATTAGAGGGGATTCAGAACCAGTAGGAGAACTTTCTATTCTGTTTTGCAAATTAGCTAAATGTTGATAGAACGTATTAGATAAGTTAGCTAAACGATAATTAGGAACTTTATTTCCATCACTTCTAGAAGTAATACTTTTTATAATTTCAGGGTTTTTATCTAAATAATATTTAGCCAGAGCTACTAAATTAGCATCATCTCCATTAATTTTAACTCCCGTAGTAATTCTTGTAAGTAAAGTAATAATATCATTTAATGGTAGGTCTTGATTTTTAAATTGTGAAAAATCAAATCCCGTTAAATTTTTAAAATGATACAAGAGAGCTTCTGTTGTTAATCCAACTATATCTTTAGGAAGTAATTTTTTCCCATTTACTTTAGGGATACCTTGTTTAGTAATGACATAATCAATATTATTTGCCATTTGTAAGGAAATAACTCCTTTATTTAGAACATCAGTACTTGTAGTTCTTCCTTCATCCCAATTATATCGCTGATAGGTCTGTTTAACATATTTTAACATACCAGCTAGCATTGTATCTAGATAATTAATTCCATCAGATTTAATTGTTTTGGAAAAAGACTTTTTATAAGCATCTACTAAATTTATACTTACCTTTCCACTCTCTGCCCCAGTTGAATCAAAATATCTTGTTCTAATACTATAAAGAATCTTATCAATATTAGAATTAATAGTTTCTAAAGAATCTGTATAACTAATTATCTCATCTACTAATAAGCGAGGATTTTCAATAATTTTTCTAAACTTCGCCCAGTCATTTCTAGCAATGAAATTTAATAAGGTATTAGAAGCCTCATAAAACATTGCAGCTGTAAGATTCTTTTTAGTTTGTCTAGCAGTTCGTCTTCCATTTTTTGATTGAAATATATCATATAGAGGAGTGCTCTCTATTAATAATTTCAAAGAGCCTGAAGTATCATCATATGCTGATCTGTCATCTTTTCGTTCCCAGCCAGCTACATGATGATGTCCATCATTAATCTCAAAATTTTCTTCAGTGTAGTTATATCTAATATAGTGATTACTAATTTCTGGAATTAATTCTCGATTGTGTAATAGTAAAATATATTGGTAATACTCTCTTTTATCAATACTATTTAGATTCTCTTTGAATGCATCATTAATTCTATTACCATACGTTGCAAAAGTATCTCCAAAAACATCACTTAAATCACATAGGAGAACCTCTAATGATTTCTGCAATTTTTCTTTACTATCAATCACTTCATATTCTCCAGTAGCATCATTAAAGATATTTAAAATTAATGAGTCACCAACCCTTCTTGCAGCATACTGCATGAAGTCCCTATAAGAAGTAAAATCAAATTGAACTTTTCCATCAGCTGTATTATATGTAAAATATCCTTTTACAGTTTTGCTGATACTTCCGCCATCAACTAGATTTTTTAAACAATATCTTTTTACATGTTCGGACAAAGCCTGTACGAAATCTGGTTCTACGCTCATTCCTTCTTCAGATAGTCGAGCTATTAATTTAGAATAGATATCTGAGTCGTTAAAAAACGACCCAGATGTATCTATATCTAAATTTTTTGCAACGTCAACGATTATTGATTTAATTGTGCAATTCATAAATTAACATTCTTCTCCTGCAGTTAATATATCTAAAAGTTCTTTAACACTACTTATTAATTGATATTTATTTTTCATCTTATCAAAAATTGCAGTATTTTTTCCATTATTCATATAAGCATCTAGTTTTTCTGCAACATCTCCACTAAAAGTAAAGGATTTTACCTGATTTCCGAGTTGAAGTTTGTATGTTACAGGATTTCCTGAATCTATATTTTGTCGTGTTACAAAGATACCATTATTTTCCTGTCTTACAAAATGAACAAATGAATGAACGTAATCATTATATTCATCTAATAAATCCATACACTCTTCAGTAAGAATATCCTCCTCTGGATTAGCAGATTCCATCACTAAATTTTCTGCAGTTTCATTAACTTGTTCCTGAACAGTTTCTATAGTTTCTTGTGTAAGTTCAGTAGAAGCCTCTTCTGTAGCTTCTGAGAAGATTGAATCTAGTCCTTGTTCATAATCATAATATGACATTACTGATCAACCTCTTTCATATACAAAGTTATTATCTGCAGTATAATTTAAATTAACGGGAACATTGTTAGTTCTATAAGTCTTATCAAAATCTGTTTGGTGATAATTAGCGAAAATTTTAGAATACAGATTAAACATATTGTCTGTATCTAGACCCTCTAATAGTTTTATAAAACCTTCATAATCTGAATATATAGATTTATATATATTCCAAATTTGATTTACTCTTAGTTCAGTAATAGAATCAGTTCCCGCAAAAATCTCTTCTGCAGATTTATTACCTTCAGAAAAATCTATCCGCTTTATTATATCCTGTAAATCTGAAATAGAAAGATTAGAAATTCATTCAGGAAGCTCCTTTTCTGATTGCTTTAGAGCTATTAATCTCTGAACTCATGCAGCAATATTTTTATATAATTTATTATGAGATTCTTTTGTACCTATAATCCTAACGTCTTCTTTAAACTTATTTTCTCAGTCATTAGTAGGTGCATAGTTATAATAAAGTTGAATAGGTTGTACTGAAATTCTTATTCTAGCCTTTCTTATAAACTGTTCAGTAACAGCTGGATCCCACTCAGGAATCTTTTTCATATCCCTAACTAATTCAGATAAAATTCTATATGTTTGTTTTAAATCGTTTATATATTGATTTATAGAGCTATCTAAAGAAATGGTTTTATCAGAATAGTTAGAACGTAGTCTAGCAAAAATAGTTACTGCACTGGCAGTAATTTTAGATACTTCTCTAATTTTCCCATTACGCTGTTTAAACGGATTTCCTTCTGCAGTATGAGAATCCCAAATATCTGAAGCGGTTTTATATAAAGCATCAATGGCTGAATATAATTCTGAAATAGAATATTTCCCTCTCTTATCAGTTAACCATTCATCATTAACCCTAATAGGTTTAGTAGATTCAAAAAACGAATATTCAAAATCTGATGCACCAGAAGTATAACGATAAGGAGTTCAATATCTTTGATTGTCAAAATCTTTGACCATAGGATCAAAGAATATAGGAGAGTCTGGAGTATAAAAATTTAATTTTTCTGAATCAAATCTATAATAAGTTGTTTGATCTTGTTTAGCATCTAATTCCTGGATTGCTTCCAATAATTTAGTATCCCCAATAACATTAGTTCCTTTTCCTACTGTTTCCATATTAGGAAATATAGCCAAAGTTACCTCTTTATCTCCATCCTTATAGACTAATCTTCTAAAAATTTTAGCCTTAGATAGATCTTTTTTAGGATCAAAATTACCTACTCCTCAAGCATTATCAATGTCAGAATCATACAAAGAAACTTTTATTAAAAATTCACCAGAATCTCCAACTCCATAAAGGTTATAATTTTCAGCCCCAGTTAATTTTAAATATAAATTATTTCTTAAAGCACTTAATTGTGTTGCAGCTACCTTAAAAGCCTCACTGCGAATATCTGCATCTTCAGTTAAAAAGAGATTTATATCTTCTGAATCATTACCTCTATGATATATTTGATCCTCACTAATGTTTCCTCCAAGACGATTATAGAAAGTATGAATTCTAAGCATAGATCTAATTAATGGAACTTCATTAATAGTTAACTGCTTTGTTGGGGCAATATCCTCATTTGGTGCTTCCTCTGGATTATTCTGGACAATTCCAGATTCAGGAATAGAAATTTTGCTTAAACTCTCTTTTCTGTATTCTTGATAAGTTTTAATTGATTCCTCGTTTATTCCTATACTATATACATCCTTCCAATCTTTTTGTGTAGTAACAAAAGTAGACTGTTTAGAACTTTTTAGTAATCCATGAATGATAGTGGCATTCTTACCACGAGTTAATATTGTATAAACGTCTTTTCTACTAGGGATTCCTAAAACACCATCACTAAAGTCTAAATCTCCATTAATTAAGACATAATCAAATTCTTGTCCTTGTACTGCCACCACTTCTGTCTTTAATAAAACATTTTTGGGAGCAATAAGCCCATTCTTTTTTATATCATATAAAAGAATTGTACTCTCAGGATGAGCTTTTGCAAACTCATTTAAACTCTCTTGAGTTAAAGTTCCCGCATTATTTTTTATTCCAACAATATCAGATTCATTCTCAGCATATTGGAGTTCAAAAGTATTTGATTCTAAATTATAAGGAAATTTAACTAATCTTCCTGAATTTCATTTTCCAATATTAGTAGTAACACGTTTAGATTCATACAAACTACTACCAATAAAAGTTAAGCATCTATCAAAAGAATCTAATTCCCCATTTTCATTACTATATCCAGATTGTAAAATATCTCCTGTTGTAATAATTTTAAAATTAAGTTGCTTAGCTAATTCATCTAACAGTAAATATTGTTCACGAGATACATAGGTACCTTCATCAATAATTATAGTTAAAAAATTATCCTGTAATATTCCTCGTAAGTCATCAGAAATAGTTAGTCCGTAGTCTTTACTATTAAATTTAACCTCAGTGCCTTCAATAGTAGTAAAATTCTTAAAATCAGAGATGGTATAATTAATTTGCTCTTTAGCATTATTATCTATGATTTTAACCCCATCCTCAAATAATTTGAACAGATTTGCTATTGTGTATTTACTTGCCCTGTCTGCATTTAATTTCTCTAAATTTGCTTCTGTAGGCGCAGAAAATAAATATTGAGAATTTGTAATCTTATTTTGAACTAATTGAATCAGAGGTAATATAGCAACTGATTTACCTACTCCAGAGCCAGCACAGAATCTGAACACATTTTCTAATACAGAATAAGATCTTGAATCATTAACCTTTTGCTGAATTATAGAAACTATTCTATGAATTTCTGTCTTATCTCCATTAAGGTATTGAATTGCTTGTTTTACCAAAAATTCCTGAGAATAGTATGGAGCTTTCTCAAATTGACCTTCTTCTATAACTGCTTTATAAGGCTTATAAAAAGTAGCAGGTTCACTAATTAAATTAGACATTAGATACCAGAAATTCAAAGCATCCATTGTATGAATGTGGTCTATATTCTGCTCTTTATTTAAACTTAAATAAGCAGGTTCTGCAGAGAATTCTGGGAACAAGTCACATAATAATCCTACAAATAAATCTTTTTGTTCTGAAGTTAGTCCTTTATAATATGTAAATAAAGCTAACTCATTATTAATCAAAGCTTGTTCAAATCTAGTGTCAGCATCGCTAATTGCATCTTTATCTAAATCATCAAGAACAATATTATCTACAAATTCAAATGTAGGTAATTCTGGTAATCCTTCTTTTGTAAATGATGAATTCTTATCATTAAGTTCTTTATAAACATCAATGCGATCTTGTTTAATACTAACACTTAGTTTTTGTTCTTTAATGTTCTCATTATTAGCATTAGTATCACTGATAATTTTAAGGCCTTCAATTTGAGATTGTATTAAACTAATTCTATTTGTTAAAGCTCGTTTAACTTTATCACTAATGATTGGAAGATCGAGAACTGGATTTTTATGACTTTTATTAAAATCATTAATGACCTCATTAACACTAGTTAAATTATCAGCACTTCTTGTAATAGAAGTAGCCCCTCTTAATAATGCTTCAACTTGGAACAATTGTGTGTTTAAAGCATCTAATTGTTGTCTAACAGGTGTTTCGAGAATATATGTTTGACGTCCTCCCGAGTATTTAACCAACTCTTCGTCAACTAATTTAGTAGAATTTAACCCAAGTTGTTTTAATATATCTTCTATATTGTCATTTCCAATATCCCTATATACTTCATTAACAATATTATAAACATCCTTGGCTTTTTCCAAAGCATCTTGCCAACGTTTGGCATCCAATGTGATTTCTGGACGTTCAGCTATTCTAACATCAATAAAACCATCTACATAATTAGCTACCATCCCTACTATCTTTGAAGCCACACTTTCATTGGGATCCTCAGAAAGAAGAGAATTAATTCTTTCCTCTGTAGGTTGTCCTTCATCATCCAAAACTACAACAGGATGTCCATTCTCATCTAAATCATAAGAGTTTTCTGCAGCTTCTTCAAATTCATAGACGTCAAATAAATTATAATTATCAGGAATTATGTTATCTCCATTATATACACTATAAAGATAGTTAGCAAGACTTTTAATCATTGGAAGATTATTTCTTAATGAAGAATGTCCAACTACACTGTAAATATATCCTACTAATTCATTATAGGACATAAATCCGCCATTCCTATCTTTATAAATAAGTCTTCCTGATGAAGGGTCCATTTCTAATTTATCTGCTAAATTTGCTAACTTTTCATCAAGAATTTGTCCTTCTCTATTTTTAAGATTATCAGCTATAAGTTCTGACATTCGTCGATATAACTGATATGAAGTAAAGGAATCTATTTCTGATTGTTTAGATTCAACATAGTTTGCATATTTTTCGTCAACATAAGCCTTAAGAGTATCATTTAACTTAGAATAATCATACCCAAAAACTTGTTTAGCATAGTTTTCTACATTTGGAGAATAAAATAATCCAAATACACTTGGGGTATAGGAAGCCATCATTCTTCCAAAATAAATTTCATTTCCCCCGCTTACTAATTGATGAATTTGATTTTTATAATAATCAAATTGTGCTTGAGCTGCTTTTATAATTTGTGGATCAGTTTTCTCATCTTTTTGTAACTGAAATAACTCAGAGGAAACATCATTTAATTGCAACTGAAGTTTTGTTAAATCATCTGCCATTAAATCAAGAAGTTTCCCATCATCTCCAGCTTGTTGAGAAATTTGTAATGCAGTCAAGCTTCTATAAATTGGAACATTTGCTAAATCATCCATTGAGTATTTAATTCCCTCCTGTTCCAAAAATAGATCCAAAGTATTTATATGATTTATGAAAGAATCTATTAGATAAGAATTCTGGGTTTTTGATTTATCAGAAGCAGGCAAATAAGATCCATCCTCGGCTCTTTCATCATATGATAGAGTATTACTTCCTAATGCTTTTCCTTTAAAAGACCGTGCTATTTTGATTATTTCATCTTTCTGTCCAGAATTAACCTTTTGAAGAATAGCCCTTGCCATTTCTGGACGTTTTGAAAGTGCAGCACTTCAATTAGAGCTTCCACCTCTAGTTCTTCACCAGTTTTCTAATCCAAAAACAGTACCACCGATACCACCGCCAATAAAGCTAACTAAATAACGTTGGATTGGGTCTGAAGCAGCGTAGTCAAAATGACCTTGTGTTTCATAACCTAATTCTTTTCTAAGAGCATTAAGTCCATTACCTAGAACTCCCTGAGCAAAGTCTGTCATTAATTCTTCTGTAACCTCCTCCATTGCTTCAGATGCAGTACTAGTTAAAATACCTCTTTTACCTCCGTAAACAACTGAAGTTCAAAGTTCATTTATAGTTTTAGTAAAGGATTTAAACGTACCAACAAGTCCTCCTTTTGCCTTTGCTTGAGTCAACTCAGTCTTACCTCTATCTTTAAGATAATTGTATACTAATTCTCTTAAAGCCATCCTTTCCTCATTAAGGTCTACCCCTGTTAATAAGTAATGTTTGAAGTAATCAAATTGAAATAAAGTATGAAATCCTGTATATACAGCTGTAGAGATTACAGAGGCAGTTTGTCTATCAAATCCATTTTGAATTGCATCTCCATAAGTTTGTGCTGCAGCTGTAGTTACTAGATATGCTCTTGCAATTGCCGTACTTGCTTTTTGATATTTATCATATGCATCATAAGCAGCTTTATATTCAGGCATGGATTCAATAATAGTTTTTACCCTAGCAGGAATTTGTCCCTTTTTAAGAGCTTCTTTAGTGAAAATCAGTTCTCCTTTTGATATTAAACCCTTTTCAACAGCTTTCTCTAAAACAGACCCTTGTAATGCTGCAACACCTGCCTCTAATCTTCTATCCATTCCTAACATTTTAGGAATATTTGCAACCCATCTCTGTTGGAATAATTGTTGAGCTGAGGTAGAGGCAAACTGACATATGTTGTCAAAGGAAAAGGAATGTGATTGATTATATTCAGAGGGAGTACTATTAAATTTTTGCATAAACCCTTCAAACTTATTAAGAGCTGAAGAGGGTCTATATTCTGAATCTAATAATCCGCCAAAGGTTTTAATAAGTGCAGGCATAGATTCACTTAGATACATAGCTGCGGTCATTCCTGCTCAATATTCTCCAACACCAGGAATAAGATAAGGGGCTAATACTGCTAAGGTCCTAGCTACAGATCTAACTGGATTTACCTCTATACTATCAGTATCGAAAATGTCGATTTTATTCCATGCACTTCCATCAGTTGTTAATACATCAAGTACTCCTAAGACTTGTTTACCATAATATTCCCTTCCATTTAAAGTTTCATAATAAAACTTGCCGTCAGCATCGTATTTATAATCTCCTTTTGAGTGCTTAACAGTATTACCATCAATATCAGTATGTTCTCCATCTTCATCCCACTGAGCTAATACCAAAGTATCACTTGTTAAAACCCCCAATGCTCCTAAATCATTTGGAGATTTATCAGACCATGTTCCACTCTCTGTATCAAAGTATTTGTTTTTTTGTGCAAGCTCAGCAATACTCAAGGCTCTAGGTCCCTCAGTTCCCTCATGGAAATATGAAGTTGTTTCAAAAGGATTGGATACTTTTCTAATTTCAAAAGTAGGTCCTTTTTTGATATTACTTTTGGCATCTCTATTTATATCAAAGGCATCATATTCATATGTATCTTTTAACCACTTTTCTGTATCTAAAGCTGAAAAACTAGTATAGTCCTGTAATGCTTTTGTATAAAATTGATCAAATAAAGCCTCATTAAATTTTCCACTATCATCTTTAAAAAACTCTTGTACTTTGTCCGATTTAAGATAATCTTCTTTTGGACGGATACTTGTATTTAAAGAGTTTATACCATCTGCTGCTAATTTGTCAATTGTAACATCTGTATTTAACAGATTTATAGCAACCCAATCATTTTGTTTAACGTTATTATCCATATTTTTTATAAATCTCCAAATGAGGTTTGTAGCCTAGTTTGTCTTGGATTATATGTTCCATTATTATATCTTGGATCAACATAAGCTTCTTGCATCATTTGATATTCTGAGCCAGTTCTCTTATCTGTTCTTGCTCGTTCATCAGATATTGCCTGAGATGCTTGATTAACATATAAAGGAATGAATACTGTACCGCTTAAGATTCCTCTATTTCAAATCCAACCATAATTAATTTTAACTTTATTCTTCTTTTCTCTATTCTGGTTAGTATAATTTACATCATTCATAAATTTATCTCTACCCTGACCTGTAAGTCTATCAATAGTAGGATTGTCTGAGGTATATCCAGCAACTGCTCCTTCATCTTCTGACATTTTAGCATGTACAGCAAGAAAACGTCCAGTCATTAAATTTCCATCCTGATCTAAATTATTATCTAAAGCATATTTCTTATATATTTCAAAGATTTCTCTTGGATCAGTAATTTTATTTTTAGCTATTTCATCAACAGCCATCTGATATCTATTAATAGCTCCAAAATCAGGCTTTCCAGTATAATCAACAGGGACATCTATAGTTTCTACACCATCTGAAGCATCTACAATAACTTCTCTAGCTTTATTTGGGTCAATGAATAAAGTATCTTGATTATCTCCAATAACACTTCCATTAGAACCCTTTGCATTGTACATGCCTCCGAAATACATTTTATCCCTATCCATAACTACTCCATTTTTAGCGAGATCATTAAAGACCTCATCTAAAGTAGCTATGCCAGTTACTATTTCATTATTCTTATCCCTTATTGGATTATGTTTTACTTCTACAGTAAAATCCGCAATGCCATCCCTTGTTCTTACTCTTCTAGTTCTGCTAGCTCCAAAACCACTAATAATACTTTGTCCATATCCTTCTTTATCCCCTGGACCTGCACCTTCTCCTGAGCCACTTTTTCTACTTGTTCCAAGAGGATCTTTAACATATCCAACCTTTGCTGAAGTATCTGTGTGCTCAAATAATGCGGCTCTTAATATTCCAGTAACATCTTCCATTTTCTCAGGATTAAGACCTTCTGCGGCTGTAGTAGCACGTAAAACATGTTTAGCATTACTATTTAAATTTTTGTATAAATAAACAATAGCAGCATTTATATCTTGTGCAGCCTTAGAATCAGAAGTTTCTATTTCATATAATCCATCGGGACCTAAGCTCATTAAAGCCTCTAGTCCTCTTTGAACCTGACCCCCTGCCTTAATTGTATATCCTTTTTGAGAACTGGTACCAAATTTTTTAATAGTGTCTATTACTTGGTCCATAATAGTTTTCATTCCTATTGAATTTGATAAATCATGAAGAATTGATTCATCAAATTTTAAATTAGGATCCCTTTCTCTTAAATGTATCAGTTCAGCATTAGTTAAAACTTGATAATCTTCTGGATTTTTACTGTATTCCGTTGGAGTAACTTTCTTTACTGATTCCCCATCATACACATATAAATTTCCATCATTAGAAATAGCAACATCAGAACCAGTATTTTCTGCTTTAATTCTATCTGTTGCATTTTTATACAGTGTATTATTGTGTTGTAATCTATTTGCTAATGATCTGAGTCTGATTAATTGACTCATAGTATTTGTTTTTTTCCCAGAGAAGATATTAGTTGAATCCTGCAAGAAAGATTGTGCTTGACTTAGAAAATAATCAACATCAGTAGGAATTCCATTCTCTCCTAATACTTTAATGATTTCTTGTTCTATTAATTTATCATCTTTCTTTTCAGAAGAAGAGGAAGTCGCAGGTTGTTCTGCCTGCGACTGTCCCATTACTTCTCTTGAAATTGGAGTATATGAAGCTCCATATTGATATTTTTGAATTTCCATTATGAAAGCATTTTTAATAATAATTTTATTAAATTATCATCCATTTTTTGAACAGCTTTTCTATAGTCTTTTGCCTTATCCAACATAGCCTGTTCAGAAAAATTTCTATAGCGTTGTGACTTAGTTAGGATTCCTCCTTTTTTCATAATATCTAAGTGAGTTGTATAAAAAGAGGGCATTCTGTAATAATTTTTGATTGCACTCTCTGGCATGTCAATAGTTCTAAGCCTTCCAGTAAATCGACTCCGACTGTTTCTATAGTTATTTAGTTGCATTTTTGCTAACAAATTATTCTGGAGATTTTGAATAGTTCCAGAATAATATTTTTCTAAGAAAGCTTGACGTCCTGCAGCAGTATCTCCATAAGTAGATTTCCAACTTGGATTTGTGTTTTGTTCATTTATCCAAGCTTCTTGAGCTTCAGAAGAATTAAATAAATCTTGAATAGATTTTTGATAATCTTGCTGTGCAACAAGGCTTTCTCTAGTAGCTGCTGCTCACTGATCTTCATACTGATCCCTTACTAAATCATCTCTCTTTTGATCAATGAACGGGTTTATAATTTGATTCCAAGCAGTAAATTGCTTAGCAGCTTTATTTTGAGCTAACATATTTTCCATTTGACCAAGGACTGCTCTATTGTAATCTGCTATTTGTGTACGTTGATTAGCATATTCTCGTCTTGCAGCAATATCTCTATCATTAAACTCACTAATAGTTTGAGATAATTTAGTATCACGTTCTGCAGCTAATTGATCAGCTTGCTGGTCCCTCATAAGTCTCTCTGCCATTACCTGATTAGGATCACTTGTAACTGTTTTAAATTGACGAATATCCTTTATTCTATCCCCATACATACGGGCAATACCCATGTCTGTATATGGAGCGTAGATTTCTGTAGGCATAGACTTCAATTGACCTTGAGCAGCTGCCCTAATTCCTCTTGCCAACTCACGTCTCTGACGAGCATTAGAAATTAATCCTCCTGCTAATGAACCTAAATCCAATATATTTTTTGGATTAATTGAAAATCTTCTATTAGAAGTATTTCCTGTGGATACTATTATATTCTTTAAAAACTCCTCACGTTTAGCATCCATTGCTGGTTTAGTAGTAGTTCCTATTCGAGCTTCTAAATTAGTATCTCGTGAAACACCAGATATATTACCTTTAAGATCTATAACAGGCCTTGAGAATGTGCCTGTTGCTGTTACACTTACTGGAGTCACATCAAAAGATCCATAAGCTCCCTGATTGTCCATAGATTTTCCAAAGAATTTTTCTCCTCTCTCAGCTTTAAGAATTTTACCTCCTTTTTTAAATAATTTTTGGGGTCTATAAATCATTCCTCCATCATTTGGTAATTGTACCCATGAACCTGCAGTTTTTGGAAGCATCAATCTAGGTTTGATAATACGAGGTTTAATAGGTTTAGTTGGAACAGGATTAGGGAATCAATAAGGATTAAAGTAAGCCTGCCCCCCATTAATAAGATCTCCAGTAGTTCTATATCCTCTTTCAAAAATATTAAGTCCATTAATACTGGGGGCATCAAATTCTTTTCTAAAATCAGCTCTATTTTCTAATCTTTCTACTACATTTCCAAATTCTCTGTTTTGAGCCCCACGCATCCAACTACGACCAAATCTATTTTGCAAAAACCAAGGCAATTCCTCTTCCGTTCTAGCTCGTAATTCTCGCTTATCTCCAGTTAGTCTATCAGATATAGAAGATTTTATATTTTTAGTTGCGGCTTTAATTCTGGATATACCTTCTTGATATAATTTATTCTTTGGAAGATTTGCTAAAATTTCCTCATCTTTTAAGGCATCTTCATAGTTAATCTTTCCAGTTTTCGCATCATACCATTTCTTCTCTTTAAATTTCCCAGGATGTTGAGAAACTACATCATCTAAAGCTTTCTTTTGAATATCAATTAGTTTCTCAGGAGTGACTTTTTCAGAAACATCTGCTACTTTTCCAGTCTTTTTATACCCAACTGTTCTATCTAGAGCTCTTTTCCCTCCAATTAGGCCTTGAACTCCCATTAATATATTTCTATAATCATCAAGAGTCCATTCACCTTCTTTATTAATAGAATTTAAAGCAGCAGACAAACCTAATGCAGAAAAACCTGCTGTTAGTAAAGGTTTGATTCTCTTAATTATTCTGGCTGTTTTAGCTGCTTTTCCAGCTATTCCAACTCCTGGCAAGAAAGAAATAGCATCTAATCCAAGTCCTAGTGCTGCATTTCCTATATCGCCCCAATCTAAACCATCCCGTTTAACATCAGAAATAAACTGAGTAGCAGTGGAACCCACTCCTAAAGTTGCAGCTGCAGGATTACCTCCAGTTGGTATAGCGGCAACTAAAGCACCTAAATCTGCAGCTAGTGCACCAAGCTGCCATTTGTCTGCAGCTGTTAAATCTCCGCTTTTAATTTGAGAAGTAGTTGCAGCTTTCTTTTCATCACGGACTTTAACTTTTGGAGACGTTTTAGGAGTATCCTGAGATATTCAATTAATTAATCCTCCTGTTTGTTGTTTTGGAACCTGTCGATTATATGGAATTGCAGGCTGACGAGCTCCTGCAAATTCATACATTCCAAGAGGACCCATATTTCTATTTAACCAACGTCTAAATGCTCCTCAATCCATGTGTTTAATTTGGTTAATTTCTTCTGCAGATAAATAACCATCATTATTTAACAATTGACGAAATACCTCTTGACGAAAAGGATACAGTTTATTATTTTCAGAATCGTAGAAATATCCCATTTCTGGGTTATCAGGATTGTAAGCAAAACTGTATTTTCCAGATTCATCAAAATCATCTCAAACATATCCTCCAAGAATTTTGTCAGTTGGATTTACTCTTGAATAAAATGCATTTCCAGTAGCCTCTCCATTATAACCCACAGCTCTAATATATTTAGAAATATCAATGACATTTCCGTTCTCATCTAATCCTACAGGAGAGATAGAAGTAGGCACTCCAAATTCATTTCTTGGCGTATTACTATCAATAATATCCATTACAGTAACTCCTTGAGGTAAATTCTCATATAAAGGTGATGTATAAGCATATAATACATTATTATCATCTTTATAAGTACTATTAAAATAGGGGTTATATTGAAGCTGAGAATTATACCTTTGAAACGGATTATTTGTTCATAAAACTTGCCATTGACCATTTTTAATTGGATCAAATAAATTTTGACTCATTTTATTAAAAATATCCACGTTAGGAGACTTTAAAATTTGATTAATTTCAGAGTCTGGATTAGATCATTCGTTTTTACTATATAGTCTTCCATTGTAAAGAATGTAGTCTTGAAATCTTTTTAATTCTGGGTGAATCTTAACAAAATTTTCCCCAAAATATGCATGTCTCCAATCTTTACCATAGCCTTCTAATCCTAAACCTTCTGTAAGAAGTTCTCCATTTGGACCATAGGAAATATTATAAGTACTTCTAAAATCAGGAGTAAAATTATTTTCTTTATCCCATAGTTCTCATTTTTCCTGTTCTGATTGAGCTCCCCCACTTTCAGAGGTTCCCGAAGTAGTTTCTCTATCTAAAATACCTAATTTAGAGAGTGTGGTAATATCACGATCGGTAATGGTTCCGTTTTTAATCCTTTGTCGTAAACCATCCCAATCAGAATATTCTCTAGCAAATCTTAAATAATCCTCTTTGGTCTGATTATTATAACCTTTCCAGTCTACAATGTTTTCCTCATTTGCAAGATTTTGTATAAAATCTAACCTATTAAAGATTTTAGAATCATCAATATCAGCATTGTATATTCGATTTCCATTTTCATCAAGTTTTAACTTACCATTCTCATCTCTTAGATAAGGAAGTAATAACTTTCTAGAAATATCAATACTTCTGTTTGGATTAGCTCTTACTGTATTTTGATTATGACTAAATCCACGTAAAGCATTTGTTGCAGTTTTAACTTGATTTACTCTTCCATTAAAAGTGCTATCCAACACTTCTCCAGTTTTTGAGGTACGTTTTGCAGCTCGTCTTCTTTGACGTGCATTCATATTATCAAACGTTACATCTCCTCTTAACTCATTAGTATTAGAATCATATGATAAATCGGCACCAGATCTAAGAGCATTAACAATAGCTCCATAATCAGCTCTAGCTCTATCATCCGTGATTGAACTACCGTGTGCCGCCATAGCCTGTAGAAAGTCGTCGTCAACTTGATATGTCACACCATCCTTAGTGAAGGTCCCATATTTTTTTACAGACCCTCCCTCTTGGAGTTTTTGTATATTTACCTGTGCCATTTTATCAATGTGTTATACTTAAAAAGGGAGATTGACTACATACAATCTCCCTTCTATCTTTATTAATCATTAGTTAGATTTATTTCTTCTTAATGATATTTAAGTCTCCGCCTTTCTCTTTCTTTCCGCATTTCTTACGTCCAGCAATTTTTCCACCTTTCTTAAATACAGGTTCTCCTTCTGGAGCTTGTCCAACTGGAGCCTGTCCACCTCCCATAGCTTGCTGAATCAAAGCAACGAAACCTTCACAAACCTGCATAGCCATTTGGCAGTCCTGTCCTTGTAAGGCTTGCATTGCCATTTCTGCTAACATCTGAATAGGATCTTGCTCACCACCTGCAGGAGCACCAGCGGGAGCAGCTGCAGGAGCGGCTCCACCTTCTTGGAATTTCTTAATATAAGCCATATTACTTATTGTTATTTTATTAATATAATTTAGTTTTACTCTCTATAAAGACATATTGTCGTATACTCTTTTACTTCCCAAAATTACATATATTATTTAAATAATCCAAATAATTTAAATTTAATTTGGAGATTCTACATATTCTGGTTCGTTTGAGTTTTGCTTCTCTAAATATTTAAAAACCTGTCTTCCCAAAGCTTTATAATCTGAGTCCGATTTTGTTTTGTATGCTTTTTTGGCTTTAGATACAAGAACTTTTGTGTTAGGTCGGCTAAAGATTCGTTCTCCTCCAACAAGCTCATATTGTGCCTGCCCATCACTCCCTAACACATACATTTTAGCAGCTTCATCCTCTTCGTCATCTTCTTCATAATCTAAGATAACATCATCCCCTTCCTCAATTCCAGAGTTTTGATTTACTTCTAAAACATATTGTACATTATCTTCACTTATAAAATCTTCGGACATAGGCTCTCCTTGTTTTACTGAAATTACCTCCAGATCTGAATTTATAAAAATTATATCCAATGGTATCTCAGTATCTTTCATTCAAAAGTCTACATGTTGAGGTTCAGGAAATATAAATAACATTCCCTCATCGTCATCCATTTCAATAACTTCTTGAAGACCTTTCATTCTTTCCTCTTCATTTTCTGCAACCTCTACATCGTATTTCTTATTTCCTACTAAAATATCCATTATATAATTGATTTAGTGCGATCTTCAGTATCTCGTAAAATAGCTGTTGTTAATAATTTTCCAGCTTTAATCATTGCTTCTTCAGAACCATCTTTAAATAATTCTTCAAGCTTTACAGTTAAATCTTTATTTAAAATTAATTCTCCTCCTTCAATTTCAGCATGTTGAATAATTTCTCCTCCTTCACTATGAGAAATTACTGGAATTCCTTTATGAGTAATAACTCCTTTCAATTCTGGATTAGTTTTTTCTAAATCATGCTTTCTTGCATGCAAAGATCCTTCTGCAATAACATTTAGTTTACCTCCATCTTTAAATTTTGGCGGTTCTTGAATAGACTTAGAGAACTTTTGCAATAATAATCTTGCATCATCAAGTTCTGGAAATTTCATACCTTTACGAGATAGAAGTAATTGTGGAGTATAACCAGAATATTTATTTTGATTTTGAGAAGCATAAGTATCTGCTGCTGCATTAGACTTTCTAAGTTTACTTTCTAAACCAATATCTGTTAGTAGCTCATTAACTCTATTTTGTTCTCTAATAAACTTATTAGCCTTTCCTTTACCAAATAGCATACTCTTATTTCCCATTTTTTGAGCAGCATCTATATCTCCAGTTGACTTACCATAGGCTCCAGATAAAGCATCAATTTCAGCGGATTTATTAGATTTAATAGTTTTTCCTGAAAATGCACTCATTATTGTACCCAAGCCAGGGATACTAGTAAGTATCTCACTGGTATTATTAGCCCCGCTAAACCCAGCCCTTGCAGCTGCATCTTTATCTATAATATCAGTTTTAGCTCCTAAAGCTCCACCTATTGTATCAAATACTCCAACAGCTGCTGATGCTAATTGACCTGCTGGTCCAGCAGCTTGCATTAAAGAATGTATGCCACTATTAATAGATGATTGTGTTTCGGTAAATCCTTTTATTTGCCCTCCAATCCCACTAAACATACTTCCTGCAGCTCCTAAAGCATCTCCATATTTTCCTGCAAATGCCCCTACTTTAGTATTTTTAAATTTCTTTCCGCCTTGATATTTTATTATATTATGCATAGCTTAATCGTAATAATGATTGAATAGTATTAATTACTACTAGTTTTTCCCCAGTATATTTAATCCTAATTTTAATCCATTTGTCTCTAATTCTTGTGCTTTTTAAATCAGTAAAATTGTTAGTACCTACAATTCGATCTTTGTAATAGATGGGAGTAATTGTGGTAAACCATCTGTCTTCTTTATATTCAATATTACCTCGTCTTCTTCCATAAGTTTTTATATTCTTAATTGGTTGTTTGACTTTTAGTATATATTGATTTAAAACATGGTCTTTTTCAATTTCTACTTGCTGCTTCTCAAAAATTTGAGAATATTTGCCTTCTTTTGCAGTTTCTCTTTCAAGAGCTATTTTCTTAGCAGCATATTCTTCACTATTAAAAGTGCCATCACTATTTCAAAATCCATTAGAACTAGCATGTTCCGATTTATATAATCCAGCCTTATTAAAATCATACACATCTCCAATAATTTCAAATTCCAAAGATTCTGGCTCTACATTATTAGAAATCATAACTAAATTATCAAAAATTTTATGAATTCCAGCTGGAGTATTTACGACAAATTCAAATTCAAAGGGTTCCTGTTTGTTATATCATTTAGTTGGAAGAATTTCATTATTAGGATCCTCATCAAAATAATTAATCTCATTAAAAATACCTGCTCTACCGTGAACATAGAAACCATTTCTTAATAATTTTTCATATAGACCTTTTGTATCCTTTTCAAGAGATTGTACGTCTCTAATTAATACTATAGATTCTTCTATTGTACTACTTAAAGCTTTAATTTTATTTTCCCCATTTTGTTCAGAAACATTTTCCTCATTTATATAAGGATTGTCAGTGTTTTCTACTGTTGTATCAATGTATGGGGTAACTTCAAAGTTAATCTTCAAATATAAAAGTTTAGATACCTCTTCAAAATTCTCTACTTCTAATTTTAGATTTTTACCTTGTTGTGATATTTCAATTTTCTTTCCAGGATTGTCTTTATCAATATATCCTATTTGATAATTAGAAAAACTTAGATCCTTAGCATTAAAAATCTTACATTTAACATCATAAGCTGTTTCTGGGTTCTCAACAAATCTAATAGTATGTTCTACATCATTCTCATCTAAAGTAGATGATGTGATTGAAGTGATTCTAACATTAAATTTATCAAAGAACTCATAGCCCTTCATAACAACAGTTCTTGTTATATTATCATACTCTCATAAATTTCCACAGACTCTATCATACTCTTCTCTATCTTCAATATGTGCTCCAGATTCAGTATTTATATTATCATAGATAATACCATAAATTGAGGCTCTTTTTCTATCTAAAGATAGGAAAATATTGTTAATATTTTCTGAAGCTAGAGGAGTTCAACTATATTTGGTAATTCACTTTTCAAGTCTTTCATTATAACATAAGTTCCAAACTTTATCTCCATTGTAAAATGTAAACATAACATCCCCTTTATAATTATTAAAGTGGGTCTTTACATTTTTTAAAGAAATAATAGGATATTTATCGCTTTCTTGAAGAATTATATTATCATGTAAAAATCTTTGAACGGCCATGTCAGAAATTATTTGGAATCCATTTGTATTATATCTCCAAATTTTTTTGGCATATGTATCTACACCATAAATTCCATTAGGAGTGCGGATAATAGATTCTTGTCAAATGCTTCCATAATCTGGAGATATAGGAGTTACCTGATTTTGCAAAACCCCAGAACCATACATATGAATAGCTTGGCCAGTACTAGTTGCTATTAATGCTTTTTCATTAATTGGAATAATTGCACAACCATGTTCAAATACACAAAAGAGATTAGCACCTAATGAGAGTAATTTAACAATTGCTCCGTATTGACGTTCAATATCTTTATAAGACAATCCTTGAAATATTCTGTAAGCATTTCTAAAATCATCTTCAATTTGAACGTTGCTGAACATAATTCTGGTGTCAAATATATCTTTTACATAAGGAACATCTGGAGCAGTAAAATACTTTTTATATGGCAATGTTGAAGAATATCCAGCATTCAATAGAGCTGTTTCTGGAATTTTGTTTGAAGGTGCAACATTTACACCTTGTAAAGGAACAAAACTTCTGGGATTTCCCATTAAAGCCATTTCTTCTAAATGGGATCTATCTTCTGATCTAAGGCCCAAATTATAATTAGAAAGGCATTTAAATGTTACTCACATCCCTAAAGGAACTGTATTAACGTCTGCACGATTTATATTTTTTCAATCCGAGGCAGATGTCTGACTATATCCTTTGTATCCTTCTTTCCATGTGTTTGGATCTACAATTATATCATTGGTTGGGACTTCTGAGTCAATAAAATTTTTATTTAATCTAATTGTTACAGTAGTGGTAAAACAATCCCCTCTAAATACTTTTGGTACAATATATGATTGCAGATCTTTATCAAACAATTTTGAATCCTCTAGTTCATATCTTGGACTAACTGCCATGAAAGGGGATAAATCATTACCTCGAATTTTAAAATATTCTAATTCATAAGTTTTAGAATAATTACCTAATCGTACATTATATATAGCATTTTTAGTAAGTACCTTATTTGTTCCAATAAATGGACAATATACTCCTCTAACTATCTTATTATTGTCAGCATTATAGTTTATTCCCCCTAAGAACTTTACTTCTTTACAATCTTCAGAAGACCCTGCACGTGTAGAATATCCATATGAATCGTAATATTTTAAAGGAATATCCATATCTACAAAAACACATTTTCCTTTGGTATAACCTGTATAATTAGATTTTTGATAGTCTTTTGTATAGTATGATCTTTGTCCAAGTAAAGAATTACTTGATCCTAACTCTGAAGTTGTATAATATCTTTCTAAAGAAAACTCCGAATTATCTAATATAGATTGAAGCTGTTTATTAACCATAGCATCAACAGACAATAATCCATGACTTTGCAAAGTTCCCTCAATTAATTTTTCTTTATAAGATGTAGTTAATGTTAAGTTCTTATTTATAAATGACTCTGTTTTATATAAATCATTTATTGATAGCATAGGCACATAGGCAGTCTTATCTACACCTACAGTAAATCCTTGAGTTAGTATAATTGGGATACGTTTTTGCCTCACAAAGAAAAAACCTTTTACGTTATACTCTTTGAGCTTAGTAACTATATCAACATCTATAGTAAATTGTATTCCTAAAGGATATACTCCCTTTTTTCCATCTTTCTCATATAAGTTAGTATCTTTAAACTTAAACACTCCTTTAGTATTAGAAAGATAATGATCATTAGGTATAGAAAAATTATCACTTGGTATGATGTTACTACTAATTGTACTAAGGGTATAATTAGAACCTTCTAAATTATCTTTCATAGAAGAAAAATCACATCCTCTTAGATTATATACAGGACTTAGAGAATCATCTTTAAATATGTATACTATTCCAAACCTATATAATTCTGTTGGCCAGTACCCTAAAGAATAATATATATTTATAGGATTATAATATTCGGTCATCCCTATGTCTTCTTGTGACCTCTTATAATAAGTTGCTGGTTCTATATATCCTATACTTTCCCCTTGAATCTGAGAAGCTTTTATATAATATGATATATTTTGTAAAGATGCGTTATCTAATACCGTTTGTTGCACGTTACCAAAGAATAGCATATTTTGTACCTGGGCTTGAGTTTTTACTCCAGTGCATATATTATATCTAATACTAAGATCCTCCTCTGATATCTGCTTAACTTCTTCAAACCCATTAATAACAAGATCTTGAGACGATGATTTAATTTCGTAGGGTTTAATTATCTCACAAACTTCTGTTTTTAAAATTCCATTTAAATCAGAGTATGCTCTTTCATAATATACGAAAATTCTGTTAAACGATACATCAATATCCGATATCTTAAGTGTAATTGACTTATCTGTTCTTTCATCCTCTAATGTTCCTGATATTGTTGATGGGACTTCTATAGTTCCTTTGAATATGGAAATTATTCCAGATTCCGCTACTATGTCTGTTTTATTATAATCGTTATCTGCTAATTTTATGTAAAAAGTGTAATTACCGCCTTTTAATTCTCCATGATAGAGAACATTTACTAAATCTATTTTAGGAAGTTTTGTTAAATTTCTAAAAAGTCTAGTTCTTTGATCTATTTGGCCTTCTCTATAAAGATTGGTTTGTTCAGTTTGGTTTCTTACAACTCGTTTATATCTATTGTTTTCTAGGGTTGTATATGTTGTGTTAATTATTCTGGGAGGATTTAGATCATCATTTATAATTAAATTAACAGTTCCATCATAGGAGGGCTGACATTCAATGTCTGCTGGTTTAGTTAAATTGAAATCTATTTCATCCGTTATAAAATCCTCTAATATTCCATCCCTAGTTAATTTGTTGTGAAGGGGATTATACTCATGAGCTAAATCCCCTTCACTATTATATTTTTTAGCTGTTAGTTGAATTTTCGACATCTTGTAAATTATATGTATCAATAAATTCCTGTGTAACGGTACAAAGTTCCTTAAGAGTGCCTCAATACTCAGAAGTAATATTTCCAGATTCTACATCTCCTCCAGCGTCTATACCGCATATATTTGACAAGTCTAAGGTTGGCATAATTCCATAGCCTCTAGTTCCGCCTGCGGCTTTAATAGGAGCAACTGCTGACATATCTGCAGTCGTAAACTCTGTATTATAGACTATTGTGTTATATCCAGAATTATTAGAAGTTTGCTCTACCACTTTTAATTTTTTAGCCAGCCCAAGTACTTCATAATATAATTTTACATTAGCATCTTCTAGATCACTATACAACTCATAATTATTAGAATTTGAATATTGCAATAATTTATTAGACAGTTCCCCTAATTTATTTCTATAAGTATTCTCATCTTCATTTTTAGAAGTTCATTCTGGAGAATCAATCCAAATTATATTGTCTAAAGATGGAAGTAGGTTATTAAAGCTTTTTCCATTAAAAGTATATGGCAAGTTAAAATTAAGGTTATCGTATCAAGATTCTTTATCAGTTTCTTCATTATTCACTCATTTTATTGGATTGTCACTTAATAAATCCACACCTTTATAATTTCATTTCTTTATGGTCCAAAAGCTTTTAAGAGAAAAGTTTACTTTATCAATATTCATTATATAGTCTGAAATAGTTGAATTTAATAGTCTACAGGACTCATATCTAATATTTTTTAAAGAATAAATATGTAAACCAAATAAGAGTAGCTTGGAAGATATAATATTTGCATTCCATCATGCTTTTCCTGGAGTGTCATTTCCTACTAAAATAAAATATCGACTGTTTCCATCTGTTTGCTTCACTGTACCTCCTCCAGGTATAGGATAGGGATTATATAAATAACCAAACCCTTTTAAAAATTCAAGGTTTGTAAAACTAGCTAATGCAATTACTGAACCTGTTATAGGATTTTCACTTAAAACTCCTATTCCAGCTGTAAATCACATACTGTTTGATAAGACATCATCTGTTCCATTAATACTTCATCCATAACTAGAAGTGCTTGTACTATGACTTCCAAAGCATATCGGAATAAATAAAGGTTTTTTTTGTTCCCCATATGCAGAACCAAGAGTCTGATCAAAGAACTTATGTATATTTGTTCATGTATTTTCATTACTTGTTATATGATCCAGTCCTCACTTTTTACCATCATTTTCAGATGTAAATCGTATAGAGGGTACAGTATGAGGAGTTGTTCCATTATTAGTAAAACTCTCTGATAACAGAGTATTAGCGTCTAATGAAAAGATAGAATCTTCTTCATACTCAGGAACCCAAGTACCTCTATATTTATCAGCACTTACTGCAAAATCCATATCATTACCATTTACAGATAGGGTATACCCTAATGGTATTTCTGTATAGTTGGTAACACTTCTTATTTTCCCAAGTATAGTATAGGCATTAAGCTTTGAAATATTTAATGGAGAGCTATTAGAATCTAGGGGTGCTATTTCATCTCCAACAAAATACCAAGGTAGATTTTCAAATAAGTATTGTCTAGTTCCAGTTTTGACTTCTTGATACCCTCCTCAATCAGATGTTATAGAATTTAGAGCAATATTTTCTATATCAAAATTCCATAAATAAGTACTATAACAATCTTTATTATCTGAGTCTAGTTTAATAGCATAGGTACTCTTTCAACCACTTGATTCTATATTAAGATCATAATTAACCGTCCTATCTGTAGATGAGACATTAAATTTTAAGCCCTCTCAACAAGTATCCTCAATATCATTATTTTCGGATAAATTCTTCATCCCTACTTTAAGAGTTCCAGTTGCTTCATAAGTATTACCTGCAATTTTTCCAAAATAAACATTTTCTGGATTTTTCTCAGCTGTTTTATATATATTGGAAAGTGTTGCTAAAGCATCAGCTGCTTCATCGTATATATTATTAAAATCTTCTGAAAATAGCTGAGCTAATGAATTAGTTAAAACAAATCCTTCTTTTTTAGCTCCTGTCTGTTTGTCAACAGATAAAAATGCCTCTTTTATAATAAGATTTTCTTGTATTAAAGGCATTCATTCTGAAGCTAAAATTTCTTGAAATCGGTTCCTTTTGTTATAAAACCCATTCATTATTGAGGAAGCTATTAATATTTGAGTTCTGGAAAAGGAGGCACTTGATGTATTATCTGTTTCATCTTTTGTATCTTTTTTAAATTCAACTTCAAACAAATAAATATCCTCCAACCTAAAAGGAACTTCTCCTTTTACATCTAGAGTATCTTTATTTATACTTACAATATTTTGCCCATAAACATTTAAATCAGAACCTACTAATCACTTATGTTCATTATCCTTAATTAATTTTTTACTCTCAGAGTCTTGTCTCAAACTGTAAATATATGCCTCAGCAGAGAGCTCTTTTCCTATAGGAGAATTTATGTTGAAATTGATAGTTACTTCATTATTGCCAACTAAATATTTATAAGTGTCAAAAACATTAATAGTAGATACATTAGTAAGCTCATCTAAATCAATTCTGTATTCAATTCTAAAATTATCATAAATAAATCCATATTGCCCATCTTCATTTTCATATACGATATAAGGAACGGCTCGAACATTTATTGCTTTTGTTTCTTTATAAAATTTAATTTGTTGGCTAGGAGTTAACGTACTATATATTAAGGATATCCCATTTCCATAGTCTTTCCTATTTCCTTCCTCATATTCTAAAGGAAGCCAATTATTTTCTTTTCCTGAATTATCATCCAGCTGATATATAGCACACACTTTATAACAATTGGGTTCTAAAGACTTACCAAATATCTGAATTTGGGTTTGCAGAGATAGAGTTAATGTAGAAGACTCTGAAGAAAAGATATATCTAGGATATGATATATCTGTTACATATATATTAAAATAATTTATATCGTACAACTTTGGTTTGTATGCAACTCATCCAGGTGTTTCCCAAGTTACATTTGACATCAATCCTCCATCTTCATAGGGAATATTTTTTACCTGAATTATATCAGAAATATCATAAGCCTCTTTTTTATCAGTAAATGAGTAATATTTCTCATACTGCAATTTTCAAATATCCTCTTCATTATTCTCTTTATACAATCAATACTTATCTCCAGGATTCAAAAAGGTACAATTCGGCTCATCCTCTGGCATTAAAATCTGTAAATTCTCTCCCTTTATCAAAAATGTATATAAGTAATTTTGTGCCACATTTTCGGGCTTCTCCAAATAAGTTTTTACAGTACTATCCTCTAAAAGATCAATAGAGATACCTGTATATTGCCTATTTATATCATTAGAAGAACTATCAAATAATGTTTGGGGAGAGGGGTAAGACCCAATTTGGCACTTTTTATCAATTGGATTATAGGAAACTATATACATAATATTTCCATATTCCTTAATTCCAACTGGAATATAATCTGCCCATAATTTGGCTTTTTCAAGTTTATAATTACCCATATCATTTTGCAGAATATATTCATTGCCATTATATGTTATAACTGTACCATTAATGCAGTCAGTTAAAATATCATTAGGTGTTGTTAATGGATGTAAATCAGTATTCAAACCACCTGTAAAAGTATTTATCGCTTGTTGTTTAGTATTATTTGCCATACTTAAATCATTTGTATATTTCCATAATCATCTCTATAAGCAAAATATCTTGCTCTTCGAGTGGTTCAATTTTCTTTGTAAAACATCCATCCTACATCTTCTGGATAATCTACTATAAAGAAATATTTACGACCACGATCTGAAAAAGCCTCTTCTTTTATTTTATAAGCAAACATATATGGATAATGGAAAACTTGACGTCGAGCACCTCTATTTTTCTTTTGAGATTGATAATATTCAAATTCTTTTTCTGTCATCCCAAAATAATAATGGCCATCATAGATTGTTTTTTGCCTTTTATAAAGAAATCTCAACTTCTTCTTATACTTCACTCTTCAATAATGATAATGTGTAAAATCATCATTAAACAATTTACCAGTATACATAGTATAGTAGGATGTTATATTAATAGTATCCAAACCATTTCTGTGACAGGTATTAAACATTTTTAATCCATAATTTAATATTTGCTTTATCTCATGTTTACTCAAAGAAGGAAACTTCTCATTCACTTCATCAATATAGTCTGTATAGTATTTAATAATATCCATTAGAAGTAATTTTTTCCTGCATTCGTATTATCACTAATAATATCTTTTAGCTTCTTGTTAACATAGATGGGTTTTTCTTTCACTCCAGATTTAGTTTCAAAAGTGTAGAATATTTGATGTCCTCTAAATCCAGATAATACAAAATCAATGTCTCTAAATTTACCTTTTCTTCACATTTCTTTGAACTCATCTCCCTGGAATGTTTTCATAGAGATCTCAGAATCAAATCCAAATGTATCAGGTAATGCAAAAATAATATTATTATTTATAATATCCAATAGTACTAAATATAAACAATAATTAAGAACCTTAGCAGCTAATTCTTGCCTTGTATCTGCTTTATATTCTTTTAAGTATTGTTTTTTTGAAAGCTTTATTTTATCCTTCTTAAACTTTCTAAATAATTCAGTAGAAGTTATACAATGATTAGTAAAATATCGCATTTATAGAATTGGTTTAAATGATTTTCCATATTGTTTACGATCTCAACGAGTTTTCACATCGAGAATAGCATCCATATCATTTTGCGTAAATACATCTGGAATTCTAGCTGCGGTACAGGCTTTTAATCAATCTGCTTTAGCTACTTGTGCAAGTTGTACAAGATTCCCATCTTTTCTCATCAATGCTTGTTTATAAGTATCAGAGTATACAACATAAGCTGCTAAAGCTCGAACTTCTTTATCATTCAAAAGTGGCAACCCTTCTTCATCAGCAATAATTCCGTGATAAAGAATAATTACTTCTGAAAAATCCCTATCAAAAACAATTTCATCCCCTTCTTCTCGATATTTAATAAGTTTTCCTGATTCATATAAAGGGGCTTTATCTCATTTTCAAGCTTCAATATATCTTTCAACGTATTGGTTGTACACTTGTGGATAAGTGGTTTGATTAGATGTCATCTGAGCATCCATATAAGGAATTGTAATCGATTCTATTTCCACTAAATTACAAGGTAGTTTAATACGTTTATTTATTGTATTGGTAACGTATCTATATAATTTTGTGTGTCTATTCCCTATTAATTCCCATCCTAACATTGCAACATCCTCAAAGTTGGTAGGATCTACAGTAATCCCATAAACAATACTTGCCATGGAATATACAGAATTAAAATTATGTAATTTCATTATAATGGGGCTTGCGTATTAGGTTGAGGAGGTAACATAGCAGTTCTGTAATACCTCATCTTTTTTTCAGTAAGTCTGTGAATAATATCATTAGAGATAATTCCACATTCTGTTATAGTTTCAGGGTCATTACAACAATCAAATTCTAATAATTTTCTTGGATCTAAAAAAATTGCAATTACCGAGATATATTTTACAAAAGGCACATTAAAGATATATCCATCGATATTCCCATTAGCATTTATTGTAGGATCTATGTAAACAAATGGTTTATCTGCCCCTCTTTTTCTATAAAAATGGAATTTATAACTTACATCAGTATAAACGCTGTATTGTTCTTGTCTGTCTATACTTCCTACAAATTGAATTGTAGAAACTCCATTCATAAGAAGAATAGGAGGAATTTCAAAGTGCAAAGCTTTCTTTCCAACTGGAAGATCACAACACTTTGACATAAAATCACAATTAACTTCAACACAATTTACTGCATTATAAAGTTCTTGTAAAGTCATAACTCCTTTTAAAAGATATTCTTTTGCAATATTATTTCTTTCTGCAACAACCTCATCAGTTAATTGTTCTAATGACATCGCTGGATTACTTACAGTTCCTTTTAGGCCGTCATAAACGTTGTTTCATACGGCACTAGCTATGGCTTCTATTGTCATAATTAAAAAGAAAAAGCAGAACAGGAATTAGTCCTGTCCTGCTCAGTATTAATGATCTTTATGCTGTTACCTTAATAGGCTTTGAAACAGATACATTACCAACTGTAGCCGTTACTGTACCTGCATCTCCTTCAGAGGGGCTTGTACATTTTACAGTTGTCTCAGCACCTTTAGAAGGATCTACTGAATAACCAGAACCTTGAGTCATATTAATGGACCACTCAAATTCTGCATCGCCCTCTTTTTGCTCAGAGAAGGTAGCTTTCAAACTAACTTGGTTTCCCGTAATTTGATCTACGGTTACTGTAATCTCGTTTTCTTCTTTTCCTCCGTTAAGAATAACAATAGTTCCATTCATCGGAACAATCTCTCCAATCTTACTAATAGCCTCGTCAAATTTAGAAGCTAAAGAGTCCAGCACATAGAAGACATGATGAGTAACAGAAGTAAGTGCTTGTCCAACAGTACCTTGTCCAGATAGACCCTTACGAGGAGAAACGTAGTCAAAAGTATATTGTACATAGGTAGCTCCACGAATTGGTTTCTCATCATCATTTACACTAGCATAGCGTAAATTTGGATATGTTGGGAAACGTAAATTTTCTGTTAACCATTCACCCGTTGCAAAAGGAGCAACATTTTTTGTAATATTTACTGCTACATCAGTATCTACATATTCGCAGTCAGAGCAACCTTCATAGCATCCGCTTTCCACTACTTTTTGGATTTTTGCAGATTTAATAACCTGATATGGATCCGCGCACATTACCTGAACTTCTCCAGCTGCCTTCTTTCTAGAGACTGCATATTTATAATCAGAAGGAACATACTTCTTAAGTGCAGCTACTACAGTATCTGTTAAGGTTTCCAACTTTGAACTTTCAGGAACATCAAATTCAACCATAACAGGTTTATGGAATGCTGACCACGGATATTTATAATCACTATAGTAACGATTTTCCAGACTAATATCTATGATAATTCTGTACTGCCCTGGAACTGAATTGATGCTGCTTAAATTAAACTCAACTTGTGCAACCTTTCCTTTAGTACCAAAAGTTTTATGGATTTTTCTATCTTTAACAGCAGACTTTACATAATCAGCACAGCGAAGAACTCTAAACGTATCTTCTTTTGGCTTATAACTTAGTCCAAGTTCTGCAGCATTACTAGAAGTTAATGCATAAAAGCGTTTAAAAGGATTGCCAGCAACATCGATGCCCTCCTCCGTAGGAAGAGTATCTGAGTTGATTATTACCTCTTTAAAAAAATCAAACATACTTGTGTATTTATTTAAAATTAATACTATTAATTCCTAGATTGTGCTTCAGGAATGGTCTGATTAAGTGGAATATTTGTTTGTAATCGAGGATCACTTGCATTTTCCATAATTAATCTAACAAAAATATTCAAGATTTCGTAGCATACATAATCTGGGAATTCTAAAATTTGGGATACGTCAGCACCTGGATCATCAATTTCGGCCTGACTCAATCTAATGTACATAGGAGCTTTAATATATTCAATATATACTTCAGATGGAGTATATAAAGTATCATCTCCGAATCTTAATTCCAGTCGTACATTAGAGGGATTTGCTATACGCTCACCTTTTTTGGCTTCAGAATCTCTTAAAGATTCTATATCTGCTATATAATTTAATATAGAATCATCTTGTTCCTTATTGGTAACTATTTCATTACTTGTATTAATAGTATTTAAATAGTAATAAGGCCTCTTATATGAAGGTTTTTGGTAGTAATTATTAATTACCCCTCCATACATGTCTGCAGTAAGTCGTTTAGCAGTAAAATAAACTTTGGTTCCTACCTCACTATCACAATGAGTTTTCTTATTAGGATTTTCGGTTCTTGCAAAGCCTACAATACAATTAAGCATATGCATATAGTCTTTTGGAAGATCTACATAATAAGTTGATGATAAAATCCCATAGTTTATTTTGCTTTGAATAGATACCAAATTATCAGCACTTTTTAACTTTTTAATATCTTCGTCTTTAAACAACGCTGTGGCTTTTAGAACTCTTAAATCGTCAGTAGATTGCTGATTAATATCATATCTATTATATGTTAAATTTATGTATTGTTGAACCGCTTTATTTAAAAAATAAACATAGTCTTCAGTTAAGAGACTTGGCGCTTCTAACTTATTAAGTTCTATCAAACCATATTCATATAAATCTCTAGCGGTCATAATATTCTAATTTATTATTTCTTTTTAGACTCTCTGGGCTTCGTTTCGAGATCATCTGTTTTCATGTCCCCAAAAACCTCGTAAACAATTGAATCATAAATAGCCTTATTCTTTGGATCTTTTAAGAATAAAATTGCGGCTTCATCAGTAACTCCAAGAGCTGTATCGGAATACATTAAAACACCGCTTTGTGTTCTAATAATATTTTTTTGTTTGCCATCAATTAGCAATAATTTCAAAGCCTGATCTGCACTGGTATAAATATCAATAATGAGATTTGGGTCTTTCTCTGCTTTTTGATATAGATAATCCTGAATGTCAGTATCAGGAGCATTTCTCATTGATTTTCCTAGAAGTTTACAAATAACCTTTCTGTGTTCTGAGGTATCTTGTTCAATAAATGTGTAAGCCTTTGTTACTAACTTAATGCGGGATACACGTTTCTTGGATTCAACTCCAGGACGTTCAACATATAATTCTGCTAATCCATAACGTCTAATGTCTCCATCGATAAGAAGATTGCCATGTTCATCTTTTGCACCTCTTTCTGGAGCAATTAAATGAGAATCTTTAATGCACTCCCAGATATTTTTTTGATATTGATTACTTAAATCAAATGTCGTTCCATCAGTTACAATAATTTCGAGATCCTCTGGGATAAAAAAGTCTCTTTGATCACTATTTAATTCTTGTTCACTCAAAATCATTTCTGTATCACGACCATCTGCACTTACCCTAACCCTCTTTACAAAAGGAGGATATGTTCCATTTTTTCCTCTCATTGGGTTAAAGTAGTATGTTTTTACTTTTCCATATACACTTCTAAGTGTTATAATATTACTGGGGTCATTATTATTCATATTATTCATATTTTGTCTTATTCAAATTTATCTATACATCATACAATCTATTTAATGGTGATAAGATTCCCCTATTACAAAGGGAATCTTTCACACATTTCTTTTTAGTTCTCTGACATCAGGATGAACGATCTGTAAGGATTGAATACGCCTACTCCAGCATATCCCCAGTTGATAAGTTTAGCTCCTGCAACAGGAGTTGAAACCTCTCCACCTGACTTACCATCGCGTCCACCAGGACCAGTTAACCAGTTATGAACAATCTGCAGACCTTTGAATGTGAACATAGAAAGTGCAGGACGTCCAGTTTTTCCGTCAGCTGTTAAGTCAAGGAAGATACCAAATCTACGAGGAGATGGGAACTCAATATCAAAGGAACGGTCAATCTTGAATGCAATAGTGTTACCTGCAAATTCATATGCATTGTAGGTTGCACCAAGATTAATATAACCATTAGTAGCCTTTGAATAAATGAAAGCTCCGTTAGTCTTATAGTCACGAATCCAATTTGACATTACTCTTTGAACATCATTCCACATTGCAGTATTGCAAATGAAGATGTACTGATTTCCAGTAGGCTTCTCTGACTTAGCAACCATTGCCTGCAGAGCAGTCTCAAAGACACGCATATTCAGTTTTGTAAAGATATATTTACCTGCAAAACGCTCAATTTGAGGAATAATACCATCACCAGAGATAATAGGCTGACCAGTTTCTGGATCAAAAATCTTAGCTTTGCCATACTTATCTACGTTAGTTTTACCCCAAAGTAATGAATTGTTACGAGACAGCATAAAGTTATCCAAGCAATCCTTAGCAGCAGGATTCATCTTATATGTTACATCATCTTTACCATCACCTTTACCAATTGTAATAAATTGATCTTCCATTGCAGCATATTTAGCTGAATATGAAACATCATTACGGTGCATTGAGATGAAAGTTCTATGTTTTTCAGTATTGCTCTGATATTTTGTATAACCTTCCTCATGCAGCTCAGGCTGATAGTTTGTTAAGAAACGAGTATTCATACCAGGCTGGCAAGCTGAAAAATCAAGTGTAGCAGCATAGTCGGAATCCTGAATCTTACAAATTAATTCAAAGTCAGCGTCACTTCTACGAACAGGACGGCTAAGAACAATTAATTGCTGACGTGAACCTTCAATAATAAACACGTCATTTTTCTGATAGTAGTTCTCAGGGAAATGAACTACGATGTCTGTTCCCTGTGCACCATCGCCTTCTGGTACAGATAAGAAAGGAACACGTTTGATAAAATTCACATCAATATCCCACTCAACCATGAATGAGTTAACTGATTGGAATGCATTCTTACGATCTTTCTCCATCGTATAAATGTTCATCAGCGACTCTGTAAGATAAGATGCTGTATACTGATCATATAATGACGATACAATACCTAGTCTGGCAGGATTAGCGCCTAAGAACTTCGAAAAGTCTTCATACGTTCTTGTAGAAGCCATTTCAGGGCGTATGGTAGTAAAACCTGTAATTCTCATATACTAAATTATTTATTTTATTTTATTTTATTTATAATAGTTCGTCCCATTTGGAACTAAGAGAGGTTCCCTGTTGTGATTGGGGTTTAGTATCTTTTTTAACAGTAACATTAGATTTTGGTTTTACTGAAGTTGATTTACGAGTTTTCTTCAACTCTTCTTTCCAATAATTACTAATGTCTGAAATTGCATCTTTGCCAAATAATCTATACCAAGCTAGCTCAACTATTACCTCGGGTTTTGATAAATCCTCAACAAATTTAGTCATTCCCTCTGGAGTTTGTTTAAATACATAGTCATAGATCCGATTCTTATCTTTTTCTTCAAGAATTAAACTATCACTCTTAGGATCTTTATAATCCAAAGAAATATAATTAAATCCATTTAATGTATCTACAAACATATTTTGGTAGGCCTCCTGTTGCTTTTTCTCAGCTTCTTCTTGCTCCTTGATATGATTTTCTTCTTGTTCCTTATATTGTTTTCTAATTAAATCTACTTTCTTTTTAAAGAGATCTTCATTAGATTTAGCTACATCTAATTCAATTTTTAATTCTTCTTCAGTCATTTCTGGAAATTTTGCTTTTTGATCTGCCAAATACAGCTCATCATCAGAATAACTATCAACAGTATAAGTTTCTTGTCCACTATTTTTGGCTTTATACTCATCAATAGCCTGTTGTTGATAATAAGCAATTATATCTTGAAACGATGAATTTGTCTTACGAAGTAGATTGATAGTCTCAATTTCATCTTCTGAAAGACCTGGATCAGTTAGAGATTCAAGAATTGAAAGCTGTTCTTCCTTACTTAGAGTTTCAAAATCTACCTCTTCAGTTTCTCCAGTCTCTTCATTTTCATAAATGATAGTTTTCCCATCTCGAATTCCCCTATTCTTTAAGAAAGTCGAAAATGCATCCAGATCATTTTCTTCTTCTGTTTCTCCTGGTTCTCCCTCAGAAGTGGAAGGTTCCTCTTCCTCTCCTTCAGTAGAATTAAGTGCTGGTTCAATAATCTCTTCTTGAGTTTCTGTATTTACTCTTTCAACGACCTCATCATCCAGCAAATTATCAAATTGATTGTGTTCAAATTGCATATTTCCTATTTTTCCTTATTAGTTATAGATTATCTATTCGCTGCAAATATAATTGCAATTATTTAATAATACAAATAAATATTTAAATATTTTCTATTTTAGGATACATATTTCAGGGATTGAGAATTTTCCATTAGCATCTATTGTGGCTTGGTATTCTCCAGATCCAAATGTTGCTGTACCATCAGAATTTATTTTAATGCCACCTAAAGTAATATTCCCTTCACTGTCTATTACAGAATTGCCTATAGTTATTGTATTATCGGAATTCAGAGACATTGGCCCAAATGTTGCTGTGCCATCAGAATTTAACATATAAGTAATCCCGTTTATTTTACATTTAGTGGCATTTATTTCTATTCATGGTGTATATGTAATAGAATTTTCCTCTTCCCCAATTTTCTTAACAAGTCCTAATATGGTATTGGATATATTTTCATCATTAGATAGTTGGATATATATATTACCATCATCTTGCTTGATAATTGTGATGGGTTTTTCCTTAGCAGTATTACTTATTGAGTTTGTTATGATAGAATCTATAATCAATTCTCCTTTTGTTAAATCTAAAATTGTTGTTCCAGAACTACTTTTTACTTTTTTTGCCACTATGTCTTTAAATTCCCATTTTCCCGTTATACTCTCGTCAGAATTTTTTTTAGCAAATTCTGAAGAAGAATGTCCAGATAAATACTGTGCATTAAGGTTCTCAACTAATTCTGAGGAATTTGTAATAATAGGAGGGTTAGAAATATCATTCAATTGAATAGATAAGGGGGATGTAAAAAAGCCAGCCTCTATAGAGGGTATTTGTACATAGGATCCATTAGTTGTTCTATAGAAAATTCCCGTTACACTATCAACTATCAAAATATTATCTCCAGGATACGATCCAGTATAAGAATTTATATCTTCAACTATAAGAACTCCTTTAGTATCGGAAGTTTTTTCATCATCTGATGTATTCTCTTTTTGTGTTTCTCTAAAATTTATAGGATAAAACTTATCTCTAACTTGAACATATACTTTACCTGAAGTTTGCAGAATTAAATCTTTTCCTTTATCTCCAATTTTAGAATTATTTGATAATATTCCCACTAACTATAATTTATCTTATAAAAAGAAAAGGAATGATATAAAAAATACCATTCCTTTTCATCTTCTGATTTCTAATGCGATAGCATGTCTTTTAATTCATTTAGATCTTGTTGATTCAAAACCAAAGATTTATTAACCATTGGGATGTCCATCTTTATTTTTCCTGCACCTATTTCAAGTTGCCCAAGTAATCCAGTTTCCACTTTAAATGGTTTGATATTGATAATATTATCTGACATTTCTGTTAAGATACCTTCAATATCAACTAATCCATCTTTATCTGAAATCTGTTTTAGCAAAGTTTCAACTTTGTACATGTTATTATCAATCACTCTAGATGCTAAGGGCTTTATTAAAGCCATCATAGGATTGTTTTGCGATAACGAGGTTAATTTAACACTCACAAAATTTCGCAAATTATTCATTATAACGTCTACATGTTGCGCCATTGCTTACAGAATTCTTCATAGGTTAGACTTGGGTTATCCTTAGAAAATTCGCGAAATTTATTAAAGATAGCCATCTCATTGTCAGTCTCTTGGACGATCTTAGTCTTCAACTTCTTAACAATTGATAACTGTTTTTGTAATAACTCTTTACCTTCTTGTGTATTTTCAATTTTAGCTTTAACTAAGTTTAAAAGCTCTATTTGAACCATCTTTTGAAGAGAGGTAGTGATTTCACTATATTCTTTATCTTCAAAGAATCGATTCTTTTGACTTTCGGTTAAAGTGTTCATTTCATTATCAATAGAATCTCAAATAAGCTCTTTTGTAGCTGTTTTCTGTAATTGCATTAATTGAGATTCATAGGCCTTTACCCTTTGAAGTTGATCGGTAATATCAGAAGCTAATAATGGATCTGGATTACCTAGGAAAACTTGATTTACAGGATACATCTTAAACTAAGATTTTAACTAAGCTGCAGGAGTTGTTGTAGGCTCAAATAAGATGCTATTTGAGTATCCTGAGCAAGGGCATAAAGGATTATACAGTGAACGCTGTACTGTATCTGTACCTACTTCAACAGCAGCTACACGAATAGGATAGAATGTATTATTTGCATAATTTACTATCTTATTGTCAGCACACATTCTGCGCTCAGCTTCAAGTCCTACCATACCAGCTACATTGGCAATCTCCATCTTAGTTACTTTACTTCTCCAAGGCTCTACAGCAGCTTGTACAGCAGCAGCAGTCTCAAGTTTTCCAATACGATCAGCTAATACGTCGAATTGGTCTCTCTGATTTTTGTACAGTCCGAAATCTGCATCAATTTGGCTTTTGTATAAACCAAACATCTCTGAATTGATCGTTTGACGATCATTAAAACGAGCATTTGCTGATAACAAAGCAAAATCATAAAGTGCTTTTTGATCTGCTAACTCAGCATTGCAGGAATGTTGCCAAGCTTGAAAAGCTGTAGGGCCTCCAGTAATAGCTTCAGCTGCTAATGCACCTGCTGCAGCACTACCTGCATTTCCAAGGCCAAATAAGCCTCTTCCACTAAGAGCTAAAAGTCCAAGAGCAGTTCCAGCGATACCAAGACCTAAGCCAGTGCCAGCAACACCTTTTGATGCCTACTCCTTGTGATTTTCGTCGTACTCATGTACAATCTGTTTTTCTACTACGTCCATAATTTGTTTAATTTTAAAGTTAATGAAAAAATCCTATACTGAATTCAGTATAGTTATCAAATAACACGTTTTATAACATCATGCATGGACATTTTGGGAACTCACTTTGTCTAATTACGAATTTTCGTTAAAATCTTCCCTCAGTCTGATACTATATCACTACAAAACGCATTCTCGAATCCTTGTATAAACCCTCAAAGAACTTGTTTTGCGTTATATGATATAACTTTAAAATTAAATATGTAGTAGAATAAACTTAATTTTGAATCAACTCTACAAAATCAAGAATATTATCTGTAATGACATGCTTCTGATCCATTATATTTATAACAGTTCGTAAGAACTCTGTCTCAGAATCATTAAATTCAACTTCAATGTCCTCTACGTTTGGAGTCCATGAAATTTTTCCATCAGCCTCTTTCAAGTTTAGAGCAGTTATTTCTTCACTTGAAAAGTCTATTTTCTTGCGGATATTTCTAGAAGAAATCATCTCAAGAACACTTCCTTGTTCTGGCAGATTAGTTAAAATAGCTAATCTGGTTGCAACATTCATTTTCATAACCATTAAAATTTAATTTTTTCTATCTCTACAAAAGTAGAAAATATATTTATAATATCAAAATTTTAGTGCAAAAAATATTAAAAATTTTGCACTAAAATTTTAAAATATTATCCATAAATAGCTCCATTAACTAATACTAATCCTGTAGTAATGTAAGTAATACAATAGCATTTATAACTACCTCCTGACAAAGTATCCAAATCTTTCATTTTCACATAATTACTTCCAAATGTTACAGTTGTAGCGGGAGGGAATACAATAATTGCATCAGGATTCCTACTAGTCACATACACAGTATTTACTGAGTATGATGGTGAATCCCCATAAAATATACCTGCTTTGCCTGGTGTATCAACAGAGTTTAAAAGTTTTGTGTAGGTTTCATTTAAATCAATAGTATGAGCCTCTGCCCCACTATGAACTGTAATATTAGTGCCAGCAATAACAGTTAATGAACTTGGATTTGGAAGAGCATTAGGACTGCCATTTAGATCTGCATAATCTCCTGATTTAGCAACGTTCGATAATCCATCAATAGCAGCTGTTGGAATTCTTATATCTAGTCCTATTTTTCCTAAATTATAGCCAGTCATTCCTCCAGGAACAAAAGGGATTCTGTCTTCGTCACTTTCACTCAGTGCTTCTGGAACATGAGTAATTCCTGATGTATGCCCTATAAGAACCTTTTCTTTACCATCAGCGTTATCTGTATGGACAGTAATCATTCCTCCATCAGATCCTTTAATATTAATAGTGTCGGCATTCCTATTTATTGGCATTAAATCTCCTGAATCACCCTCAATATATAGTGTATCTATATAATCTAGTTTTGTGGTTCCATCTATAATTTCACTTACAGTATTTGTAACAGAGGTGATGTCTGAAATTGAAATATTAGATGCAGAAACAGATTTTGTTCCTGCTCCAATTATTATCCTATTATCAACAAGATCACCATTAGCTACTACATCTCCTCCTCCTAACTCAGCTATCTCATCCTTAGTAACATAATTACTTAATGCTGACTGCTCTACTTTACTTGATAAAGCATTAGTAATTATTTTATTTTGAACTGCATTCTCAGATGTAGAACTCAATTCTGAATCAACTACTACTCCTTCAGGTATATCAAAATTAAGGTCTGACTCATCAATTTTATCTTTAGAAGCCAATGTTCCAAGTTTTGGGAAATCCGTTATTTGAGATATTGTATGAGTATGCGCGGAAGGCACAAAAGTTTCAGGTTTATGAGCTATTTTATTCCACTCAGGCTCAAATTGATTTACAAATTCCTTTGTAGCAAGATTAGTTAATAGAATTCCTGAATCTTTAACAGTTTTCCCTGCACTTCCAGATATAATTACGTTATTGGCTGTAGAAAAAGGGCTTTCTGCAACAACATCTCCTAAACCTGAGCCAGATAATTTTTCATCTACTTCAGTTTTAGAATATACAGAGATTCCTTTTACTGCATTAACCTTATGTTTATTAGTAGTATCTACTTCGATGGAAGTAATAACATTTCCAGACCCAGACATACTGGTCTCTATATTAGGAATAGTTGGAATATTTCCCTCAATTTCTGTAATTAAAGTATTTACTTCATTTTGGTTGTAGGTTTCAGATTTGGAATATACTTGATCTTTTGTATAATAATTAGAAAGATCTATTTCTGTATTTCCTATTTTTTCCCAATTTCCTTCTACATAAACATATTCGTCGTGCGTATCAGGATTTGTTCCACTCTTCTTAACAAGGTAAATTACATTAGTTTCCCCAGTTTCAGGAAGTTCTGACACAACTTCAATTCTAAGATTAGCTAAATTACTAATCATAGTTTTTAAAATTTTTCCTTGAGTTGCAGATAAAGCTTTATTGGAATCTTCTGTATCTAGATTATCTACAATAGCTGCTTTAATTGCATTTGGAATAGTAGTTGTTTCTACCTGGGTTATCTTAGTAGTTAAATTAGTATTTACAGTTGAAATTTCTGTAGATAATGTAGTGTTTACATTAGAAATTTCATTTAAAAGTTCTTGGTGTGTTTCTTCAGCAGAAGTCTCAGAGTTCTTTACTGCTTGATATACTCCCCCAGAGGTAATTAAATTTTTGCTTCCTTCTGTAGGATAATTTTCAATTGAAGAAATTACTACAGGTATCTGTGATAATGCTTTATTAAATTCCTCTTCGGTCCCTGTATATCCATTTAGCTTTGCAGTCTCATATGCAGAACGTCCTTCTGTAGAATATAGAGGTTCCCACTGTTGTGTTTCCTCATTAAAATATTTCTTTGAATATGTTGTCATGTCTATAATATTTTAAGCGTTAAGCATATACTGCACCATTAACGTATACGTATCCTCCAATATAACTAAAGCAGTATACATAATATGTACCACTAAGATTAGCGATATTAGCCATTTTTCTAACATTACTTGGGAATGATGTGATCTTGGTAGATGATGCCACTACCGCGTCTGGGTTATTATAACTAAATCCAGAGATAGACGTAATACTTGAATTACATCCTGAGTAGCTATACCCAGCTTTAATAATAGATCCAGCATTATTTCCTTGCAGTAATTTTGTGTTTACAGTTACATTAGAGCTTCCATTATAGGCAGTTCCATCAATAGTTAAGGAGCCAACTACTTTATTTGCAGTTTCTGCACTTCCGCTAAAATGAGATCCTGTAATATTACAATCTTCATTCTGCCCGAAGTAAATAGGACTATCATCTATTGTCATGAGAGTAAGCTTTCCTTCAGATACTACTGCAAAACTGTCACCACTACCAAGTCCTATACTATCTAAGTTTCCAAGGTATCCTGTATAGGTTCCATCATCTATATGTATTATGTTCTTACTACTTATTCCTCCAGTAGCCTGTATTTCTGAGCTGAAGGTTTTTTCGCCCGCAAATGTTTGTGTGCCAGTACTCACTACTCCAGAACTACTTGAAGAAGCAGCAGCTACTGATCCTGTTATTGTAACAGATGTTCCTGACTTTGAGGCAGAGAGTGTTAACGGCGCAGTTCCAGAAGCAGATACCGTTCCAATTCCTCCTAATCCTGATAAAGTAGGTGCTGCTGGTAAAGATCCAGAAGTAATTCCAGTAACATGTCCAGCAGCATCTTTAGTAATCCCAGTAACTACTTTACTAGATCCAGCAGTTAAAGAAGATCCACCAGATGCTGATAAAGTTGTACCTCCTGAAGGGGTATAGTGATTTGCAACTGAAGTAACTTTAGTGTCTGTATTAGTATCAGTCCAAGGAACACTTACAGCTAAATATCCTGATTTATCCTGTTGGACAGCGTATACTCTATTAGAAGTAGAACTTGCATTTATAGAATCTAAAGACATTAAGCCTTCAGTTCTTAACTTAGCTTTAATAGTTCCAGATGAGGTAATAGTTCCTCCTGTTAATCCAGCTCCAGCGGTAATTGAGGTAACAGTACCAGTATTACTTGTTTTAGTTGCAATCTGACATTCAAGCTTACCCAAAGCAGTATTCAATGTATCAGTGACAGCTAAATCTGCAGTTGACGTACCTTTTGTATATCCCGTTAATGCGGTAATTGTATTAGAAGCTTGATTATGTACACTTGGAGTAAAAGTAGAAGGCTTTCCTGTAATAGTATTTCATGAGACAGATGTTAAGTAACCTTGAGAAGATACTCAATTTTGAGTGGCTAATGTGGCTTGATTCCATTTAATGTCAGTAGTTCCATAGGTACCTAATCTTCCATATATTACCCCATCTTGTGCAAAGGCAATTTGTTGATAATTAGTCTCATCATCTGTATTGTCCAAAATTATCTTAGCATCTGCTTCTGCAGAAATAGTCAAAGGACCAGTTATAGACCCTCCAGTATTAAGTATGTAATTAGACTTCACCCAACTAGTAGATGCAATTTCTCCAGAAGTACAATATCTTAAAGAAGAACTAGTACCACTATATGCCCCATTTCAATATGCCAAAGCTGCAGATGTCACTATTTCCTTCTCTTTAGCAGTTTTAGTTGATTGCGTATAATCTATATTGTTTAAAGATGTAAATACAAGAGCATTATTTAAACTTCTACTACCGATTTTTATAGAATTACAGCCAATATCTCCATTAACTGTTAGACTAGGAGTAGTGACTCCAGTTTCTGTTGAGATAGCTCCAGGAACTTTAATAGCAGCAGGGAATATAACAGTTTTATTAGAATCCCAAGTATATATAGTTCCATAAGCAGCAAGATAATTTTTATTAGAGTATTTCCATAAAAATTTACCATAACCACTTATTCTATGTATATGTATATTACTTTTATAAGAAGAATTTACCGATTTAACATTAAATGTTAATCGTATCTTTGATTGTTGGGCAGTGGTATTAGGAGAACTGTTATATGTAATTTTATCAGTAAACGAGATATAATTTCCACCACTCCATCCAGATAAAGTTTTATCAGAGGCAATAGTTTCTCACTCTTTAGCTTCACTATATCTCTCTACATCAAGGCTATAACCTCCGCCATTTGTGGAAATTCAAAGATATAGTCAAGTTATTGTACAATATCGATCGCTGTTGGTTAATGTTAATCTAAATTTATAATCTGTGGTTAACGTATTTACGTCAGTAAATGTAGAAAAGCCTTCGGTATTTAAACTGTTAAAAATGCTTGCTATAGCATCTGTTGTTTCTTTTGTTTCCCAGCTAGCACCATTATTGCTACTAACTTCCACTAGTATATCTTCTTTTGGAGTAAATGCTAAATGATCACCCCTATACTCGTTTATAAATGACTGCATACCTCCAGGAATATCACCATATGTTCCATATCCCTTAGTTACGTCACTTACTTTATCAATATTTACAGTTAAATCCGATCAAGTTGGCACACCTCCTGTAGATTTAAGAATTTGTCCAGATGTTCCAGTACTTGTGGGAGCGTAAACCATAGGAAGATTACTTGAAGAATCTGAGTGGAAAGTATAGCTTGTTCCATTTAGATTCAACATTCTAGTATTTGTTGAATGAATATGGTCTTCTTTTGCATATTTGCTTGATGTTCCCACCGCTGCACTCTTACTCCCATCTATTCTTGTTGGAGAGTCTACAGCAGCTTCTGGGATAGATGGTTTGTTTAGCACTCCTGACCACGGAACACTTGTTGCAGCTCCAGCTGTAAATACTTTAAATTTAGTTGCAAAAGTAGATGCAGATTCTGATATACAGAAGTACATAGGCCCTCCTGAACCAATTTGAACTACATCACCTTCTTGTATCTTCAAAGCAACTGCAGCTGATTGGGACTCCACTACATATAATCTCTCCATTGCAGCCGCAGGAATTTTAGAAATAGGAATCTCAGGAAGTCTATCAGCATTAAGAGTTCCAGAAGTAATTTTAGATGCATCAAAACTATTTAATGTACTATTAATACTTACGTTGCTAGAGCCATCAAAAGTTGTACTGCCAGATATAGCTCCTGCAATTGCAATTACTCTTGGAGTTGCTAATTTAGTAGCAGTTTTAGCATTAGTTGGCAAAGCTGCTTTAGTAACCGTTACATTATGCCCTGATACTGTTACCCCAGATACATATTGCCCTGAAGTAGCAGATGCTCCACCAGTTAATGAAGGAATATCAGCTTCAGTAATATACCCCTTAGAATTAATAAGGGCTATAACTTCAGCCTCACTAATATCACATTTATAATATGTTCCATGTGTCCAAATTTCATTTGCATCCTGGATGAACACAACACTTGATTCCTGGATATCACCAGCTCCCAATCGTGAAGTGAAACTGGCTTTCGTCTTAAAATGGACGAATCTATTTGTAATTTTTGCCATTTTAACCTTATTTAAAAAATTAAAAATAAGGAGATGGGATTTCTCCCACCTCCTCTAAATATATTATTCAAACTCAGCCCAAGCCATTAAGCCATCAGCATAAGACTTAGCAGAGGTAAGAGCACTGTTTGCAGAACCAGCAGCATCAAATGCTGAAGTTGCAACATAAGCAGCAGAACCTAGACCTTTGACAGCAACATTTGTACCACTAACAGAGATTGTACCATTAGCAGAGCCAGAAACAATATTTGCTTTTTGAAGGGCAGAGTCAGCTTTTGCTCCTTGAGCAGCAGTTGCATAAGCAGTAGATGCAGTATATGCAGCAGAACCTAAACCAACAATAGCCGCTTGGAGCTCATTATTACTCATTGTTAAATTAACTGAACCATTAGTTGAGGCTGTTGCTTTTAATGTAATGGCTCCTGTTTTTCCTCCAAATGACTGAACACCTGCAGCTGCAGCAGAAGTAATTCTGCTATCCATCGCTTCAATAGCAGCTTGGAGATCATCATCTTTATATGTTCCTGTTCCTCCTACTAAAATATCTTCTCCAGCTAAAGTAATATTTTGACTAAGAGCTTTACCATTAACTGTTGTAGAAGTTCCAACCTTTCCAGAAAGTGCAGTAGATAATCCAGAAATCTTAGTCATTCCAATAGTTGGAATATCAGTTTCTACAAGTGCTCTACGAGAAACAGTAATAATACCATCCGTTTCAGAAACTGCAGAAACAACCTGACCTTTGACAGCAGTATCAGCTTTGTCTAAAGTTCCGATCTTAGTAGCAATTTCAGAAGTTACTGCAGTTTTAGTAGCGTAAGTATTAGCCACATCTGCGCTTCTAGCATAAGCAGATAAGTCAATGATTCCGCCTAGCTTATCCCACATTCCTTCTTGATTACCTGCACCAGCTTTAATAGCTACAAAATTTGAGCCTGCTTCAAAAGGTTCTTCATTTAAAGAGCCTGCAGCAATTACATTATATGTATCACCAATAGCTACTCCTGTTAAAGCTTGAAGAGCTGTGGCGTCATCTACAGAACCCTTCATTTTATATACACTTCCAACTGCAGCAGATACCTTATTATCTACTTCAGTTTTAGTATATGTTGTAGCTTGAGGAGCAGCAGCCTCAGCTGTAGCTTTTACTGCATTAAGATCTGTTGTGGAAGCCTTACTAGCAAGTGCACTTTCTAATCCTGTGACTTTATTCTGAGCAATCGTACCAACTGTAAAAGTAACAGTACTATCTCCACTCTGGGTAATTGTTGTACCATCTGCTTTATAAACAATAGCTGCGGGAATTTTTGCAATTTCCCCATCTGTATATGTTTTTGCTGCATTTGTAGCAGCTGTCTGTGCTGCAGAAATATCTTTCTTTAAACCATAATAGCTTTGAGTACCTGCAGCATCTCCAGATGATCCTAAACTTAATTTCTTTGCTAATTCTGTAGTAACTGCAGAAGCAGAGGCTACATCTGAAAGATTTAATGAGATTTCCTCTCCACTTTCATTTACAATCTTTAAGGTTTTGGCTTCCTCATCCCAACTTGCAGATTTAACGCCATCACCAAATTTATCAACTGCGGTAGCACTTGTAGCTACTTTAATCATTCCAGTTGATGTTTCAAAATATATTCTACCAGCTACAAGACCACTTTCAGGAACTGTAGCGATTTTTTGAAAACTTAATTGCATTCTTTTTAAATTAACTCCCCCCCCCATTTTTCAGGGAGGGAGAAGAATTATTTACTCAATTTCCATCCAAAACATATCAAGTTTGCCATCTTCTCCAACCTGGATAGTAGAACCTGTTGATACTAATTTGGATACATTTACAGCTAAACCTCTAGAAGTACCTGTACCTGTTACTGTAACAGTTTCATCAGGACTTGTTAATGATGTAATACCTCCTGAAACGACAGTCTGGATACTATCGCTAAGAGCTTGCATTCCAGCAGCAATAGTTTGCTCTGCACCAATTTCTACACCTCCAGTGATGGCAGTTCCGACTTTAACAGTAGAACCTTTGACACCACTCAGATCTAATTTAAGACCCTCAGCTGATTTAGAGAGTGCAGTATCGGATGCTGGATCTAGTTTAACATCAATTACATTTTCTTCTGAAATTGAAACTGCTTCACCTTCTGTAAGAATCTCTTGTTTTTCTCCAACAGAAGTAGTTAAGCTTTCAATGTTTGCTTTATTAGTTCTGATTTGATTTAAATCAGTATCAGAGATTAAACCAGAACCCTCAACTTTATCAACCTTATTTGTAAGTTGATTAGTAACAGTAGTAATTTGCCCTTCTAAAGCAGTATCTGCAGCTTCTAACTCCGACTTTGCTGTAGAAATAGCACTATCAACTTGTGACTTAGTATAATATCCTGAAAGATCTACAGTACCTCCCAGAGGATCCCATTGAGTTCCATCCCAGGCATAGTTTGTACCTGCAGGAGTACTTCCATGAGCAGCTACTACGTTCCAAACGTCACCTTTCTTATTATCCTCTGAAGGAAGATCTTTGTAAGTATCTTTAGTACCTTTATAATCAAGAGCTGCTGCCACAGAAGCTCTCAAATCATCTACAAGAGTCTTTAAGGCTTTACCCTGAGCCGCAGAGAGAGCAGCATCAGTTCTATCGCTTTCAAGTGTATTAATAATTTCTATAACTGCACCTACTGCAAGAGGTTCCCAAACTCGGTTAGAACCATCAGCATCAAAGCTTTTTAGTACATAAAGAGTTTTATTCTCTTTTACATATACTATAAGACCTTCTACTAGCTGAATAGTAGGCATTGCATCACGATCCGATACTGTAGCCTGAATCGTTCTATTATCTAATGGTAGATTCGCACCTAAGTCAAAACCTGAACCTACCGAAATACCTTTACCAAAAAATTCTGCCATAATTAGTTAAAGTTTACATAGTAAGTACTAGGTTGCGTCATCTTACCAGATAAGTATACTGTGTAATCAACAGCTTGACCATCTAAACCAGTAACTGAAACTGTACTAGTTGTATAAGAACTAGTTACATCAAAATTATTACTGTCTTTAATATTTGAAACTGTCCATCCTGCAGGAGCTGCAAAGCAGATGTATTGTTCAGAAATTGGGCCAGACACCTTAATCGTTTTCTTTGCAGAAATTGTCTTAGTCATTCCTTTAATAACATCTTCTGTAATTGCATCTGTAGAAACTAAACCTGAATAAGCAGCACGATAACCAGTAACTGTTACTTTATTAGAATCTACAGTTCCAGCAGCAAGTGGAGTTGAATAATTATTTCCTTTCGAATCTTTAGGTTGGGGACCTTCAGCATAAGCAGCACGATAGTAATAATCCATTGCCCCTGAAGTAACCTTTTCTGGAAGATCTTCTACTTTACTTGAGCTATATAAGATCTTAGAAGCTTCTGTATCTTGTGCTCCTGCTCTATTATTTTGTTTAACTCCTGCTAAAGTAATTGCACCTGCATTAAATCCTACAGTAAAGTTCGCTGTAGTGGGGGCAGTAGCTCCGATCTCTTGAATGTTAGAATAACCTTTTAAAGAAATACTTGCGGTAGGAGCTGTAAATGTAGGGTTAACAGTTGGGAAAATAAGAGTATCGAAAATTTCATTATAACTCTTACCTGTAAGTTGTGCAACTGTTGTCCCAGCAGCAATACCACCTAATTTTTCTACTGTTGCTACAGTAGAATCTAATGAAGACTCATAAGAACCACTTGCTTGAGGATCTAAACTATCAAGTTTAGCTTTATCCTCTTTCGACATTAAACCGTCAACTTCAGCAGTTGCCTTTGCAAAGCTCAAGTTCTCAGTAGATGAGTCTGTATATGTAATCACAATGCCATTGGCATGTTCATTCAATTCTACTTTAGATACTTTTTTACTGGAATCACCTCCATATTCGAAGCCATTCAGCATAATTTTATGTGTATCTGTTGTAAAGAAAATGCCATCAGCATGAGTTACAGCATTATAAGCGGAACTAAGTCCTCTATAAAATTTTATAACACTTGCCATTATTTAATATTTAATTAGTAACATCATTTCACATCATAGATGATGCGTCTTCAATCAATTCCTCTAATTCTTGCTTTATAGTATTTACTTCAGCTTTGGTATAGTAGTTAGATAAATCTACAGTTATAGTACCATTACCTCATTTTTCCCAAACATATGTGTCAAGCATGGTATCATTAAGTTTAACTACTATATATTCATCATATAAATTATTAACCTCAGTTTGAGAAGCAGGAACTAATCAAAGTATATTTTGTTTACCTTTCGTGGGTTCTCCAAGTTCTTCAAAACTATTCCTAAATCCAATGGAGAATCCAGAAGTATTAGTTAAGTTAGCAAAAACATCAGCAAATTCGGATTGATTTAAAGCAGTTCCTCCAGCTTCTTTATATGCATGATAAACCGCATTTAAATGATCAAATTCTGCTTCATTTTTAGTATCAACCCAAATCATTTGCTCTGCATTCTTATAAGCTTCTTGAATGTCAGCGTCGTCTAAATGAGAGTTTTTAAAGGTAACTGGATCTTCTGGACCAACATGTACAGCGTGATTGCCAGTAAATCCTCGAGGGATGTAAAAATCTCAAATAGGATCTTTAATTGAACCACTATTTTCAATTTTGGGCTCTTCTCCTGGGCGTAACATTTCTATTTCGCCAGCAGTAAGAGTAGCAGCTGCTTTGCCCTCAGTAGTTATAACCTGTCCAGAAGATAATGTAACCTTAAGATGAGCATCATCAGTAATATCAACATTTTCAATACCAACACCTCGTAAATAGTCCATATAACAAAGAACTGTTCATTCACTAGAAGGTTCTCCATCATATCCTCATTTAATTGAGTCATCAGCAAAATCTCGATATAACTTTAATTGCTTGCCTGCTGGGCCTCGTTCTCCTTCGTCTCCTTTGTCTCCTTTTTCTCCCTGAATACCTTGAAGTCCTTGTTGACCTCTTGGAATAGTAAATCGAAAAGCAGCTTCGGAAGCCGTTCCGACATTTACAATAGAAGCTTGAGACCCAGGATCTCCAGTGATAACTGAATCAACTCGAATAGTTGCTGCAGTACCTGCTGGTCCTTTAGAACCTGTATCACCCTTATCACCTTTGTCTCCTTTGTCTCCTTTATCTCCTTTGTCACCCTTATCACCTTTGTCACCTTTATCTCCTTTATCACCCACATTACCTTTGGGACCTTGAGGTCCTATATTACCTTGTGGGCCTGTATCTCCCTTTTCTCCTTTGTCACCCTTTGGACCTTGTGGGCCTGTATCTCCCTTTTCTCCTTTAATGTACATTGAGGAGACTTGGGACGGAGTAGATTCTAAAGTTCAAGTAATATATCCAGTAGACTCATTGTATTCAGGTACGTATACCTGGCCATTTTCACCAGGCATACCAGTAGTACCTGAAAATACAAATTCTCAAACTGATGAGTCTACTCCTATTATTTTTTCAGGATCTTCAGAATCATAAAGTAAGTGCGGTTCAAGATTATTATTTGAGGTATGACTTCTATGACAAGCTAGTAAAGCTCCTTTATAAACCACAAAATCCTGTACATATTCATTATTATAATATGTAATTCCAGGAGCCCAATTTCCTGCAAAATTAAAAGATTTGCCTTTATAATAATCTCGTGATTCAACTACTCTTCCACATTCTATATAATTCTGGAGGTCTATATCTGGTAAAATGTTTTTCATTATGTTAAATCTTCTATATATTTTGATATTAAACAACTATCTGGATAAGTTACAGTTATTCCTCCATAAATAATGCTGCCTGTTTGCTGTGTAGGATGAACATAAACAAAATCAGAAACATTTTCTACAAAAATATCTCCATATATTCCTACATATAACTCACTTCCATCGTCCCCTTCAACATGAAAATCTGCAGTTTGACTATATTCATCATCATATCATTTTGGTTGATACTTATAGTGTAAGGTTGCTCCTGGAGTTAGATAAATTTTTGAAACAGCAGTTTTATAAAAGCGTGAAGTATTTGAATTAAAGGCTGAAAGATAAAATCTTATAGGCCATAAGTTATTCATGTCATTAACACTCACTAGCTTTATAGGGCTAGGATCATACTTCCACATACTATTTGTAACCGACCCCATTATTGGATCTTCATGATTATTAGGAAGATAACTTTTATCGAGAACCAACCCTATGTGGTCTAAATTATAGGGTTCATCAGAAGGCACATCTATATAAACATTAGGTTTTCTAATAAAATTATTTTCATTTACTACGTATTGTACGGAGGGAAGATTATTAATTGCTCCTCTTAAAGTTATTATTGTATCGAGACTATATGAAGATTCTACATAATTGAAAGTGCACTGCCCAAAATTAAGCGACATTTCCCCAGTTTTTAGATTAACTCAATAAGCAGGAGTTCAATAACTTAAGTTTTCTGGAGTAAAATTTTGATAATTGGTATTTATTCCTGTTGTATCCTTTCCTGTTTGACTAAACATATAGTCTCCATTAAATACTGCGGAACCAATCAAAGAATTTGGAAATATTGCTACATCAGCAAAAATTGCTTCAAAATGATTGAATTTAGTTCAATAGGCTTCTTCATTATCAATAGACTCTACTGGAGATCAACTATTATGATCTGTACCAGTCCAACTGGTCACAGCTGATAATAAATAATATCCTGATTTACTAGTATCTGCATTATATACATAAACATATGGCGCGCTTTCCTCTGTTGTAGTATAAGTAGTATTTACATCATATACTCCTGCTGGATATATCAATTGGCCTTTAGAACCTGCGTCACCCTTTGTACCAGCTGGACCATTGAATAATGCAGGATCACTTCAACTGCCATCTAAATATCCTTCTGAGTCGTCATTATTTGTGTATTTTAGTCTACCTTGAATAAACCAAATTCTTGGGTACTCTGTTGTTGTAGAGGGAGTATATTCATACCATCCTTGGCTAGCAGTATTTAGTATATTAGAAGGTTTGGAACTGCTTGGAGCATCATCTGTTCCATTACAGAACCGCATTACAATGCCAACTCCAGGAATACCTGAAACACCTGTACTTCCAATAGGACCCTGGGGTCCTTGTTCTCCTGTAATACATACAGGAGTTGCCCATACTTCCCCTACTACTGCTGAATTATCCTTTGAATTCCTTTTTATAAAAGTCATTCATAAATACTCTCCTGAATTAATTACAGGTCATTGAGCAGTCCAATTACTGCCTGGATTTTCAGTATTACTTGCATTTATTGTAGGAGCTTCTGTTCTAGATGAGTTTTTTGCAAATCTATATTCAGTATAAATTCCATTTGTTCCATCAACTCCATCCTTACCATCAGCTCCTTTTTGAAGCTTAAAGCTAAATTTAAATTGGTTTGATGGAGTTAGAACTACAGAGGCATCAGAAACAGAAGCTGTCTCAACATTAGCAACTGTTGCGCTAAATTCAGGAATGCTGCCTCCTTCTCCTGTTTCTATAGTTTTTCAGATAGTATCATAGTCAGAATTAGAGTTTTTAACTAAAACCTGTCCAGTATAACCTCCTTCTGGAATACCTTTCCCAGGATCGCCTTTATCACCCTTATCACCTTTATCTCCTTTGTCACCCTGTTCCCCTTTAGGACCTATGTCTCCAGGATCGCCTTTGGCTCCTGTTACATTTCCCAAGTCTTCTCATGTGCCACCATTATTATAAGAAATATATAAGTGGCCGTTCATTATTTTAAATTCCGTATTTGTTCCTGTCATAGCTGCAACTCCCCCCATTACAAATTCCCATAATGAGGAATTTTCAATTCCCACAATAATCCCATCTCGGATTGTTAAAAGTGGTTCATTTTCAGTGGAGGAAATATGACTTCTATTACATTTTAGTAAACATCCATTATAAGATACAAAGTCAATAAAATCCTCATTGTTAAAATAATGAGTGTTAATATCTCACTTAGTACATCTAAAAGATGTTCCTTTGTAAAAAGATCGGGAACCTTTAGCTGTGTAATATTCAGAAATCATTTTTCTAGAACTTATTTATTATAATAATTAATTATATTAATTATATCATCATGACTACTATTTTTTATTTTAATATATTCTATTGCGTTTATAATATCCATCATTTTATTTAATTTGGACTTATTTAGAGAATATCCTATATTAAGATTCAGAAGTTCTTTAGAAAATAGAATATATAAAGTACTATATAACTTATCCATTGCACCCACAACTATTAATATCATCTTCGAAATCACAGATGCTCCCACATTCCATTACATTCTCTATTATTCTCTGAGCTTCCTGAAAATTTCCAATATCTTTCAAATAGTCTAATACATAGATAGTACTTATAAGAAAATCCCTCTCTTCTGTAATTTTCTTATAGTCAGCACATTTGTTATAAATCTGATAATCTATTATTTTCCGTTGTAAATTTACTAAACATTGGGTTAATTTACAAGTGGTGAAAACTATTTTTTTACATACAAAAGACTGACTCCCAGATAGTTCATATAATTCAGTATAATTAGTTATAATCTCTGATTTCGATGTTTCTAGGATCTCATTTATCTTTTCAAGTAGTTCTCTTTTAGTAACAGGGTCAGTATTATAATCTACTTTACCTATATAGAACTTATTATTATAATAGAAGGTCTGGTTTTCTAAAAACACTTTAGTGTATAAACCTTCAGAGTTTTGAATAAATAAGGTTTCAAGTTTTGGAACCACTATCTTATAATAAAAGTGAATTCCGTCCTTCATTATAGGAAATATACTATCTTTTAGATAGTTATCTCTATTATGACAGTAGTTTTCAAAAATTATAGTATTTGGTTCTATTTCTTTACTATCGGAATATGTCAAAAACTCAAGTGATACATAATCAGCTATACTTTTAAATATAGTACCATATTTATCTGGCAAATCAGTATAGCTACTATCATCAATTGCAGATAATTTGCAATTAGGATAGACTATTAATTTAACATTTAAATTACCCATTATGATACAGTCTTAATTTTATCATTATAAGGATTATTATCGAACATTTGTGCAACTTGAGCTTGTAATTGTTGCTTTTTGACTTCAATGGATTGATCCTGATAATCTTTATCATTCTTAATCTTTTCGTGATCCAGCGCAATCCTCTGTTGTTCAATTTCAATCTTAGCTTGTTCCATTTGACTGGCTTGACTTTGTAATTGAGCCAACTGAGATTGTAGTTCTTTATTCTGTTTCAATAGCTCTTGTGCTTGTTGTTCTGTTTGTTGTAACTGTTGTTGAAGTTGTTGAACAATAGATTCTTCCTCTTTCTTCATTTTCATTGACTGTTCAACATAACGTTTGAGTTCAGTCATATTTTTTGCAGCTACAATATTAACAATCATTTCAGGATCAGAATAACCAGCTTTAACTAGCTCAGTACTCAAAGCTTTTATAGTTTCCCTATCCTTAAATGTTGCTGTACTATCCTCAATATGAACATCAAAATCTGTTACTGTATAATGCTCAGGAAGGGCTGAAAATATCTGAGAATATCTATCTCCCAAAATAATAACTCCTTGAAGACCGTCTGGATAAACTAATTTAGCAAGATTTAGTAAATCATAGTTAACTTCTTTATAAATTGTATCCATACAATCAAAGTATTGTTTGGTTAAAAGTCCAGAAGTAGTTACTCCTAACTTAACATTACTAACAGCATCACGTTGTTCATACTGTGCAAGCATTTCTGGAAGTACCCCTGTAATAGAGGAGGCTTGCTGTTCAATAGATTGAATAGCTAATTGTATAGCTTGAATACTTTGTGCTTTGACTGTATCATCAAATCCATTGAATATTGTATTTAATGGCTGCCCATCTTGGGATGAATCAAGAATTCCGACACCATTCTTTTTGTAGGCTAATCATTTTTGAATTCTTTCTGGCATAGTAACTCCAAGAGCCGTTGGAAGATTAGCTAAATCTAACCAATCTCCTACTGTTCCAGAAGAGGCAATTAAATTATCCCTGTAAAAGAGTAATAAGTCATATTTATCTTGGAGATTCATAGTATTTAATACTAAACTAAAAGGATCTCCATTATGATCTAAGAAGAACATCCCATTTACAGATAATCTACATTTACTTGGATAATCTGTAGATCTTACAACATTCTCTACTTCTCCTCTAGTAATATAGATTTCATTCCCAATTTTGACTCCTTCATGTCTTGTTAAGTATCCTGTCTTTTCATCTACTTCAAGCCATTCTACTTCATAAACAGTAATTAAATGAGGGTTATAATTAGATAACAAAGCCTCATCTCCTGGCATTGCAGGATAAGCTTCAAGTCCTCCTAAAATACCTGGGGTTAAATCAGGTCTAGGTAAACCATCAGGAGGAATAGCAGAAGTTCTTACCAAATATGTTGTTGTTCTAACATCCCCCATTTTAGGAGCTTCTTTTAGTTTAGCAACGGCCTCTGCAGTTAACTCACTACGGTATTCGTTCAAAATCATTTCTCTTGTCATCATTTTGCGAATAACAACACGTCTAGAATCTGCTAAATAAGGGGAATTGGGATTTCTTTCTATAAATGTGTTTAACGTATTTAAAGCCTCAAAATTGATATTCTCTCCACTTTCAGTAGGTCTTGTTCTATAGTAGCAAGTTCCACTAATAAGTAAATCTGTAAATAAGAGTCGCATCTTATTTTTCATATCAATATTTCTAGATTGTTTTAAATACCGTAATATATTCTGGGCTGCTATTTCATAATCTGAAATAAACGTTCTATCTAAATTATCTTGAATAGTTTTTAATTCTTTTTCTATAAAAGGATCATTAACTACTTCCTTATTATCCAATAATACAGAAATTATATTATTCTGTAAATATTGATGTAGTTTTTCATATAATGCTTGATCTATCTTTAGTTGTTTTTCCCGCATTATATTAGTTACAGTTAATGAATCTTTGCAAGAAATTTTTAAATCTGGCTCTAGTTCAAGATACTTTCCAACTAAAACATCAATGTGTTTTTTAATTAATGGAGTGAAGTTTACTGCTGTTGGAGTTCCTATTCCATAATTAAATTCAAGACTTTTAAATTGATCAGCATCTCGATGACAATGATAGTACTGATAAGCCTTTCTGAGCCTTACTTTTTCATATACTAATTCATTAATAGCATCATCTATTAATTGGATTTCTGTTTTGTTCATTCTAGTACAATATAATAAATATCATCGTTACCAGTATCTGTCATTATTCCTTTATAATACTTAGCACGATCGATTTGTCGTTGTCTTAAATCTCTTAATAAATAATCAAGAAAACCTTCTTCACTTCCTTGATAAGAAAAATACATTGGAGCTTCATGTTGATTTAAATCCAGTTTTAAAGTATAAGAATCCTCATCATGCAATATATCTAAATTACCAATATATTCTGAGCATAAAGCTTCTTTTATCACATTTCGTATTTTATCTTCTAAATTATTCATCACCAATAACTCCAAACTGTTTATAACCTTTTGAATTAGTAAATCATCCAAAATCTTTCCATTCTTTTTCTACACTATGCGCAGGTTTTGGATTAAATCCCATTAACTCTTCATCAGCGATTTCTGCCATACTCATAGCTGCAACAATATCATATTTTCTTTTATTTTCATAAGAATAATTTAATAATTGTTCCAGAATCATATCAGAATCTATTGTATAACAATAATCATTTATATAAGTATTAATAAGTTCCAACCCATGCTTTATAATAGTTTCTGTAGCAGGGACTCCAATCATTTGTGAATTACCTCTCTTAATATCACTAAGACTAGATTTTGGGCGTTTCATAAAAAGATTATCTTTTTTCTTGCTTTTAAAGTAGGTTAAGATACTAATTTTGGTGTGCTCCAGTAATGCTTTGCAATTATATCAAGTTAATAATTTCATTGCATTATCATACGCCAATCTAATATCTCTTGGTCTTTCTTTATACACAGCTACATACTTAGGCTCTTTTAAACCATAGGCTCTTCTTTTTATTACAATACAAAAATCTGATACATCTTTTTGAGTTGCAGAATCTTCTGTACCTTGGTCAATAGAGTCTATCCCAGCTACATATAAATTTTTATAAGGGTCTTTATCATCTAACATGGGCTCTTCATAGATAAGAATATTACTATCCACCTTATCATAAACCTTTACTTTATTTAAACTTTCATCCCCTTCGCTTTTGTCCCAAAGAAGTGCTACACGTCTAGGTTTAATGCCCATTTTATGTATTCTAATTTGGGTAATTCTATCTGAAATGGCAATAGCATCAAAAATATTATCACCCTGCCTTAATAATGCTTCAGCTGGAGTAAAACAATATTCTGAACAATATTCAAGAAGACTTTTGCCACTTTTAGCAGCTCTTTGCTCTTCATAATATTTTTTTGCTTTCTCTGTATTTGTAACTCCCCGATGATCTGTATATTCAGATCCCAACATAAAGGTATAAGCTGGGATAAAAAATCCTGTATATTGAACAGTTCCATCTGAGGAATAGAAATTTTTATAGGGTAAAACATTATTGGCTTTGGGATCACTGAATATTTCAGATAATCCTGTTAAAGAAGGTCCTTGGTCTCCACCTGTTCCTCATCCAATTTTAATCCCTCTACGTACACCACCAATTTCAACAAGGGCAGTTCCTTGGGTTCAAGATGTTCTAGATACTGGATTAGAACCAAACTCTTCGAACATCAACCTATCACAACGAGCACCACGAACTTTTCTAGGATTATCTGCAGGAATACCTTCAATTTCAGCCATACGACCTGACTCAACTCCTTCTTTATCAAGTTTTGATGCACGCTTTTGCTTAATGTTATCAATTTTCTGACGTACACGCTTCATACCTCCGTCAGTATTATTGCTTAATCAGTTTAACTGATACCAGCATTTAGTAAGTACATCATCTACATAACTTTCTAAAGATGCTGTATATACTGTTCTAAAATTCCTTGTGGTAATAAAAGGCCTTACTCCTAAGCAAGCTCCGATCTCTGAAAATCCCACAGCTCTAGCTTTAAGTGCAACTACATCTTTTTTTAAATACTCACAAAGTTCTACATAATGAAAAAATTCATATTGTTTAGATGTAAAGAATGGGAAGGATTCTTCAGAACCAGCTCCAGCCTTCTTTTTATCATTAATAATACCCATTCTGTAGAAATTCAGAAAAAAATAGTGATCTCCTGTAATTCTATACTTTCCTACTGTGTATCCTTCAACACAACGTCGTATTTGTTCTCTCCAAAAATCTACATATGGTTTTCCTCCTTTTTTATGTGCAGTATACCTTCCTGTCCTTTGATATACTTGACCCACTTCAGTAAAAGGAGTGGGGTCAAAATCTAACCCCTCTGTTTCATTAATGGGTCTGTATCCAGTTATTTCATAAGATAATTCTGGATCAAAATAATGAATCTCATCTTCTAATATTACATCTCATAAACCTTCAGTCCTCTTTTTATGAATTTCTATTTTATCTTCATAATAATATGGGGACTCTTCTGTCTCTTCATCTATAGTTGAAGCTAGTAATTCCTTCTTCAATTCTTCCTCAGTTTTTTCTGTGAAGGTTGGAAGTCTATCTACTCGCTTATGTAATTCTTCTTTCTTTTTCTTTGATCTTAACTCAGCCATACTTTATTAATCATCAAGTCCGATCTCTACATCTCCTCTATATCGGGTATTAGTAGATTCTTGATCTTTCTTATAATCATCTTCTAACTCACGTAAATAGTCATTCATCTTTTTAATCTGTCCAATGCTTTCAAGAACCTTTTTAGGATCATTTAAGTATTTTCCATTCCCGTCCATGTCGGTAAATTCAATATTATCTAAAAAAACACGCATTTTTTCTAATGTTCTAAATGCAGTTTTAATCAGACTGAGAATTCTGGAGGAATCTTTAATTTCCATATATTTTCGACATGCCGCTCTAAAATCAGGATCCTCTCACTCTTCATTAGTTAATTCACTATCCTTCATTGCTTGCTCATGTCTTTCTTGTTCTATATATTCTAAATAAGGAGACTTAAAGTCTAACATTAAGAATATATATTTAAATTCTCTCCATGCCCTTAATCTATGAATACCAGTAGGATCTTTTTTACATTTATTCCTACTGGTATCATAGAGTGTTGCAAATTCCTTAACTAACAGTATTTCATACTCATTTAAAGTAATAGTTCCTGTAGAGTTATCATAAAGAAAAATATCAATCATTACTTAATATCATATAACTCAAAAATCTTCTTATCTTCTTCAGAATGTTGTTTAAACAACTTAGACAGCCACCCACTTGGCAATTTTGTTTCAAACCAATTACTAATTAAAGGATTTCCTTTAGCTAGTTCAGATTTAATATTTTCATAAGTACGAGTATTCGTTCTAGTTTGCGTATCTTTAGGATCTCCAACTGTTTGAACTTGTTCTGTTATTACCAATCCTGGTGTTTGTGAATTCGAAGACGTCTCTCTTGCAACTGCACGATGAACTATCGTTCCTACAGTATCTGCAGGCATAACATAGTAATTGACACCATTGCTATCAGTTTTTGTATCTCATGTATTAGGATGAGTAGTAACTCTAGACGTAATTTTGTTTCCTTTCTCAAATTTCTGAGTATTGAATTTCTCTTGTAAATATTTATAGCGTCCACTAACAGGACTAGACTTTTTCAGACCTAAAAATCCTAAAAACCCTGAATCATCAATATTACTATCAACTCTACCCCCTACTCCGTTATGAATATAAAGAGTGTCTTTTTTATCTGGGGAAACTAATTCAGAAGTTGTAATATTATTTCTGGTAATTTGTCTTAATCCTACTCCATTAGGTAAAGTTGTTTTATTAACCCCTGGAGCTAGCGGTCTATCAATATAACCTTTAGAAGTTTTACGACTATTTGGTCCATATGGAAACAAATCTACTCCGTGAAAATCCTTTCTCCCCAAGTCGGAGTGTCTTTGTTTAGTTTGACCGCCATTTTGAAACTTACTAATTAAATAATCAAGTTTCCCTCCCTTCTTGAACATTCCAGGCTCTTCAGGCTGAATTGCTGTATTTTCAGATTTAAACTCTTGAATAAGTATTTCTAATTGTTTTTGTCCCTCGGGAGTTTTAGAAAGTTTATTTAAAGTCATTGCGATCTCTTCTGGAGATTTATTTTGCAATGTTTTTATGCGCGTTGGAATTCACTTTATGAATTCCATTAATTGAGTTTCGTCCATGATGTCTTTTAGTATTTTCTATAATAATTCCCTTCTTTTTAAGTTCTAATCATAGTTCAACACGTTTTTCTATGGTTTCTCCCAAACACTTAGGGATATTAGCTAAATCAACCCATGTCAAAAGATTATTTCCATCTTGCAGTTCAATAAATTCAGCAGAAGTACAATCTACATGGTCTATATTTCCTAGTCTATTAAAATATACCTTCATTATTTTACTCTTTCAAGATCTTTAGAAGAGAAAATTTCTTCACAAAGATCACCATTTACATTAAACCATCTGCACTTAATTCCTTTAAAGGAATTCACTGTTTCATCATTGTGTTTATAGGATCTTGTTACCTTTTCCACAACATACATCACTGGAATATTACTTAGTTTATGATGTCTAACTCTAACTAAGTCTCCAGGATTATAAAATATTTTTTCAATTTCACTAATCATTGTCTACAATTCTACATATCACATTTTGTTCACTAATTGCCCAATAACCTCTATAGTCAAAGGGAACAGGAGCAGCTCCAACATTTCTTATATAAATGTCATCACCTTCCTTAACATATTTACATTCTGGTCCAACGGATACTACATGACAACAAATAACTCCCATTTCATCTTGTTCCATTTCTCCAGCTTCATTTACATGGAAGGAATCTACATCCATAATTAGTCCTGCCCCTGACTTATATTTTCGATAAGGATTACGTTTATATTTTGTAAATATAACTGTATATCCTGTTGCCTGAACTTTTTTATTCTCTGCAGATTTCCACCCTTTATTTGCTTCTAATTCTGCAGAGGCAGCAGCTAATCTTTCTATTTCTATTTGTTCTTTAACTTCAGTTGAACTAAGCCCAGTAAGATTTTTACTTAATTGTGCACCGTAACCACTTGCCCCAGTGGGATCATTTAAAATTAAATTGTTCATACTTTTTACCATTTTCCTATAATACATTTTCCATGATTTAACCTTGTCTTCGCCGATAAACGACAAGAACATCCACGGACATAACCATCTTTTTTATATGTTGCTATATCACCTTCTTTATTTATATAAAGCTTGGGATTACATATTGGGCCAACAGGAGTTTCTTTATATAATGGACATTCTTTACATATTTTCATTCTCTTTTCATATAACTCCTCATTAGCATTAAACATCTCATTTACATGTCCATCTATAATATCAAATATACTTCCCATATTTAAAATATAATAGGACGATCTCTATCAAGTATAGTCGTCTGTTTTAAAAGCTTTTTATAGTGTTTTAACATTCTTTCTACATCATTTTTAAGATAATCTACAGAATATTCTGTAATTTTATCATTATGATCTATATGTATTAATGTTAATTTCTTGATATTTAGCTCAGGTTTAATTTGTTGTAACAAATAAGCATATAAAGATAGTTGTAATGTGTAATGATAATAATTACAATCCATTATATTATTTAATGGGTATTTCATCATTACATTAGATCATTTAGTTTGATCGTAGTAAGAACGTTTCTTTATTTCCTTATTTGTTTTATAATCATAAATATAGATGTCATTTCCATCTTTAATTAATAAATCTATCTGTCCAGCAACTCGCAATATTCCATCGGAAGATTTTAAGCTAATCAAAAATTCTGGATATACTCCTTTTTCTAAGTCAAGTTCATAATATCCCTTTTTACAGGTAAATACTCCCCCTAAACCAAATTTTTTTAAATCTTGCTTTTCCGAAGTATAATATATTTCTTCAAAGTTGGAATGTATTTTTGTGCCTCGTTCACAAGATTTATTCCTCTCATCATCATATCCTTTTTGTATTTCTTTTCTTGTTTTATCAAAGATAATAGGGTCAAGATGAAGTTTTTCAATCATATCATCTGTCCATTTCTTTGTAGCTAATAAAGTCTCTTTAAGTACATGAAAAGTTTCTTCTGGCATTAACTTCTCACAAGTTTTATAGGAAGATCAAAAAAACACATCAAATGGATTCTCATATTTGCCAATTAAAGTAGTGACAGAAATATATTTTTGAGCATCTGTCTTATCTAAATATACATGAGTCTCATCAGAGTATATTACATCCTTGGTTTCCTTATCTACTTTAAGGCCATTTACATATTTTTCCTTAACATTTTTTAATTTAGGCATATTGTTTCTCGAAATTGATTTAGATTAACTTCTTTTAATGAAGATAACGATAATAATATTTGAACCCTCCTTCTTACCTCGAGCATATAATCCTTTATTTGTTCTTGTGTAAGATTAGGGGAAACTTCAAAAGAATATCCAAGTATTCCCATAAATTGATTAACAGAATTTTTTCCTGGTATTTCAACAGTTACTAAGAAGTTTGTGCCGTTGACATTGATCATTTGAGCTAGCTTAGAATCTATTTGAGACAGAGAATTCAAATCTCCATAAAAATATCTACACTTGTCCAAATAATTAAAGAAAGGGAAAATACTGGTTGGCATATCTTTATACTGCCAATAAATTGATTGATCTAATGAGGTTTTTCTACATCTTTCATAAGTCATATCTACATAATAAAATCCAAGACCTCCACCATTTGCTTTTCCATTATGACCTTCCATGATAAAAGCTCTATCACATCCTATATCTCGTATAGAATTATCTAATAATTCATTAATAATAGGATTAATATGCTTACGAATTTCTGCACTATTTGCATGATTTTCATCCTCTATTACATGAACTAATTCAATAATATTTGAGACTGTTTCTTTTGGATTAAATGCAATAGCCATGGTAAAAGCAAATAAAATTATTACTATACATGACTTAATAATGTTTACAAACCCATAGTCCTTCAAAAATATCAGAATTTTCTCAATTCATTGAAGAAAATTTTCCATAATTTGTTGAATTATATGTTTTATGTGAAACTATTTGTTCGTTGCAAATATAATTATTATTTTTGTAAAAGCAAAATAAAGATATATATTTAACTATAATACATTTAAAATAAAATGAGCAAGTATAACAATGAGATTTTAGATAGTATCTACGAAAGATATACTAAATTCAATAGTGAAAATACTCTAAGTCTTGGAGAAAGTAAGGATGAGTATGTATTAATGATGAAGAAAGGGGCTAAGATTCATATCAAAAAAGAGAATAGAGGCAAATTTAATGCCACTAAAAAGAAAACAGGAAAAACAACTGAGGAATTGACCCATAGTAAAAATCCAGTAACTAGGAAAAGGGCAATATTTGCTCAAAATGCTGCTAAGTGAAATAAAGGCAAAAAATAATGAGAACGGATAATTTTGATAAAGATGGCAAGCTTTTATGCCGAAAATGCGGAGAATATAAAACAGAAGATCATTTTTTCTCAGATAAAAATCAAAAATATAGGAATTATAAAGGCACAGAATGTAAGGAATGTCAGAGTCTTAGAAAGCAAAAATATTGAAGAACTAAAGAAGTTAATGATTTACCTAATCATGCTAGAATCTTAGTTAATGGATGTAAAAGTAGAATTTCTAGAGGTAAAGCTAAATATCAAACTCTGGAGTTCAACATCTCAAAAGAATTTATATTGGAACTTTATAAGAGACAGAATGGGAAGTGTGCTATAAGTGGATTAGAAATGACTTATATAGAAGGATCTGGAAGACATTTAAAAAATATGTCTATTGATCGTATTGATCCTACTAAAGGGTATACTGAAGATAATGTTCAGTTAGTCTGTGCACAAGTTAACATGATGAAATCTGATATGTCTCTAGAAGAGCTTTATACTTTCTGTGAAGCCATTCTTAAAAACAAATAGTAATGAAAGAGTTCTTCCTAAAGATGTTTACTGCACACTCAGGACTAAGCAGTAAAAGAGTATGTGGATTTTTTGGATGACTAGTTTGTCTATTTATTTGTATTTATTGCACTATTATGGTAATTCCAGCTCCAGAAGTTGTAGAATTATTGTTTATTTGCAGTACATCTTTATTAGGAATAGATAGCATTACAAGAATCTGGCATAAAAATAAATAAAATGAAAACATGATATAGAAAAATTTCAAGAGATTTAGATAGGCCCCAAGGTTATTTGCCAAGATTCAATACCGATGAAAGGGAGGAACCGAAACCACAAACTGTAACTTCTCCTATAATTGATACTGTTGAAACAGAAGAAGAGAACTCTAGAACAGAGGAAGATTCTCAGTCTGCACATACAACTAGTCCTCAAACTACTTCATTTAAAAATAAGGATGAATTCAAGGCTACTATGTTACCTATTTATGCGAAAATTCTTTCTCAAATGGGTTTGAATACAGCCTATGCTAAAATGCTAGTTGCACAAGATGGACTAGAATCGGCCTGGGGAACTAAACCTTCTGGTAAGTTCAATTTCGGAGGCATAAAAGGAACAGGCTCAATAAAACGAACAAGAGAGGTTATTGATGGAAAAGATGTTTATATAAATGATAGCTTTAGAGATTTTGCATCTTTAGAAGACTATGCAAAATATAAAATATCTTTACTTAATAATAATAGATATAAAGCTTTTACTGGAGATTTATCTGGATTTGCTGATAGAGTATCCAGAGGTGGATATGCAACTGATCCAAATTATGCAGAAACATTAAAAAGAGTAATAGCTTCTGCAAAACACGGAGGTATACTCAAATTTCAAGCAGGAGGAACTGGAGAAATTAGACCAGATAATCGATCTTGATTTAAAAGAAAATGGGATGATATTGCTACTGCATATAATTCAAGTAGTTGGGCAAATTCTGCTCCCGCTAGTATTATAGCAGGATTTACTCCTTATGGTTTATTTCATTATTCTGCATCAGGAGATGAAGATTCAGCTAGATTAGCTGTATTACCTGGTGCTGTGGGAACAAAAGAAGTTGCTAAAAATGCGGTAAAAGCTGCAGAAGAAGGTGTAAACTTAGTTTATAGGCATTATGGGAATGATATTTCTAAATATTTTCAAGGTGCTTTAAAATGGTTACGGAATGCTCGTAAAGGTAGTATTCCAGCTGCCGAAAGATTAGAAGTACCTAAACAAATTTCTAAAATTAGATTAGGAAATCCAAAACATGATTATGCATTTTTTAAAGATGCAAAAACTGGAGAGACAATATTGGAAATAAGTCCGACAGCACAAAATCCATTACGTTCAGGAGAAAAAGCAGCATCAAAGCAATTTCTGCAAGAGTTAGTTGGAACAAAAGACGATTTTGGATTACGAGGATTATCATATGCAGAAAAAGAATTATTTCCCAAGAAGTTCTTATCTGCAATGACTCAAGAAAATAGTGCTAAAGATATTTATTCAAAAATTATGAGCTATAAAGCCGAAGCTGGAATTAAATCTTCCTTTACCGAACTAACAGAGGCAGAAGCTAGAAAAATTTTTGATATAGGTTGGGATGCTAATTTGTTCTATCCAACTACAAGTTCTAATGCTTTACAAACTAAAGAAACTTTCTGAAAAGAAAATAAAGACGTTATCCTGAAACTATTCAGAAGAGTCCCTGTAATACTTGGTGCAGGAGTTCTTGGAAATGAAGTAGTGTCAGAACGTAGAGGTGGAATTATTAAAGCTCAGCAAGGTGCTGATACACGTCAATGAGTTGATAACTGGCTATCACAAAGAAAGGATAAACTTAAAAATAATGCTATTTATTCTGGATTATTTGCTTTACCTGGCTTAATAAAGAATCCTTACTTTAGACAAGTTAAGTCTATGAGTAAGTATTCTTTTAAGAAAGGAGATCTTCCAGGAAGAACTACAGGTACAACTAATCATAGAGAAAAGATTATAACAACTTCTGATGATAGTAAAAGTACTGAAGTCCATGAATGGACCCATGCAGCTAGACCCTATGAACAAATAGCTAAGGTTAAAGAAATTATTGATAGGTGAGGACTTAGACCTGGGATAATGCGGGATGATTATTTAGATAAGCCTTCAGAAATTTATTCTAGATTAATGGAATTAAGATATAACAATAATTTAGATCCAAATCATGAATATACTTTAGAAGAGGTTCGGGAGCTTAGAAATAAGAATCATACTGGAGATTATTTAATTAGAACTAAAAATCAATATTATAAGAGTAATATAAATAATCCGAGTATTCCTGAAAAAGTAGAGCCTATAGAAAAAGCAATAGACTTAAATCTTTATAAAGGTGCAGAAGAGCTTTTTGAAAGATATAATGATTCTACTATTCAAAGTTTATTGAATGATGTAGCACAGGTTCCAAATAAGAGATCTGCAATTAACTATGCTAAAGCAGGATTAAAGATTCCAAAGTATCAAAATCCTGCTAGTACGATTGAGAGAACTTCAGAACCATGAAGAGTTTGAAATGATTATTCAAATCAGGGATCTATGGATCCAAATTGGAGAGTTCCTCTTAAAAAAGATCCTCTACCACAAAAGAAATATAATGTAAAGAGAAATTACGATAAAAAGGCAATAAATGACTATGGAGAATCTTATTATGATATTGTAAAAACTCGGGTTAGAGATGCACATGATGCCTTGATTAGAAACGGTTTTTCTGAAGATGTTAAAAGACTACAAGAGCCATTAAGTGCTGTTTCTATTAAAGAGACTGGATGAAGATTAACAGATCCCAAGAATAATTACTTTGGGCTTTTGATTAATGGAGGCAAAAAAGCTTCTTATAAGACCAAAGAGGAATCCTGAGATGCGACTATTGCATACCTTAATAAACGATATGGTATAGGGAATTTGAATGGGCCTTGGTGAGAGTCTGATTCTATTGAGGATTTTGTAAATAGGATTAATAACCCTGAATTAGATACCACCCTACATTCTCAAGAAGACTATGATAGATACAATCGAGATAGAGTCACTTCAGGAGAAACTCCACAGTATATGCATGCCCCATATTGAAATAATAGAAATAAAAGATATAATGATGAGGTCAAAGATATAATAGATAGATATTATGGATACTATTATATGGAATAGTATTCAAATTTACATTATAAATAAATACATATATGTTTACATTAAGAAAAATTACAAAAACTGGTGTAGAAATGAATTTCGATTTAGGAAATCACTACACATTAATTACAAAAGAACGTTCTCCAGAAGAATTTGAAGAAGGAGTAAAAAATTATCCTTTCTATGATGATACATACGCCTTTATAAGTGGAAAAGATGGAGAAATATTATATTTATATAAAGATCATAAAAATTATATAGTTTCTGAAAATGGAACAACTTATAGTAATTTAACATATAAATAAAGTATGAAAACAATGACTTGGAAAACAAAATTAATTATTGCTGCAATTGTTATTGCTTTAGTGTTAGCAGGTTGTGGCATTGTATCAGCAATGAGCTTCGGAAGTTTACTATTGGCTTTAGTTAGTTTAATAGTAGGAGGAGCTTGCGGATGGTATCTTAAACATATTTATGATAAATATTTTAAAGATAAGAACTAATGAATAGTATATTTTTTGCACAGAATGTACCTTCCAATTCTAAGGAAATTCGTCTTCAATATAACAACAGAACTTTATATCCTTTACAAGTTACCTGTGCAGTGATTAATTCAATGAGTGGAGGAACAGTAAATAATATAAGTTATACAATTCCTAGTATGACTTTAGTTACTAAAACTATACCTATTTTATCTAGTGGAATTTCTATAAATGCGTTAACGCGATTAAGTATAAGTAATGCTCCATCTCAGTTTTTTGTATCTGCAGATGTACGTAACGTTACGGATAATAATTCACTTGGGACTTATAATAGAGGAGGCAGTGTAAGGGCTTTAGTTACTTCAGTATCAAAGATTATCACTACAACGTTCGATTATAATTCTGGTATGTATTCTTCTGCTTCGGCTTCTCAATCTATTCCAGAGGACGATGGTAATTACAAACTAAATATATTTAATGACGTAGATGAAACTGGAATTACGGGTACTATGAATTATGGTTTATATGAACAAGTTATTACATATGGGCCTATACTTGGTAATGCTTATACTCATTATCTGGAGATTTACGGTGGTGACGGTAAAGTTAGAGCCTTTGTTAATGGTGAAAATAGAGGAATATATTCGTTATCTGAGGGTGCACGGCCTACAAGTATAGGAATGATTGCACTGGGATATGCGACCTTCCTACATTTAACTCAGTACACGGCCTCAGGTTCAACACCTACTCCTCCAGAGTACATAACATGTAATATTACAGTATGTAGTACTAGAGATTTAAATGATACTGAGTGTACAGTAGACGTATATAAAAGTGATAACTTCGGTAGTACAGGTACTAGACTTATTACTAACACTTATGCTCCTGGAGAAGATAATTGACAGACGTATTTAGGAGGATATAAGTTAGTTGATTCTTCAATAAAAGTAACTAATACAACTACGAGAGATTATTTAATTATAAGATTAAATGGAGTTTCTAAACATGTAAATGTTCAGGAAAATTTAGAGGTTTGATTCCAAACAAAAGGAAAAAGGGAGCTTATTTAGCTCCCTTTTCTTTTTCATAATATTTACCACTAATTATAAAACAAACCAAACTTAATAATATATACATTGGGCATATAGTTGAAATGCTTTTAAGAAAAAATAGTGCTATAAATATTAGACCTATAACATACCAAAATTTATACATTACCAAATTTCTTTAAGAAATCTCACAAAGTGAGTTTCGAGTTTTTTATAGCATTTTGTTTTAAAGTATCCATGTTATCTTTCAGGTATTCCTCCAAGTTTATCTGCTCATCTTTCTGTAAAGAAAGAATAATAGGATCTTTTAGACTTTGGAGTGTGAATAGCAGCCCAAACAATACTTGGAAGGCCAATTACTAATAGATAGAGAGGACCTAAGTATAAAGACTGCCTAGTATGTCCTCATTCATGATCTTTAATGTAATTCCTATTATATTTCCAGCTAGACTCCCCCATTAGAATATATAATCCTAAAGAAATACCTCCTGGAAAATTTCCAGCATAAATAGGAATTCCTTTGAATTCTTCTTTATGCTCTACATTGTAGCATTCAGTCAAGATGAGACCTAGAAGACACTGAGGAAACTCCCAGATCCATCTCAACAATTTAATATATCATTTCATTTTTAATTGTTAATTTTTGTTATTATGCTCTGAAAAAATATAATTTTTGTCCGTGTGTATTACTCGAAATATCGATATGTAACCAAGTGATCTCTTTGTTACCTTCTCATTTTTCAACACGAATTGGATAGATAAGTTTATCTTGATTCTGTTCTAACTTATCTCTCATCTCTTTAGCTGTCATTTTACTTGATATTAAATCAAATGCCTGACCTTTGTAATGAAAGCCAGTAGGAGTTCCAACTCCACATCCTGACTCTCTATAACCACAATAATTTCTAGATCCACCTGCTGCTCAATTATTACATATTAGAGGGACTCCTAAAATCTCTCTAACATTTTCTAAAGCTTTAAGTGCTTTTGGATCTAAAAATTTTATAGCATTATCCCCATATTCTTTGTAGATATTTGATGATACTAATTCTTTAATATCAAAATATTTATTTGCTTGCATTACTGTACTATTGTAATATCTATTCCCAAAATATACTCACGATTTTCTTCGATTTCTGGATATTCTTGATTCAAAGGATCTGGCAGACCTATGCTATAACTATCTGTTTGTAAACCATTTTCTGTAGCTATATCTGACATGAGATCCCCGTTTCAATCTTTAAAATAAACATCAATATTATATCTTCCTGCATATTCTTTTTCAGTATCTGGGTTATAAATCGATAAATATGGATTGCCAGAGTCTTTTGTTAATATTTCCATTTCTACTCCATCCATTTCTCTCATATCGAATTCAAATCTTTGTGTCAATAACTTTTTAGTAGCAAGTCCTAATTCAGAAGAACTAATATGACCAGTTATTGGCATAAGAAACTGTCCACTATTATCCATATCTTGCATTATTGGTGTACAAGAAAATACACAGGATGGATATTTTGTCGGAATAGAAATCAAAGAAGTAATTGTAACTTCTATATCTATGAGTATTTTAGATCCCCCCCCCTAATATGATGTGAGGAACATTTTGAGCAATAAATAAATTATTCATTTTTATAATATAGTTTTTTAAATTCTTTTCACAGTTCAAACTGTGCAGACCTGGCTTCTTTTTCCCAAGGTCTAGAATAATAATCTGTTGAGGACTTATATTCCTTACCTTTATATATAAATGCTAAACCAGAATCATCTTTTCTAATTTCTAAATCACCTTTCTCATATTGATCAAAGTGTTTCATTTCATGACAAATAATTGTTTCTAAACTTTCTTGAAATCTTGTTCGAATCATTAGGTTATAAGTGTGAGGTACAATACTTTTATCTAATAAAGCTTGCAGTTCACAATCATCTGTTGAAAATCGATTTAAAATCTTATCATTATATTGAACTATAATGTTAGCCTCATTATAGCCAAGAATTTTATTTCCTATGACTTTAATTAATTCTTCAACATCATATTGTTTTGGAGACTTAATTAAACATGAAACTTTGAAAGTTTCTGGGAATTCGAATATATTTCTTTCTTTTGCCATAGTTTATTGTTTTTGCAAATTTAGAAAAACTTTCGAGAAAAAACAAGAAATTGTGTAGGTATTGTGAGGGAGAGGACAGTTAGCTTTTTTCGCCCCCTCCCGTTTCGTTTGGAAAATCATTTAATTTTTTGGTTCAATTTTTTAACAAATGGAAATAATCAGCGGGGTGGGGTGTTCAATTATTAAACATTTATGCGAAATGTGCAATTTTTTGGGTGTTTCTTTGGTGTTTCATCTTTTTTCACTATCTTTGTAATGCGGTTAGGGAACAACGACAGCCGCGCACGTTCTTTGAAATGTTTGAGCCTTTAATAAAAATTTTTATAAACCTTTTAATCACTTTACAATTATGGTTACTATTATCGCAACCGACATTCACGTAAAAATCATTGAAAACGGGATTATTAACATTAAAGACTATCCCGCCGCCGAATTTGATTCCGTTCAATATGAACGCGAACCAGCCCGCAAATTTACAAGGGAGCAGGCAAAGGCATTAGGACTTATTAAATAATCTTAAAAACTTACGACAATGATTCACGTAATGATAGACCCGCGAACGGGGGAAACGGTTAGATTTATGCAAAATAATATTATTTCGGTTCCTACATTGGAAAAGGGTGCAAAATTATACATTACCAAAAAACCAATATGGATTGCAACGGTTAGCCAATACGGAACGGAAATAAAACCGCGTTTGTTCATGGTCGATTATACCGACCCTTCCGCGCCTTTTGTGCGTTCTATGTACCTGACACAAATCGCACGAATTGACGAAGAGGGAACAACGGTAGAAAAGCGAAAGCAAGGTAAATTAGCGTTTGCCGATATGGTGAATACTAAAATACACCGTGCAGGGGTCAAGGATACAATTATAGAACAACTTTGCGCGGGGAAATTTCTAACAGTTGCGGACACTAAAACGGTCAAGGTTCATAAATACGACCAGACCGCAAAAGCCTATACGGAGGATTTCGAAGATAGATTTGCTTTTTCGTGGAAAATCGAAAAGGCGGATAATACCGACGACGAACAAGCCGTAAAAATGATAATGGACGCAATCGAAAGACAATTTACCAAAGTTCCAACGGAGGAACAAACGGAGTAAACAAAGCAAACAAGCAAAGCGGGGAAAAATCCCCGCTTTTTTTGTGCCGTAGTCGATGGGGCCCCCGAGATATGTAGTTGTATTACAACGATTCTTTGACGATAGAACGTATTTATCGTCGAAAAATGAAATTTTTAATATAATAAAAATATGGTAGTAAATCTCAAACAGATCGGCGGTGATGCTATTCTGCACATCGTCGAAAACAACATCATTCCGATGTCCGCTCTGGAGAAGGGTGATCGTTTCTACATCCCGAAGAATCCTATCTGGCTGGCTGAACAGCGTGGCACGAATGCCAATTCACGTGCTCACGTTCTCGCAGTCTTCCTCGTAGACGATACGATGATCGTAAAGCCCGTCTACTTCAATCAGCTGGCTCGTGTCGATCGTGAAACCAAGAAGCTCGTTATGAGCGACAAGGTGAACGCAACGACCTATCGTGGTGGGTCGAAGGGTT